CGAGGTAGCTCAATGGTGGAGCAACCGGCTGTTAACCGGTAGGCTGTGGGTTCGAGCCCCACCCTCGGAGCCATTTGCAGTTGTTAGATTTTCGTCTGCGTTAATTAAATATGAAAATTGGCGATGAGAGTTAGTACAAATTAGAGAGTCAATAGATGCATCGCCACTCTCTACTACGCACGCATGGCTCAACTGGCAGAGCAGCTGATTTGTAATCAGCAGGTTGGGGGTTCGATTCCCTCTGCGTGCTCCAACATGGTCTCGTGGGCAAGTGGTTAAGCCATCGCCCTTTCACGGCGATAACCCGAGTTCGAGTCTCGGCGGGATCACCATTTGGCACTGTAGTTCAGTTGGTTAGAATGCCAGCCTGTCACGCTGGAGGTCACGGGTTCGAGCCCCGTCAGTGTCGCCAAACTTTTACCATAGGGGCAATCTCTCCCCTACTCTTTTATATGCGGGTCATTATTGGCCCGCCCTCTCTCTTTTTTTGATTGAAGTGATAAAGTGAAAATGTGATGATGCGATAAGGAGGTGTGGCAATGCCACCAAAGAAAAAAGTCGCAACTAAAAGTGCAAAGAATTCTGTAAATGGAGATATTAAAGTTTATCGTTGCTGTACATGTGGCAGAGAAGAAACAATTCCAGACAGAAAATTTTATAAATTAACTTATTCTCCTGATCATAAAGGTAATGATTCATATGCACATATATGCGTTGATTGTGTTAAAGAAGAATTTATTAGATTATCTAAGCGATATAGTGATAAATTTGCGACAATTGTTATTTGCGCAAAGCTTAATGTTCCATTTTATAGAAGTTTATATGAATCAGTACATAGAAGTCAGGACGCTTTTAGTTTTGGACATTATATTAGACAGACTAATAATAAACAGTATTCCGGTAAAACATTCGCCCTTACTCTTTACGATGGCGAATTAGAAGTGACCAAGAAAGAATCTGAGGAGGCTGCTGAAGAATTATCAGAAACTAATTGGTCTGTTGATGAAAGACGAGCGAAGAATGAAGTAATTACCATGATGGGATACGATCCATTTGATGGTTATGCTCCTAAAATTAGAAAGAAGTTGTTTACTGAATTACTTGGTTATCTTGATGATGATGAGTTGTTAAGTGACAACTATAAATTAGCTCAGATAATACAAGTTATAAATAATAATTTACAAATAAATCAATATGATGTTGCCATATCTAGATTAAACCCATCTAAAGATGTTGATGAAATTAGAGAACTCAACAAGATTAAAAAGGAGCTTGTTGCCAGTAATGAAAAGATTGCCAAGGAAAATGGAATATCTGTTAAAGGTCGTGGCGATCAAAAGGCTGGCAAAGGTACATTAACTGGATTAATGAGAGATATGCGTGAAAAGGATATTGAATCTGCAGAAGTTAATTTCTATAACCAGTTAATATCCCCTGCGAGTAGATGGGCTGCAGATATAAGTATGCAAGCAATGATTGATAATATTCAACTTGATGAAAATGATATCAATGATATTATCGAGATGCAGCGTTCTAAGCTTGCGGAGTATCAAGATGAAAATGATGCTTTAAAAGAAGAACGTCGATTATGGAAAGTTGAAGAAATCAAGTCAAAAGAAAAAATTAAAAAACTTGAAGAACAAGTTCTTGCATTAGGTGGTGAATTATTAGATGGCTAAAAAAGTCATATTAACTACCGCAAGAAGAAGATTGTATGAGTTAGATGCTCGTACTCTCAATTATTATAGAAGAAACCCAGTAATCGCCTGTGAAGATTTACTGGGTATTTATTTATCTGATTCTCAAGCTTGGGTATTACAAGCATCTTGGAATACAAGTAAAGCTGTATGGTCTTGCAGTAGAAACTGGGGTAAATCGTTCATGATTGCTATTTATTGTATACTGCGAGCCATACTTTATTCTAATCAGAATATATATATAATTTCCTCGGTTGGTAATCAAGCTAAAGAAACATTTACTAAGATCGAAGAAATTTGTTTGAAAGTTGGTAGAACTGCAGAAAGTATTCCTGATCTTAAAGATATAGTAATGTTTGAGACGGAAGGTAATTCTAAAAACCCTTCTGGTTTTAAACATGATCCCGCTGGATATGAAGTTAAGTTTCATTCTGGGTCAAAAATTGTAACTCTTAATAGTAAGCCGGATAATGTAAGAGGTAAACGTGCGAATCTCATTGTTTACGATGAATGTGCATTTGTAGATAATGAGCTTATCATTGCCACTACCCCATTCGTATCTCAGGATGCTGATGCGAAATACGGTAAAGATGCTGCTAAAGAAAAAGATACTGCATGTAGACAACCGTATAATCAGATAATTATGGCTTCTTCACAAAATACAATTGATTGTTATTTTTATAAAGAATTTAAAAATGTGGCTAAGCAGATGCTGGCCGGTGATAAAACTGTATTCTGTGCAGATATGCCATGTACAACTTCGCTAAAAATGTACATGAAGGGCGAAGAAGTTGCGCCACTTCTTAAGCAAAGTGTAGTTGATGCGGCTATAAAATCAGATCCAGAAAAAGCTCGTCGAGAATATTATAATAAACCTGATCTTACTGGTGGTACAAATCAGATTATTAAATGGAATGTAATGAGAAATAATGAAACTCAAATTATTCCTTATTCTGATTGTAAAGGTAAGAAAATAATTCTCGGCTTCGACCCCGCAAGAACTGGGGATAATAGTATTATGATTGCCATGGAAATTGAAGAAGATCCTGAGTTAGGAATCTGTGGTAATGTCATAGGATGCACAAATTTTATAGATTTAGCATCTGCAAAGAAATACAAACTGGACTCAAACCGTCAACTTGCTGAAATACGTAATATTATTTTAGGATACAATGGTAATAATCCAGATTATGAATATTTAGACACCCTACTTATCGATAGCGGTAGTGGTGGTGGCGGTACTTCTACATACGCCGATCAATTATTAAATGATTTTACAGATGTAAATGGTAAAATTCATCATGGTCTTATAGATGCGTCGCATGATTTATACTCAGGATATCGAGGCCGTTATCCAAATGCTATAGATAAACTTCGTTTGATAAGTCCACGAAAATATAGAACTCAAATGGTTGAAGAATTTATTGAACTTATGGAACTTGGAGTAATTCGTTTTCCATATCAATATAATGGACAAGAGTTTTTAAAGGTTCTCAAGGGTGTTGATCCTGAAACAGATGAAGAGATTATGGAAACATATAATCTTTCTCAAGATGAAATAGTTCATTTAAATCAAATAGACCTAATGAAAACAGAGATATGCTCTATACATAAATCTACAAATGCAGAAAATACGAGTGTTACTTATAGCTTGCCACGTGAGAAGCAGAATATTATGCATGATGACCGCTTCTATACTATGCTTCTTTGCGCACATCGTCTTTATGAACTGCGCCGAGGTAAAACTATACGTGATAATCGTCGTAAACGCGATATGTCGAAATTTGTGCAATTTAGAGCGCCAAAAATCTTTTAGAAAGGAGGAATTAGTTTGGCAGATGGTAAAGGACAGCGTATTGATCCGATTAATTCAAGTGAAACGTCTCAATTATCTGAAAAACAGAAGGAAGATAGTTTACAAAAAGAGAAACGTTATCAGCAATTTCGTCAGATAATGTACGCTGCCACAAATCAATTACAATTTGGAAACCTGCTTAAGACAGTTACTCCAACATATACTCAGTATACTAAAGAAAATTATCGTACATATATTCAGAATCCGAGTAGAAATGAAAAGGATATTAGAGCAATGTCACAGTTTTTAGCTCGTGTTTCTATGCCATATAGACGTATTTTATGGTATACTGCTACAATTTATTCTTTCTATTGGAATTTAATGCCAAAGATTGATATTTCAGATCTTCCTGATGAAGAAGATTTAATGACGGCTTACAATGAAATGTGTCATAATATTGATAAACTTGAAATGCCGTTAGAAATGACAAATATTCTCTATTTTATGCTTAGAGATGGAATATTTTATGGATTTTTATATGAAGATGATGAATCAATCTTTATTCATAGATTAAATCCAGATTATTGTAGACCAGTCCAGATTGAGGCTGGTGTTTTAAATTTTGCATTTGATTACAGTTATTTTAAGAAATATCCAGAAGCGCTTGAAACGTGGGATAGCTCATTCCAATCCGGATATAATGCTTACGATAAAGATAATACAAATATGCGTTGGCAGATCCTCGATCCTGAAAGAACAATTTGTATTAAAGCAGATCCTGACTTAGATGAAATACTTCCCTTCTTTGTTGGTATTTTTGAGGCTCTTATTGATCTTATTGATGCTAGAACATTACAACGTAATAAAGATATCATTCAGAACTATAAGTTAATTACTCAGAAGATTCCAATCTTTAATGATGATGGTGCAAAAACAACCGACGATTTCAAATTAGAATATGATACTGTAATGAAATTTGCAAATGTGCTTCAGGAAAGTGTTCCTGCAGCGGTTGGAGTTGCTACTACTCCAATGGAAATTGACACTATAGATTTTAAAACAGATGATAACAGCAGTGACTTAAATGCAGCTTCGATGCGTCAGATTTTTGACGATTCTGGTGTATCCCAACTTTTATTTAATTCAGGTTCTACAGGATCAACAGGTGTTGATGCTTCTGTTAAAACAGATGCTGCTCTCACCTATCAATGGGTTAAGCAAATTGAGCGCTGGGTTAAGCGTTTTATCAATTATCGTAAAGGGCAGATTTCATTTGATTTTGAAATTTTAGATGTGCATATATGGAATAAGGACGCCGCTGTGGAGCGTGAACTTAAACTTGCTAATAGTGGTGTGCCAAATAAAATGAAGCTTGCGGCAACTGCTGGAATGAGTCCTATGGAAGTAATTTCTGGACAACTTTGGGAAAATCAATTTCTTAAAATTCATGAAAATTGGATTCCATTGCAAACATCTTATACTATGTCTGGTGAAACTGGACGCCCTTCTAATGAACAAACGGGCAAAGTTAATGATAGTACAGATGCGAATAAAGATTCTGGAGAAAACGCAAGTAACTCTGTAGAGGAGTAATGATAAATGTTTATATATACAAAAAATAAACGAGTAATTAAGCAGCTTGAAAGTGATGGTTGTAAATTACTTAAAGAATGCAATGATGGTGTGAAAATTTACGCTCTGTCCCCTTCCTCTACTTTTATATTTGAAAAGCAAAAGAATACTTGGGTAAGTAATAAACTTACTTTTTAATGGCTCGGCTATAATGTCGGGCCATTTTTTAATTCAAAAATCGAGGAAAGGAGGAGAACACTTGGAGCCAAAAAATATGAAAATTGAGTTTTCCTCTGCACTGATTGATATAGCAGAAAGAAACCCGTCTTTTGATATTGGAAAACTTAGAGTTGCGTATACGGGTAAAAATCGCAACAACACTTTTATTAGTAAAGAATCCTTTGAGAGAGCCATTCCTACGATGTTTAATTGCCCTGTTGTGGCTAATTATAATCGCAAGAAAGATGAAATTGGTTCTCACGATGGTGAATTTATAAAGAACAAAGATGGAGATACAGTTTATGTAAATATTACACAGCCAGTCGGTCTTGTGCCTGAATCTGCACACTGGAACTGGGAAACTGTGGAAGATAACGGCGTAATGCATCAATATCTTTGTACTGAAGTAGTACTTTGGAAACGTCAGGAAGCTTATACAAAGTTAAAAGAGTCTGGCGTGACAAAGCAATCTATGGAAATCGAAGTAACTAGAGGTGAAATGCTCGACGATTACTACGATATAAAAGATTTTTGCTTCACGGCTTTTTGTTTGCTTGGCACTGCAGAGCCGTGTTTCGAATCTGCTGCCCTATTTACTTTTGCAGAGCAAGAGGATTTTAAGGCGCAATACACGGAAATGCTTAAGGAATTTAAGCTCGCATTTGCAAGTGCCAATGAAAATGACAAAAAGGAGGGAAACGAAAAGTTGAAACTCAAAGAACTTTTAGAAAAGTATTCAGTTGCCGAAGAAGATCTTAAGTTTGAAACTGAAGGCTTATCTGACGACGAATTAGAAGCAAAGTTTGCTGAAGAATTTGAAGAACAAAAGAAAAAGGATGATGCTGATTCAGATCCTGAACCAGAAGAAGATCCAGAAGAAAAGCCTGAAGAAGAACCGGAAGATCCTGAGGTTGAATCTGAAGAAGAAGTAGAACCGGTTTCTGAAGAAGAACCTGTTAATGAACCAGAGCCTGAAGAAGAACCGGCTGAAGAACCTGCTTCTGAAGAAAATGGCGAAGAATTTGCGCTTAATTCTCAGATTGGAGAATCACTTAGAGAAGCAGTTGCTGGACTTGAGCTTATTGAAGCTGAATGGGGTTCTTATTCAAGATACTGGATGGTTGATTATGATGAATCTGCTAGTGAAGTTTATTTCTATGATGGAAACGATTATAAGCTTTACGGTTGTGGATATACTTTTGACGGTGACGATGTAAATGTAGATTTTTCAAATATCAAGAGAAAGAAGTATAGCATTGTTGACTATGTTGAAGGTACTACTGAACAGGATTTCTCACTGTTTAGTCTGATTGATTCTTTCAATGAAAAGTATGCTGATATTAAACTAGATACTGCTGAATTTGAAAGACTAAGAAAATTTGAAGAAGATATTCTGGCTGCTAATAGAAAAGCAGAAGAAGAAGCTCTTTTTGAAAAATTTGAAGATAAGTTAAAAGATAATGATGAATTTAAAGCTCTTAAGGAAAAGGCTGCTGAGTATGAACTCGACGCTTTAGAAAAAGAGCTTTTTGCTTTAGTTGGAAAGATTGATTTCTCATTCTCACTGAACAAAGAAGAAAAAGTAAAGCCAATGGTTGGATTTGAAGCACTTTTTGCAAGAGAAGAATCTTCTGACGATGATTCCATGAACAAGTTTATGGAAAAGCAATTAAAGAAAAGTAACTAAGGAGGATATAAAAAATGGCAAGAGAAAAGTATGGATATGCTGAATCTAGCACTCTGAGAGCTACAGTTGCTGGCCCTATTAGAAGTGCTGTAAATCCAGATATGGCTCTCGAGAATGGGATGCATTTAACAATTGGTCAGCTGACTGATATTACAAATAGCGAGGAAATTTATGATGTAGCACTGCCTACAGCAAAGGATGCAATCGTACTGGTTCTGTCCGCACTGACTGCTTATGATACAACAACTACTCTGGGACAGCATGAAATGTACCTGAGAAAGGAAGCTGGATTCCCAGCAAGAGTTTATTTCATTTATGAAGCTGATAGATATAAGGTTGCTGACTATTGCGTTACTCCTATTGCTGAAGTTCCTGTAGCTAAGAATCTGGTTGTTGTTGATACTGAAACTGGCTTCCTGAAGGAAATCGCTGCTGGTTCAGACATTGCTGATTATGGTTATGTTGGTGAAATCGAAGGTATCGAATATAAGTCAAACCTGACTCTTGTAAAGATCAGAGTTCTGAAGAATGAAACTGTAGCTTAATTACAGGAAAATTTTACGAAAGGGGTAAAAAATAATGAATGAAATCACAAGATTAATGCTGAATACTTCATATGGACTGCCTACTGGTAAGTTCTCTATCGAAGATTCTAATAAGGCAATTAGAGCATATATGGCAGCTGAACTGGGAATTCCAGAAGGCGCAAAGGCAACTGAAATTAGAAAGCTGATGAGATATAATGACAGAAAGATTAGACTGTATGAAATCATTGAAGAAACAGTTGAAAATCTGCTCGTATCTGGTTGGACTGATAATGAATTCTTCAATAGATTTGTAGAATTTAGAAATATGCCACTGGGAGATGAAAATCTGTTCTATGTTCCAGATGAATCAATTCTGACTGTATCTGAATTCTCTGGCGACCACAATGATCTGGTTAGACAGAAGCTCGGAGCTGGTTCTGAATATAAGGTTACTGTAAGAGATTATGGTATTAAGGTATATGACGAATTTATCAGATTCCAGGCTGGTATTATTGACTGGGCTGCTTTTACAAATAAGATGTATGAAGCAATCGATAAGAAGATTAATGATCAGATCTTTGAAGCATTCATGGGTCTTGATAGCATCGTTCCTGCTGGATATGGTGTTACTGGAGATCTGGATCTGCAGAAGGCTGTTGATTTAGCAGAAGCAGTTTCTACAGCTACTGGCGAAGAAGTTATGATCGCTGGTACAAGAACAGCAGTTTCTAGACTGATGAACCTGACTCCATCCGGATGGATTTCCAATGGTATGAAGGATCAGAGAAATACACTTGGTTATGTTACACACTTTGAAGGAATTGAAACTATGGTAGTTCCTAATGTATTTGAATTAGGTACAACTATTCCTAAGTACCCTAATAACAAGCTGTACTTCCTGCCTAAGTCAGATGCTAAGCCTATCAAGTTCGTATATGAAGGAGATATGGATTATACTGAAGATACAGATAAGACAACTAGAAAAGACCAGACAGTTGAAGCTATGATCCAGTACAAGGCTGGTATCGCAACTGTATTTGGTAAGTACTTTGGTACATACGTATATAGCTAATTTGAGCGAAAATATATTGGGCGGATAACCTCCGCCCTTTTGTTTTTTTTGAGAAAAGGAGAAAATAATGTCAGAAGAAGTAAAAGTTGTAGCAGCGCCTAAGAAAACTGCAACTAAAAAGAAAACTGCTACAAGTACCAAATCAACTACAAGTAAGACTACTAAGCCAAAAGAAAAAAAGTTTGAATTAAATACTTTAATTAAATGTAGAAGTGTTAGACAGAATGAGGTTTTTTATAAATCTAATTCCGGAGCATCATATGTTTGGGCTGGAGTCGATGATATTAGAGAACTACCTTATCAGGAAATCGTTTCTATGCGAGCTGCTAGGTCACCATTTTTATACGAACCTTGGATTATTATTGAAGATGAAGATCTCATGAAGAAGCCAGAGTTCCAGAGAGATTTTGGTGATTTATATGCATTATATGCAGAATTAGACGACCCAAGAAAATTCTTTGAACAGCCTGTAGATGTTATCAAAGAAAAGCTTCATGGGGTTCCAAGTGGTTTTAAAGATTTAATTGTTTATAACGCTGGAACTTATATTGAAGATGGAACTTTAGATAGATTAAGTGTAGTTACTGCTTTAGATGAAATGTTTGGTACTAATCTTAAGATGTTAATGATGTAAAAGGAGGTGTATTAGATGGGCACTTCCTATGATAAAATATATCGCATTTTTTCAAACAAGATAGTTGATTATGAACCGTTATTAATGTCAGATGATGAGCTACGATCATACTGTCATAGCTTTCTCGCTTCTGCAATGGTTAAAATCAAAAATTTTGATCATGATTTATCCGACAGAGATGATGTTATTGCTTCTTTTGGAGTGGATTTATCTGATAAAGAATGTGAAGTAATTGCATGTCAAATGGTGGTTGAATGGGTAGAACGTAAAACAAATACCGTGCAAAATATTCATATGTTTGTTGGAACTAAAGATGAAAGCATGGCATCCCAGGCAAATCATATTAGAGCATTACTAGAATTAAGAGATAAGCAAACGGCGCTTATATCTGTAATTATTAGAGATCATAAATATCGTGCATGGATAGAGGAGGCATAAAATGGATACTAAATATGGTCAAATTCCCCCTTCTATCTTTAATGATTATCGTGACTCTTTAATAAGCCGAGTTTGGATTCTTCTTCCACTTAGAGAAGAAAATTGTTCAACATTAAAAGAAAATATTGAGCGACTGAATCGTGAATTGTATGGTTTATTAAAGGTAAACTCTAAGCATAACAAATATATTCTTACGATAATGAATCTTCTTGAAAATTCTATTTCTGAGCAAAATTTTTCTATATATCGTTCAGATATTTTGCGTTGTTGTGAATTGATTAAAAAAATTGATGGTGGTGATTCTAATGTTTGAAGAATATCGAGCAAGAATGGCACGTCAAGGAGGAAGTATTCGAGCTGCTAATAAATTACATGCTGAACAGATTATGGATCATAGTTTTGCTGATTCTCAATCTTATCGACAAGTATTTATTCACGGACAAGAATATGATGCTAGAATTATATCTGATTCAAAGACAACGGTTCGTGGCGGAAATGGTAATTATGTAATTCAACTTAAAAATAATTATCCTTTAAAAGCTGGAACTTATATACAGATTCCGGATACAGAGGGTAATCTTGATTGGTGGCTTACATTATATGAATCAGATGCGACTTTATTTCCAAAGCATATTATCAAGAAGTGTAATTACTTATTAAAATGGAAAAATCATGATGGTGAAATAGTTAAACGTTGGTGTGTATTTAGTGATAATAATAAATTAATGGATGCAGAAAGAAAGACTAATTATAATAAATTGACTCTTTCTTATTATTCAACATCATTAATTCTCCCTTGTGATAATGAAACTATAAACATCAGAATAGATAAACGATTCCTTATTGATCATAAGGATGTTATTGATAATCCTGACGCATGGATTGTAACAAATAGAAATATCGTTTCTAAACGTTTTGATGCATATGATGGAGTTATCGAACTTGCTATTTCAAGACATCAATTTAATCATAATACTGATAGTAAAAAGTATATGATCGCAGATTATTATACAAATTTAGATAATTTAGAAGAAGTCGATGAGACTTCTCTTTTTGATTGTCGAATTGTATTTAATGGAACTTCTGATTTGAAGATGAGTACTCCATTTAAGAATTATACCGCAGAAGTATATTGTAATGGCGTTCTCAAAGACGATATTCCTATAATGTGGAATATTATTGCTGATGACTCTATACTTGATTATTTAACTTATGAGACTATTAAAAATACATTAAAAATAAAATGCAAATTTAATAGCTCTCTTCTTAATTCCCATTTTAAATTAATTGCAATAAATGAAGAATTTGGATGCTCCGCTGAACTTCCTGTAAAGGTGGTGAGCAATATTTAATGAGTACTTCTGAAGCAAATAGAATAGTTTCTATGAATAAAGAGCTTTACGATTATAAAAGAAAAGTAATTGATAAGCTCTTATCTAATCAAGAGATTGTTGAAGGGTTGAATGTTCAGGAAGAGTTGGATCCTGGCGAATTAGTTTATAAATATATATTCCCATTTGGTGTAATCGCACCAACTCAAACTGAAACAAAATGTTACATCACTGTAGAAATTACAATGCCTCAGGTTTCTACAGTAAATAGATTCTTTAAAGATATTCTGTTAGTTATTAATGTCATTTGTCATAATGATTTAATGCGCACAGATTATAGTATACCGAGGCATGATTACTTATCTGCAAAAATTTGCGAATTACTAAATGGGAGCACTGCTTTTGGCTATGGAGAAGTTCAATTGGTATCCAATACTGAGGGAGCATATTCTGAAAGACATTCTGGAAGAACTATGCGATTCCAAGTTAAAGAGCAGGCTCAAACTAATTTATGTAGATAGGATAAATTTATGATAGATAAATTAGCATTATTAAAAGGTGCTCCCTACCGTATCACAGATATGATTTCTGTTAGAAATCCAAAGTTAGGTGAAATCACTGACTTTGGTGAAGATAACTATTATGGATTACTTAGCCAATTATGCGCTACATCATTTGATTACCGCTTAGATCTTGAAGAGGCCGGTATTGATTATTTAACCATTGATGATTGGCATATGTTTTTAAATTCTCGATTATCATTCGATTATGAAAAAACTAAAATGCTTATTCCTGATGTAGATATTGCTGAACTAAAAGCGGCGAAATCTGATAGTGGAGAAATAGTGTTATTGAATGATGATGGTAAGATAGTTATTAATGAGTTTGTTTATCTTGAAATCGTAGACTTTATTCGAAGTTGTCATGGATTTGAAAGGAATTTCAAAATTCCGGGTAATAAAATGGCTCGCACGATTTATATGCGTGAAGCCAAAGAATTAAGAGAGCGATCAAAAAGAAATCAGAACAAACCATTTGAATCATATTTAGAGCCTTTAATTTCTGCTCTGTGTAATTCTGAAGGATTTAAATATAACTTTGATACAGTATGGGATTTATCAATATATACATTTATGGATGCAACTCGAAGAATTCAAAAAATTAAGAGTGCAGACCATCTTATGGGCGGCATGTATGGTGGCATGTTAGACGTAAGTAAAATGAACAAAACACAATTAAATAAAGACTTAAATTGGATGGGAGAGCTTAAATAGCTCTTCTTTTTTATTTTAAAGGAGGAATTATAGATGGCAATTAATATAGACAATCTGGTTATTAATAGAGCGCTGTCTGGATCAATGATCAATAGATCAACTGGTGAAGCTTATTACAGCCTTAATCAGATCACAGAACCATCTCTGGAATGTACTGGTGAACAGGTTTACGCTGTTGACGCTCAGGGAATTAAGGTTGCATCCTTTGATAGAAATAAGGAAGCTACTCTGAGTGGTTCTAACGCATTTGTAAACCTTGGACTGGCTGCTGCTCAGTGGGGTAGTGAAAAGAAGGTTGCTTCTGATACTGAAAAGATTATCGTTCCAGTAAGAGAAGTTGTTACAGTAACTGGTGGAGCTGCAGTTCTGAATACTGTTCCAGCTGTTGGCGAAATCGTTTCTGTAAGCATTATGACAAAGGATGGCGGAATTGATGCTACTCTGTCTCAGGCAGATGCTGCTGCTGAAGGCAAGTTTGCTATTGACGGCGCTAATATTACTGTTGATGCTGCTTCAGTTCCAGACGGATCAAATCTCGTTGTTCTGTATAAGAAAGAATCTGCAAGTGCTGTACAGATTGAAAACAGAGCTGACTGCTTCGCTAAGGGTGGAGAATTCTGGCTTGAAGTACTGTTTGTTGACCCTTGTGATACAAACGTAGAATATCATGGATTCTTAGTATTCCCTAACGCTAAGATGTCCAACGAAACAACAATTGACTTTAATAATGAAGCAACTCATGGTTTCACAATTGAAGCTATGCAGGATTACTGCGACCCAGATAAGAAGCTGTTCCACCTGGTAGTTTCTGAATAATCTGAGGCGGTGATCTTATGGCTGCTAAAAACATAAGTAATTGTTTCCTTTGTGGCACTGAATATGAAGTTTGTAAGATGTGCAGACAGGTGAAAGAATACACACCTTGGAGACAGGAATGTGATTCTGCTAGACATTGGCAGATTTATACTATTGTGAAAGAACTTAGAAAAGGCATTTTAAATGCAGACGAAGCAAAAGAAAGACTTGATTATTTAAAAGTTGATCTTAATGAAATTAAGACTTTTGTTCCATCTGTACAAGCTACTCTCTCTCCTCTTTATGAGGTTAAAACGATTGAGTCTAAGGTTCGTAAAAATAAAAGATTTACTGAGGTTGAATCTGAATTTGAAGTTTCAGTAGAAGACGAACAGTAAGTTAAAGAAGGTTTAGATTAGAGGTATTAGGAATGGAGGATTTATTGTTTTTTTAAAGGGATATATCCCCTACCCTTTTACCTCTTTTTTTACGAATTATGAATTATTCAACAATTTATTATTTAATTATTAATCAAAATGATGTGGATGAGTTTAATCAAATGTATTTTAATGAACATCCGCGTGCAAAAATACCACCGATTAAAGCGCCTCAACATCCTAGTATAAATGAATATTCTATTATGAATAATCAGGCCGCTAATAAATTAAAGCAAAATTGGAAAGCTTTTATTAGTTGGCTTTTGAATAAACATAGTTTAACTGGCTTGAATATACAAAAATGTCAAATTACTTATACAACTTATTTTAAGACTGCTCATAGGCATGATGTCGATAATGTAAGTCCTAAATATATTTTTGATGCTTTTGTTGATAGTAAATTTATTGTCGATGATGATCTTGAACATATTACCAGTCTAACTATTAAAGGTGGTATCGATAAAGAAAATCCACGTATTGAATTTATTGTGGAGGTTATAGAGTAAAGGAGAAATATATATGGCAAAAACTTTAATGGAAAGCATTGAAGATTTTATTGTTGAAGATAAAAAATATATTAAGTATGGTACAGGAGACGATATTTTTAAAGTTGAAATAAATGAGGATGCGTCTTTAGATGATATACATAATGCGATTGTAATGATTGTTGATAATGTAGAAAATCAAAATTTTGCATACTATTTAATCGATATTTTAGAGGCATATCATATTTTAAATTTATTTACAAATATCCCTGTTCCTATGATTAGTGATGAAATTCCAGATTTTGAAAAGTGTTATGATATTTGTTTAAAACTTCAGCTTAAGTATTACTTAACACAGACATCAAATATAGTTTTAAATCATATTTCAATGATTGAACAAAATGTTTGGAGATCTCTTGAATATAAAAAATCTCTTAAAGCTTTAATTCCTTATGAAAGCTTAATGGCGGCTTTAAACCAGTTCTATGAAATACTCGATGATCTTGATAAAGTCGTTGAAGCTCAGAAAGATATTGATATCGAAGTAATCGCCAATCAGCTTAATGAAGTTACATCAAAGTTATCTTTGGTGGAAGAAATGAAAAAGGAAAATTCAAAATAACGTGAAGTATTTTTCACGTTATTTTTTTTATGGATTTAAAGTTTATGTGAAATAAGATACATCGCTAACTTAACGATATTGAGATAAAGTGGGGTGATTAAGATGTATATCATTTTAATAAATGAAGATAATACTATGAGTGCGACTCAGAAACAACGCATTATACAAAGAAGTAAGTTAGTTGATGACTTATGGTTCTTAGTAAACCCAATATATAATGGACATGATTTAACAAATGCTACTGTTTTATTAGAATATGTAAAACCTGTAAGTAAAGAATATAAAACAGAAACGCTGGTATTATCTGAAGAAAGATATAAAGATTATTTAAAATATATATTACCTGTAGATACAGAATTTACAAAAGAAGCTGGAATTCTTGAAGTTCAATTATCTTTTCTCTATTTAGATGTTGATTCTGATGGAGCTCCAGTTCAAAGAGTACGTAAAATTTCTCCTGCGATAAAAGTAAAGGTCTTCCCTATTTCTGCTTGGAGCGATTTTATTCCTGATAGTGCATTAAGTGCTATAGATCAAAGAATTATAAAACAAGACGCTCAAATAAAGATGATGGCTGATTTAGTTGACAATATGAGCATGAATATGGTTGATGATATCAAATATAATGAAACTGAAGAAACATTACAACTTCAATCTGGTGGATATGGAATTGGAAGTAAGGTTTCTGTTCGAGATATGATTGACGATGGAATTCCAGTAGTAGATTTAGATAGTGATACTGGAGAAGTTGTTCTTCCAGAAGATAAATGTGATTGTGGATGCGAAGATAATGTAGTTGAATTCGGATATAGTGAAATTATTAAGGATCCTATTTCTTCAGAAGATGAAAACAACGTAGTTGAATTTTAATAAAAATATGAGGATGAATTTTTCATCCTCTTTTATTTTTTGAAAGGAGGATGAATAATTAATGAGTGTATCATTTAAAGACTCTATGAAAAAAAATTTAGAAAATGCAAATAATGTAGTTATTGTTTCTGCTTCTTCTGAATTTGATGAGCCCTTAGTTAACGAAACGATTTCTACAATAAATATAGATTATGAAACTGAGTCAGATTATATTATGACTTTAGATGCAAATGATGAAGTCCCTGAAATTGCCGCATATTCTGGAGATGATGGTAACTGGAATGAAGATAATAATTATAGAAGATATAATAAATTTGAAGATAATAAAATTTCACATATCACATCTGACAAAGATATTTTGCTTGATGGAAGTCAGTTTAATATAACTCAGGAAATTAATTCTCAGTATATCCCGTTTGAAATGCCAAGATATTATGACGGGTTTGATTTACATGGAACGGCGCTTTCAATTCATTATGAAACAAGTGATGGATTACATGGAGCGACTGAGCCAATTAATGTTAATTATAATGATGAAAAAATTAGATTTGGTTGGCTAGTAGACGCAGGTGCTACTCAGACTCCAGGAAATCTTAAATTTGAAATTCATGCTATTGGTAGCTTCCGTGATAGTAAAGGAAATGATTGTTCTTATGTTTGGAAATCTAAATATAATGATACTTTAAATGTTTTACAATCATTGTGTGATAAAGATTGTCATGGTGCAATTAACATTGATGATTCTTGGGTGCAAGAACTTGTTACTGCTGTTGCAAAGAGCGTTTCTGAAGAAATTAAGAATGTTGTTGTAGGTGAATATATTCAGGCTGCTGAAGATGCAGCTAATAGAGCTGAAGATGCAGCTGATAGAGCTGAGCAAGTTGTTACAGAAGAACTTAGTAAATACGCTACTACTGACTATGTTGATAATGCGATTGCAGAAGCAGATATATCAGATAAATTAAATGATTATGCCTTAAAAACATATGTTGATGGTGCTGTTGCGGGTGTTACAGAAAATTTAACAAATAATTATTATAATAAAACGGATGCTGATACAAAAGTTGCGGCAACTCTTGAAGATTATGCTACTAAGCAGAATGTCTCTGATGCTATTGCCGCTGCCGATATTTCCGGTAAGCTCGCAGACTATTATAAAAAAGAAGAAACCTATTCAAGAACAGAGGTTGATACTGCCCTTGGAAATGTTAAAGTCGATTTAAGCGGATATGCAACTGAAAGTTTTGTAACTGGTAAAACCGATCCCTTATCAAGCTCTATTTCTACAAATGCAAGAAATATCGCAACTTTAAGTGGCACTGTTAAAGATTTGCAAGGTATTGTCGGATCTATAGACACCTCCCCTCGCCTTACCTATGATGTAGTTTATAATGATATAGAAGATCCAGATGTTGGTGAGAATGTATTTGTTTTTTATGAAATTGAGAATGAGGGCGAAGAAGATGAAAAGAAAAGTCCTAAACAGAAATTCACCATTGCTGGTGGCTCTGGTAGTGCTACAGGTAGTGCTTTAAAAATTGGTTATGTAACCACTTCTCCCCTTGTTGTTACAGCAAATGATAGAGCATTAATTACATATACTTTCTCTGGTGTCGATTCTTCTGGCGATGCTATAACAGAAGGTAATGCTGTTTGGAAAGTTAATGGAAAGATTGTTGATACTAATACAGCCTCTGGAGTTACTAAGGATGAAGGTGGTAATGTCATAGCTCAGCAGGGAGAAAATACATTTGACATTACAGATTACATTTCTATTGGTACACAAAAGGTTAATTTGACAATTACAGATGATGCTGGAAGTTTAGCTTCTAAAAATTGGACTGTTCAAGTTGTTGATGTAAGATTAGAATCTGACTTTAATGATAAGTTTTTCTATGAAACTGGAAAAATTACTTTTAATTACACCCCTTATGGTGCTATTTCTAAAGATATTCATTTCATTTTATATGATGATACTGGAAAAGGAACGGAAGTTAAAACTATCACTACTTCTGCTTCGGGTGTGCCAAATGGATATGAATTAAACATTGAAGAACATGGCTCTCATTTATTAGAAGTTTATATGACTTCTAAAATCAATGGAAGTACAATTGAATCAAATCATATTTTTAAAGATATTATTGTATATGAATCTGGGAACACCATTCCTATTATTGGTTGTGTTCAGCAAGATTTTATTATGCAGCAATATGATACTACAAATATTAAATATACAGTGTATGATCCATCTACTGAAACTCCTGATGTTGAAATTGCTGTAGATGGAACAGTTGTGTCAATTCTTACACTGACGGAGAATACTGCAATTTATCCGTTTAAAACAGATATTGTAGGAGAGCATATTATTACAATTACTTGTGGTGAAGCTATTAAAACATTAACAGCTAATGTTACAAAGCTGGATATTAATGTATCTCCTGTTACTACTGGATTAGCATTTGACTTCAATCCTGTTGGTTATTCTAATAACTCAGTAGATAGATTATGGTCATATAATGATGTGACCATGACGGTTTCTGACAATTTTGATTGGATAAATGGTGGCTATCAAATTGATGAAAATGGTGATCAGTATTTCTGTGTAAAGGCTGGTACTAATGCCATCATTAATTACAATTTATTTGCAGATGACCCCAAAAAAACTGGTAAGGAATTTAAGGTAATTTTTAGAACAAAAAATATTAGAAGACGTGACACCTCTTTCCTAACCTGTATTGATGAAAATATTGGTTTGGATATGAAAGTTGAAAATGCAACTATCTATGATAGTGGTGGTTTATTGAAGTCAAATTATTGTGAAAATGAAATTATTGAATATGAATTTAATATAAATAAAGATATAAATATGATGATAGTTATGTCATATGAAGATGGCACACCTAGTAAACCTTATGAGTATACAGCAACTTCATCATTCAAACAATCATCTCCTCAGCCTATTACCATAGGAAGTCCTGATTGTGATATTTACATTTATAGAATGAAAGCATATTCAATTTCATTAACAGATATAGATATTAAAAATAATTTTATCGCTGATGCAAGAAATGCAACTGAAATGATTGCAAGATATAATAGAAACCAAATTTATAATGATAATAATGCATTGGTATCTACTTCTAACAATGGCGATTTTTCTGTGGATGCTTTAATGAAAGCTGCGCCTGATTTAAGGTATATCTTCCTTGAAGTACCACAGTTCACAAACGATAAAGATAATAAAATTGATGGTTGCACTGTTTATTTTAGATATCCTAATGGTACTAGACCTCATGATAATTGGAATTGTACTGGTGTAAGACATAGAGGACAAGGTACTTCAAGTAATTTATATGGTTATGCTGGAAGAAATATTGACCTTTGTATGGATAGAGATGAATCATTATTTACATATACAGATGAAGAAGGGAATATTATAGAATCTTCTACTATTACTTTAACAGATACATCTGTCCCTACTGATTATTTGAATATCAAGGTAAATATTGCATCATCTGAAAATGCAAACAATGCACAATTAGCTCGCAGATTTAATGAGTATCAACCTTTCTTACGTTATGCAAGAAAGAAAAATAGTAAAGTTAAAGATACTATGGAGTTTTACAATTGCGTTGTATTTATTAGAGAAACTAGTACTGACCCTTCTGTTCCTCATAGAGAATTTAACGATACTAATTGGCATTTTTACGCAATCGGTAATGTGGGCGATTCTAAGAAGACAGACGATACTCGTGTTAACAATAAGAAAGACCCAAAAGAACATGTAATTGAAATTACGGATGCTGATAAGCCATTATCTGCTTTTCCAACAGGCAAAGATGGACATGCAATATGTCCAGTTGCAGAATGGAAGGCCGGCAATACTGCATATGATATTCTCTATTCTAATGAATATATTTACGATGAAGAAGGAGCTTTTGAATCCTTTGGCGGGAAAACATATGAATTTAGATATGAAATGAAAGATATTACTGACGAACAACGTCAAGCTAATATTGACACATGGAGAGATTTATATACATTTATCGTGACTTCTACTGACGAAGAGTTTTATGCAAACTTAAAGAATTATTTTGTTGTGGATTCTGCATTGTATTATTACCTGTTTACAGAAAGATATACAATGGTCGATAACAGAGCAAAAAATAGTTTTTGGCATTACGGCAAAGTATATATTTCAAATGAAGAAGCTGCGACACTTGGAGAGACTGAAGCAAGTTATTATATTATTGACGATGATGCTGCGGCAATTAATAACGGATATCGTTATGATCTTACATTTGGATATGATATGGATACTGCTTTAGGTATCGATAATACTGGTGATTATGTATTTTCTTATGGTAAAGAAGATACAGATTATTATGTAGATGGAGATCCATCTTCTGATTATGTATTCAGGGTTGCAGACAGTGTATTTTTCTGTAGGCTTCGTAATTTATTCCCATCGGAATTACAAGCTATGTTTAAAAATAGAGAAGAAAAGAATGCTTGGAATTCTAATTCTCTTATTAGTCAATGGGATAATTCTCAAGCTCAATTTCCAGAGGAACTTTGGAGATTGGATTATGAAAGAAAGTATTATAGACCTTACCTTGCTTTATCTATTGATAATAGTATTGTCCCAGTTGATGATAAAGGAGAATATAAAAAAGATGAAACATTCTTAATTGGTAAATTCTTTGGTCGTAAAAAATATGCTAGAAGAGCATTTGAAATTAATCAAGAAGTTTATTATGCTACAAAATATTTTGGGAATAAAGCTCTTTCAGATGTATTTTGGATAAGAGGTAATGTACCAATTGGAAGTAGTATAAAACCAAATTATTCCCTTACTTTAGTTCCTTATTCTGATATGTATGTTTGTGTTCAGTACACTAGTACAGGTACGCCAATTCACCAAAAAGTGAAAGCTGGAGAAACTGTTGTATTTGAGAATGATGCAGAAAGAATGGACTTTATTTATGTCTATGCTGCAAGTTTCATTCAAGAAGTTGGCGATTTATCAAGATGTTTTGTTGGTGATAACAATTTCACTAGTGCAACTCGTTTACAAAGAATTACAATTGGTAGTGATGATGAAGGATATGAAAATACCTTCATGAAAGAAGTACTGGTTGGAAATAATCCTCTCTTAGAGTATCTAGATCTTAGAAATATTTCGGGTATCAATACCGTAATTGATTTAAGCGGATGCGGTAATTTAAAAGAATTATATGCGGAAGGTACAAATGCATCAGGCGTAATTTTTGCAAATGGTGGATTATTAGAAATAGCTCATTTACCAAAAATTACATCTTTATCAATGAAGAATTTAAATTACATAACAGATTTTTTAGTTGATGGATATGATAATTTACAGACATTAATTGTAGAAAATACACCAACTATTAATACTTATAATATTGTTAATAACTCCCCTATTCTTAAATTGCTTAGATTAATTAATTTAGATTGGACATCTGAAAATACAGATGTTTTAAATAGACTATTAAATATAGGCGGCATTGATTCATCTGGATATGAAATTGATCAATCAGTTTTAACTGGTACAGTTTATGTTCCTGTTATTAGACAATATGAGTTTTATAAGTATCAAGAAGTATGGCCTGAGTTAGCAATTTCATCTAGTACTATAATTGAACAATATCCGGTTACATTTGTTAATTATGATGGAACGATATTAGATATTCAATATGTTGATAAAGGATCTTATGCAGTAGATCCTATTGAATCGGGTAGAATTTCTACTCCTACAAAAGAAAGTACTATAAGTACAGAATATACTTTTAAAACATGGGATACTAATATAGCATCATTACAAATTTTTGCCGATAGAACAATTACAGCTACATATTCCGAATCTTTAAGAAAATATGGTATTAGATATATTTCAAAAGGAACTCCTATGCCAGGTTATGAAGAGCCGGTAATGGGTTATTATGGAGAAAATCTGCCTTATGTTGGTGATATTCCAACATATACTCTTGAAGAAAGTGGATATAAATATTACTTATTTGATAGATGGGATAAAAGTGGTTTCTTAGACGGAGATTTTAATAAGGATGGTATAAAAGAGATTCATGCTGTATTTAGTGAATTTGAATATACAGCTGATTATTTTACTACTAAAGAATTAGAAGATCTCTCTCCTGTTCAATTATATGCATTAACTAAATTAGGTATAGATAATGTAGCAAATAATATTGAAATTGCAGATAAGTATTCATTTACTATGGGATATGATGTTGACTATGAAGATGTTGCATCTGAAATAATTGTTTCTGAGCAGATGTCTTTTGATGGAACAAATTATTATGATACCGGCATTAAATTATTTGATGAGGATAGAGATTTCGTTCTTGCTTTAGATTATAAGATATCTTCTAGTAATACAACTATGGGTACACTTATGCAATGTTATCAGGATTCAGGTTCTAATGGTTTTAAATTAAATTATGATATAAATACAAGTAATTCTTATAGCCCATATTTTACTTGGGGTAGTTCATCAATTATACCATCTTCAGTTGATAATCGAGAAATGTTAGTTATTAGACATAAAAAGGGTGATAATAATTTATACATTTATATATCTAATTTAGGTTCTCCTGAATTTTCATTACATACAATGACCAAAGAATCTATCACTAAGTCTGATACTGCAACACTTATTTTAGGTGCTGCTAAAATGGCTGGTAATAGAATTGCAAATTACTGTATTGGTGATGTTTATTGGTGTAAAGTTTGGTATAAAGACTTAGGTGAAAAGACTTGTGAAGAACTTGTAGGTTGGACGCACGAACAGATTACTTTAGGAGTTAGTGGTTTTTATCGTTATTTATTGCATGATGATCAGGATAAAGAAACAATGTTAAGCCTTGTGTCATCACATGTATTAGAAAGAAAGATGCAATATAATACTGAAAATACTAATGCTGGTGGTTGGGCAAAGTCTAATTTAAATAAAGTATTAAATACAAGATTTTATAATGCTGTACCTGTTCAAATAAGATCATTGTTAAAGAAAATGAATGTATTATCTACTACCGGACAAGGTTCTTCTACTGTTTCTGAGTCAGGATGTTATATAAATATACCTTCTTTATATGATGTTGATACTGAGCAGATAAGTTATAGAAATGAATTGTATGGTGGCGCTACAACAATTCAGAGTATGGCAACTCCAGAACAAAGAAGACGAGAATATTATTACGGTATTGATAATGATAGTATTGATGCATACGAAACTTATTGGTTACGTTCTCCTAATACTAGCTATTCAACAAGTTATTATATATGGAGTGTTAGCGAAGGTAGTGGCGTAAGCATAAAAGGAAGTACTTATGGATTTAATACTCCAAGAACAAATTATGGAGTTGTTATAGAAATTTCATTTTAAATATTATATGAGGGCCCGGGTATTCTCCCCTGCCCTCTTTTTTTTGTGAGGTAAAAGTTTATGTATTATAAAGTAATAAAAAATAATACGGTAATTGATGTGCTTGATCATCTCACTTATTTAAAATGGCAAGAAAAAAATAAAGTTATGCTTTTAAGTGATTTGAATGAAGCTCAGGCAATTTTATCTTCTGATGGAACTACTATTTGGCATGTAGAAGGTTTATATGATCTACCGGTAAAAGACTATGATACTGTGAAGCTTATTAAGATTGATAAATATGAATATAGTCAACTTAAAATATTAAATCTTAAAACACCTACTGAAATCATTGATGCTTTTGTATTAGATTTACTTAATAGAGAGGTGATTTAATATGAATCAGTTTGTTGAGTCATTAAAACGTTTATATATGAACCAAAAAGTGACAAAAGATAAAATTATAAATCTTTGTAAAAACAAAAAAATTACTGAAGATGAAAAGATATATATTTTAGATATCTGTTAAATGTTCTGATAAAATTTATCAGAACATTTTTTATATAAAAAACATAAAGGAGGAATAAAATGGCGGATAAGGCTAAACATGCTTTTGGTGCATTAGAGAATGTTGATGCTGCATTAGCTAGTGGAAAAATTGACGCTTTTGATATTATCTTTGCAAAAGATGTTAATGGTAAACCATATGTTGGTTGGATTGACAGAGATGGTAACAAAGTTATTTGTGATGATTCTGCAGAATTAGCAAAATTAGAAGCACAATTAGAAGCTGAAATTGCAACAAAGGCCAATGCTGAAGAAGTTGATGAAAAAATTGAAACCATTAAAACTTATACTGATGGTAAGGTCGAATCAGCAGTTGAAGCAGCAATGAGCGAACATTTAATTAAAAGATATGTAATTGAGGATGTTCCTGTTGGTACTCTCATAGATTATTTTGATAAAGAAATTAGAATTATGTGCCCTGCTGATGCAGAATTTACTAAACAGGCTGTTGGCGTTGGTGGAGATGCTAATACTTACTACATAACTTTTAAAACTTATGTACCTAGTGATGATGTAGTTGGTTATATTGAGCATTTAGGAGATAAGTCTGATATTGAAGTTTTAACTGACTTAAAAACAGATGAATATGGCAGAAAATATCAGCCAACATGGTTAGGAGTTGCTAAGTATGATGATGCAACTGGTTGGATTTATTATGGAGCTAACTCATCTGTTGACAAATATATTGGCTGGAATTATCAAATTGATTGGTATAATGCTGATGGAATGATGGTTAAATCTGATGCGGTAAGAATTAACTTATCTAACGAAGATTGTCATAATGTTATTGAACCATATTATATGGGAAGCATGAGAAAAGAAATTGATACAAAAATTGAAGAAAAAATTGCAGAAATTGAAGGCGCAATTGAAGTTATAGAATTTTAAATTGTTCTAGTATGATGGAGGTATAATATGGCAAATGCAGTAATGCAACTAGTTGCCACAAACTCCTCTAGAATAAGAGAGTTACCTATTAAAAATGGGCAGCTTATTTTTGTACAAGATTCAGGTCGTATTGTTTTTGACTATAAAGATAAAAGAGTTTTTTATAATCAAATTGTAGAACTTGAAACAGAAGTTGAAAGACAATTATTAGAAGACCCTTTGAGTGGCTATTATTTTGTTATTGGAAGTGGTTGTCTTTGGTTTTATAAAGATGGTTGGAGTCAGATTACAGAAAAGCCTGAAGAAGTCGTACATATCGATGTGGAGCTTCCGCAACTAGGACAAGCTAAAGAAGGAACTCTTTATGTTAATAAAACAGAAAGAGAAATAGCGGTTTTTGACAGTGCTTCAAATAATTATATTGTAGTTTCTGATTATACAAATGAAGTGACTGACGAAGATATTGAAAATTTATTTATGTAAATCGTATACACCTCAAAGGGTGTATTTTTTTATTTAATTAAAAGGAGTTTAAAATTATGGCTGAAATTAAAAAGTATGTATCTTATGACAAATTAGGAAAATATGATGCGAAAATTAAGGGCGTTATTACAGCAGGCGATGAAGCTACATTAGCTGCTGCACAGTTATATGCTGAAGGATTAGCATCAAATTATGATGCAGCTGGATCTGCAGCGACAGTACAGGGTAAGTTAGATGACGAAGTAGCTAGAGCACAGGCTGCTGAAGCTGCTGCTCTGAAAGCTGGTCAGGATGCTCAGGCAGATGTAGATGCTCTGGAAACTTATGTTGGTACTATTCCTGAAACAGCTACTGCTACAGATGTAGTTGGTTATATTGAAGAAAAGACAGCTGGTATTGCTACAGATGCGGCTCTGGAAGGATTAACAAATAGAGTAATTCAGGCCGAAAAAGATATTGATGCCATTGAAGCTGACTATCTGAAGGCTGCTGACAAAACTGAGCTGTCTGATCTTATTACTGCTGAAGCTGATAGAGCTAAGGGTATCGAAGGCGGACTGGAAACTAGACTGAAGGCTGTTGAAGATGACCATCTGGTAGCAGCTGATAAGACTGCGTTAGAAGGTTCAATTGCTGCTGCTCAGAAGGCTGCTGATGATGTTCAGGCTGAAATGGATGCTTTCAAGCTGGCTGCTGAAGTAGGCGATGCTGCTGTTGATACTCTGAAGGAAATCCAGGATTACATTACAACTGACGGTGCTGCTGCTGACGAAATGACTAAGAATATCGGTGCTAATGCTGATGCTATCGATGCACTGGAAGGAAGAATGGATACAGCTGAAGGAGCTATCGATGCTGCAGAAGGCAGACTGGATGCAGCTGAAGCTGATATTGATGCATTACAGGCTCTGTTTGGCGAAGGCGATGGCTCTGTTGCTGATATGATCGCTGATGCTGTTGCTGGAGAAGCTGCATTAAGAGAAGCTGGCGATGCTGCCGCTGAAGCATCTGCTGCTGCTGCTTCACAGGCTGCTGCTACTGCTCAGGCTGCTGCTGAAGCTGCTGATGCTAAGGCTGTTGCTGCTCAGGGCGAAGTAGATGCTCTGGAAACAGTTGTAGCTGGTAAAGCTGCTCAGGCTGACCTGACTGCATTAACTGGAAGAGTAGAAACTGCTGAGGGCGAAATTGATACACTCCAGTCAGAAATGGACGCTGTAGAAGCTGCTGCTGCTGCTAACGCTGAAGCTATTGCTGCTCTTCAGGCTGCTTCCGCAACTCACGCTACAAAGACTGAATTAGAAGCTGAAGTTACAAGAGCCAAGGCTGCTGAAGAAGCTAATGCTGCTGCTATTGCTGCTTTTGTAGAAGTTTCCGAAGAAGAAATTAACGCTCTTTTTCAGTAACCCATCTAATTCAAGATTAAACTTTGCATCACTTGATAATTTTATTTTAGAATAAATGAGGTGAGATTAGATGGGATATATTAAACAAAATTTTGTAAGTGGTCAGACTTTAAGAGCTGACCACTTAAATCACATTGAAGATGGAATTGTTTCTATCTCTAAAGCTGGTTGCGACTGGAATTTAATGGATAATAAGCCGTTTTATGATAACACTACAGCTGATCTAATGTTTGAATTGGATGTGACGTTATCTCGTATCCAGCAAATTGAGGGGAGCTATTACAGCGGTTCTGCATCAACTACGTTTTATTTAGAAGACTCACCATATTATTCTTATTTCAAAGCGAATACAACATATCGAGTAACAATAGGTGACAGAGTAGAACTATTAGTTAAGGGTGGTAATGCCCCAACTTTATATACTGATAAAAATAGTAGCGGTAATTTCGATTCTACTTGTGAAGGGTTTTACTTTATGAGAACTGGCGGTCAGATGCTTAATATTCATCTGGATAGTACCTACGGAAATGGTGAAAGTGAGATCACTAAACATATTATCGTCGAAAAAGTTGATATCGACCTTAAAACTCTTGACGAAATATACCTGCCTGACGACTATATCAACAGTCTTATCGATACTAAATTAGATGGACTGGATGAAAAATACCCAACAAAAGAATATACAAACGAACTCATAGATGCAAAGTTGGGGGTGATCGAGAATGGCACTTACTGATAAGTTAACAGCGATTGCTGACGGTTTCAGAGCCAGCAGAGGCACGACTAATCCATTATCCCTTGATGATATGGCGATATTAGCTGCTGAGGCTGTTGGTGGGGGTAGTGATGATACGACTCTTAAAGATATTATCGAAAGAACTGCTGTAAATCCAGTATTACCTAGTGATTTAACTAAAATTGGTGATTCCATGTTTTATAAGTGTGAGGACTTGAAATTAACGTCATTACCTGCTGGAGTTACAACAATTGGTGATAATGCTTTCGGTTATTGTACCAATTTAGCATTAATATCATTGCCTGCCGGACTTACATATATCGGGATGCGTGCTTTCGGTTATTGTGATAATTTAGCATTAACGTCATTACCTGCTGGAGTTACATATATTGGAGATTATGCGTTTGATGAGTGTATCCGCTTGAAATTAACGTCATTGCCTGCTGGAGTTACATATATCGGGACGCGTGCTTTTGCGGAGTGCATTAATTTAGCATTAACGTCATTACCTGCTGGAGTTACAACAATTGGTGCTAATGCTTTCGCGCAGTGCTCAGATCTTACTGAAATCACATTTGAAGGCACGCCAGATTCAATAAACCAAAAAGCTTTCTATTTATGTACTAATCTCAGAACCATCAACGTTCCATGGGCTGAGGGTGAAGTTTCAGGTGCTCCTTGGGGTGCGACTTATGCGACTATCAATTATAATTATACAGAAGTATAGTTGTAAGGATATCTAAAAGTGTTTTTTAAATTAAATTATTATTTTGAGTAGGGGTTCTCTCCCCTACTCTTTTTTATATATGTTATAAAAAAATTAAATCTTGATAATTATAAAGGGAATAAGAAATGAATAGCAAAAAAATATTTATCTTTATCAGGACTGTCCATTTTTTATTCTAAGTTTAAAGAATGGATGAGTTCTACATTTATTACAGAAGAATATGTAGATACAAAAATTGCGGATTTAGTTAATTCTGCTCCAGAAACATTGGACACTCTTGGAGAACTTGCGACCGCTTTTCAAGAAAATAGAGAGGTAGTTGATGTATTAAATGAAGCAATAGTAGTTAAAGCAGATAAAACTTATGTTGATGAAGCTATTGCTAATATCCCAACAGAATCAGATATCTTTATGGTAAGTTGTCCTGATGGAAGCACAATTTCTCATACTTTTGAACAAATCAAAGAAGCTATTGATGGCGGAAAAACAGTTTATGCTTATGTATATGGTGAACACATTATACCTTTAACATATGTTGCTGACGATGCATCTTTTATTAAATTTAGTTCTGTTAGAAACCAAGATACAACAACTTGGATTGATGAACTAATTGTCAACAATGATAATAGTTTTGTAGTTAAGCATGAAGATTTATTAGGTTCAGTTTCTATTACAGAAAATGAATTAGATATTTTAGAATCATTATTGATATAGGGGGTGAGTGAATGAGTAGATTATACGACGTGTTAGAGCATATTATTGAAAAGGTAAATAAATCTGTAAAATTTGAAGAAGGACAGATTTTAACCGATGCTGAAAAACAAATAGTATTAACTAACTTAGGTTTGACTAATATAACTCCTGGAACCCCCACACCTTCTCCAGAAGAAACAATTACAACAGAATATGTGTATACCTATGACGGTGACACCAATTCAGAAGAGCATAGTTGGATTACAAATTATAGCAATATTAAAGTGTTTGCTAAAATGGGCGATATTCCAACCGGCAACCTAAATTTAATTGGAGCAACAATTTTTAGAACAAATCCTAGTAATCAATGGCTGGATAGAATTTTTACTATCACGCAAGAACATCTTGATAAAGTTTTAAATAAAGCTGAAACGGATATTCCTGCAGTGCAAGAAGGTTTAATCCAAATTTACGACATGATGGCTTCTGATTTTTCAGAATTTACAGTGTTGTGTATTTGCACTAAACCAGGATGGTATAATGTTTGTTTCGATGACTGGTATGAAATTATCAACTTTCCAGAAACTGGCATTTATGCTTACGATAAACGCACTTATGGCGGAAACGATTATGCGCAAACTTTTACTTTTTCCGTTACCACTACTGTTAATAACTCTGGTTCAAACGATTCTAGTATCGAAGGAATAGATACAAGCATTCCAACACAATATAATGGAAATGAAATTTCTATGTTTAGTCGTGGCATTTGTATTGGAGATAGCGTAACCGAAGGTTCTTTTGATAATGCAGATGGAGGAGCTATTGTAAAACGTTTTTCTTATCCTGCAATCTTAGAAAGAATTACTGGAGTAGAAATGATAAATGCGGGCGTTGCTGGATTGACTTCTCAAACTTGGTACGAAGCCACATTAGATAGTACTCCTCATTGGGGAACTTGGGTGAACCAAGAATGGGTATGGGACATGAATCCGGTAAATAGTGGTAATGATATTATTAGTAAATCATTAGATTATTCTAATTTTGATTTTGCTATTATTCATTTAGGAATTAATGATTTGGCTCCTCTTTATGATAACTCAAAAACAATCGAAGAAATTTTAACAACTTTTGAGACCTATATAGGTTATATTATTAGAGATTTAAAAGCCGCTAACAGTGGAATTAAAATCTTTTTAGCTACAATTATTCCAAGCTATGCAACACCTTCCAATTTAACCTATAAACAGTTAAATGAGAAAATTGCGGAAATTGCAAATGCAACCGAAAATACTTTCTTGTTAGACTTAACTTCTTATTCTGCATTGGCTTCAAAACCAGAGTATAATGTAACTCATCCTACCGCACTTGGTTATCATAAACTTGCTAATGAAATTAAATCTTATATTAGTTATATTATTAGTAAAAATTTAGATAATTTCACTAATATACAGTTTATTAATTTATTATAAATATAAGAGGTGAATAAAATAAGTAGATTATATGATGTTTTAGAACAAATTATTGAAAAGGTAAATAAATCAGTAAAATTTGATGAAAGTCAAATATTAACTGAAGAAGAACGACAAATTGTTTTAACTAATTTGGGATTAGATAATTCACCTTCAATGCCTGTAAAAATAAATATAGAACCAGAAGATAATGATATTCCAAAAGTATTCATCGATGGAGTAATTCCTAGCACTAAAGATGAAGTATTGGCGGAATTAACATATATTTCAAAAACATTATCTTTCCATTCTTATATTGCAATTAAATGTCAAGGAACTTCTTCTATGTCTTATCCTAAGAAAAATTTTACTATTAAATTATTCAAAGATGAAGATAGAAGTGAAAAAATGAAAGTTAATTTTAAGGGATGGGGAAAACAAAATAAATTCTGTTTAAAAGCTAATTGGATTGATATTTCTCATTTAAGAAATGTGGTTTCTGCAAGAATTTGGGGAGATATTGTTAAGTCTCGTTCTAATTATGAAGAATATCCGGAAGAACTTAAAACAAGTCCAAATCAAGGTGCTGTTGATGGATTCCCAATCAAAGTATATAATAACGGAATATATCAAGGAAGATATACTTGGAATATTCCAAAAGATAAATGGATGACTAATATGGATGATAATTTAGACGAGCATTGTGTTTTATGTGGCGAAAATTATGATAGTGGATGTTTTCGCGCATTACCTGTTATTGATGAAAGCGATTGGTCTGATGAAATTCATGACACAGTTCCGCAATTAATTAAAACAAGTTGGACTAATGTAATTAATTTTGTTATGAATAGCTCAGATAGCGAATTTAAAACAAATATTGGTAATTATTTTGATTTGCAGAGTTTAATCGATTATCATATATTTGGCATGTATATTTGCGGGATTGATCAATATGGTAAAAATCAAATATATATGACATATGATGGAATCAAATGGATTGCCTCAATGTATGACTTAGATAGTACTTGGGGGCTGTATTGGAATGGCCAAACAATGCTTAATTATAATTATGAAAGAAGACAATTTGAAGATCAAATTCAAGGGCGTTTAGGCAATTTATTGTATGAAAAATTAGAACAGAATTTCTATACTGAATTACAAGCTCGTTGGGAAGAATTAAAATCTTCTGCTTTAAAGTTGTCTAATGTGATTAATCATTTTGAGAGAATGGCTGATTTAGTTCCACAAGAATTGATAAAAGAAGATTATGCTTCTACAACTGCAAATGGTCAATATACAAGTATCCCATCTGTTTCTAAAAATAACATTCAACAAATTAGAAATTTTGCAGTATCTCGTATGCTTTGGACAGATGAATATTTGAATTCACTAACACCAATAGAGCGAGTACCATGTACCGATATTACTTTAAATACATTTGAATTATACTTCGATGAAACAACTGAGTCTACACAGTATGTAGATGTTACTGTTTCACCTTCTAACACTACAGATAAAGTTGTTTGGAAATCAAATGATGAGTCTATTGTAACAGTAAGTAAAGGATATATTACAGCTCATAGTATTGGTAATACAACTATTACTATAACTTGCGGAGATTGTTCTAAAACTCTTTATGTGTATGTTACTTATATTAAAGAAGATACTTCAGAAGAAGAAATTATTTATCAATTACCAGCTACTACAACATTTAATGGGTCAAATTATATTGACACTGGGGTTGCTCCTCTTGCAGAGGATACGCCATTTACAGTATTTGTTGATTGGATCGATACAAATGAAAGTGAATTTGTGGCAAGTAAATATGTAGTTATGCATTGCATGAATGAAAATAGTCCATATAATGGTATGATATTACAATACGCCCCAGCTGGTGTTGTTTCTGAATATAGACAAAATTCTAATAGCATTTCTTCTAACTCTACTGGTGGATTAATTGAAAATGCTGATCTTGAAAGAGTAAAAGTTGTATATCGTAAGGCTGCTGATGGAACAATTACTGTTGCTAGATGCTACAATGAAAATGGTCAAATCCATAAGAATGAAAAAGTTATGGAATATGTTGCAGTATCTGAGGCATTAAGATTGGGATGTTATCGTTCTAATTCTGGCGGAACTGGACGTTTTGCTAAAGGTATCTTAAATGACTGTAAGATTTATAATTATGCAATCTCTGATGAAGAGATGAATGAATTATTATTGTCTACTACAGTTTTATCATAAGGTAGAAAATGGACTGATATAGTCATTCTTATTAAAATTAAAGCTAATCTGTTTGGATGTACTGATATAAATAAAAACATTATTTCAAATAATCCATAATAAATTTAAAATATTTATTTTTTTTATTTTCTAAAAAGGAGAAAGTTAAATTATGGCTAAAAAACAATATTTAGATTATTCTGGCCTGCAAACATATGATGAGCAGATAAAAGCGTATATTAATGCGGCTGATACTGCTACTTCTACTAGTTTAACAAACGGAGATATTGTAGTTAAAGAAGCTCAACATGCTACAAATGCAACTAATGCAACTAATGCAACTCATGCGACTTCTGCTGATTCTGCTGCAAGTGCTAATACAGCTGGCTCTGCTACAAAGGCTACTCAGGATGGAAATGGAAAAGTAATTTCATCTACATATGAAACAAAGACTGATGCCACTTCTAAGCTGACAGAAGCAAAAGGTTATACTGACACTGAAATTGGAAAAATTACTGCTGGAACTATTGTGGCTGGTAAGGCAACAAAAGATGGTAGTGGCAACACAATTACGAGTACTTATGAAACAAAGTCTGATGCTACTGCTAAATTAACTGAAGCTAAAAATTATACAGATGGAAAGATTGCAAATTTATTAGATAATTCAACTGAAGCTGTTGACTCTATCATGGAGCTTGCGGCTGCAATGGAAGATAATGCAGATGCAATCGAAGCTCTTAATGGTATTGTGGCTGGCAAAGCACCCGCTACTCACTCCCATGGTATTTCTGATGTGACTAATTTACAGTCTACATTAAATGCTAAGGCTGCTCAGTCAAGTTTAGATTCACATACTAGTAATGGGGATATTCACGTTACTACTGCTTTAAAGGGCAATTGGAATACAGCTTATACTCATTCTCAAGCTTCTCATGCTCCTGTTGAAGCTGAAAAGAACCAGAATGCATTCTCTAATGTAAAGGTAGGTTCTACAACAGTTGCTGCTGATAAAACTACAGATACAATTGAATTTGCTGGAACTAATGTAACTATTACTCCAGATGCGACAAATGATAAGGTTACTTTCGCTGTTGCTGATGGTACAACGGGTGCTAAGGGTGTTGTACAACTTACCGATAGTACTTCAAGTACATCTACTACCACTGCCGCAACTCCTAAAGCTGTTAAATCTGCTTATGATTTAGCAAATACAGCTAAAACAAATGCTGCTACTGCTCAGTCTACAGCCGATGGTGCTGCTACTGTTGCTAATGAAGCTAAGTCTGCTTCCACAGCTAATACAACAGCAATTGGAAGTAACACCTCTGCTATTTCTGCTTTAACTGGTAGAGTAGCTGCTTTAGAAGGACTGGATACTTGCGAACGTATTCCGACAGCTTCTATCACAGCCCTCTTTTCTTAATTACATATAAATATACAGGCAACAGATAACCCCACTTCATGTGGGGTTTGTTTGTTGTAATTACAATATAAATTTAGAATTTTATTATCAATTAAATAAATTAAAGGAGGAAGTATTTTTGGCAAACGAAAAAAAGTATGTTGGTCTCACAGGTTTGATTAGTGTAATAAATAATATTAAGACAAAATATGCTCAGATACAACACGCACATGTTAAGTCAGAAATAATAGATTTTCCAAGCATTCCTTTTAAGACAAGCGAGCTGATAAATGACAGTGGCTTTAAAACTACTGATAATAATACAACATATACGCTAAGTAAATCAGGAGATGTTGTTACTTTAATTGGCAGTGATGATTCTACATCTATATTTGTCATTGAAAAAGAACTTCCTACTGTAACTACTAATAATGAAGGGGATTTCCTTAGAGTTGTAAATGGGGTTTGGGCTGCGGCAACAATTCCTAATGCAGAGGGGGCGAGTTTCTAATGGCCGAATATTTAATTCAAGAATCTACTTTAAATAATATTGGTGATTCAATTAGAAATACGTTAAAAGAATCAAATGTATATACGCCAGCAGAAATGGCTAATAAAATAAATACTCGTATGCTTGGAGTTCCTGATCCTATTGTTGCAGGAGATTATCCTATTTATGGATTAACTACTAGTTCAAAAATTACAAGCACATCTTATTCCGACTTAGGAGTATATGTTTTTACAGCTAATAGAGCTGGAACATATAGATTTAAATGGTGTTGTATGAAACCTGCTGTAACGTTAGGTGGTAGTGGAACTTGTGCAAGTGCTTTATTTTTAAATGATGTATCTCAATTTGAAAATACAAGCTTTAGTGATAATGTACAATATAATTCAGTAGATGTGACTATGAAAGTTGGAGATGTGGTGCGAATTAAAGCTAAGCATTCTGGCGGTATGTATGCAACATATGTTTATGGTGTTCATGTCTGTATAGGATGGAGCGATGCTAATGCGTTTTTTGTTTAACAAAATCAAAGAGTTTTTTATTGAATTTAAATTATTAAAAGATATGATTGAATCGTTAAGAGATGATATTTACAAGATGTAAAATTAGAAAAAGAAATTTTAATCGCCTTATATAAGGTGATTTCAAATAAAAAAAATAATAAGTAAAATTAAATAAAATTTTAAAGTAAGGAGATATTAAAATGGCCAAAAAACAATACTTAGACCTTACTGGTTTAACAACTCTTGTAGATGAGATTAAAGCTCTATTATCTGGTAAAGCAAACTCATCTCATAATCATGCCGCCTCCAATATCACATCTGGAACTTTATCTTCTGATAGACTTCCAACAGTTCCTATTGATAAGGGTGGTACTGGAGCGACAACGGCTGCGGCTGTTTTAACTAATTTAGGTTTAACTGCTACAGCGGCAGAATTAAATAAAATGGATGGAGTAACAGCTACTACAACTGAATTGAATTATGTTGACGGTGTAACTTCTAATATCCAAGCACAATTAGATAGTAAGGCTGCATCCAGTACTCTGTCTTCTCATACAAGTAATCAAAAAAATCCTCATGGAGTTACAGCTGCTCAGGTTGGAGCATTACCTACAAGTGGCGGTGCTATTTCTGGAGAACTATCTGTTTCAGGTAAAATTATGCAGGGAGCTACAAGTTCCGATTCAACCATTGCTAATATGAACAGATATCAATCAGATTTATATGTTCAAGGAGACGGTTCTGCTCCTAATAATCCAAAGGTCGCTGGGTTCTATCTTGGCAAGAGTCAGTCAGATGAAAATCGTCACATGGATATTGTTTCTGGTGGAGACTATTCATATATTGACTTTAATCAAACAAGTCACGAATCAGATTATGATGCTAGACTTTTAGTTAATGTAAATACTGGTGATACTCAGTGGATGTGGGGCCCTGGAATGACAACCCCTATCTTTAATGTAATGGGATATTTAAGGAAAAATGGTGTAGATGTAGCCACATTAAATGACCTTGGCGGTCATACTGGTGATAAATCTAATCCACACGGAGTAACAGCTGCCCAGGTTGGGGCTTATACTAAGGCAGAAATTGATAGTGCTTTAGCTGGCAAGCAAGCTGCTGGAAGCTACGCTGCAAGCAGTCACACTCATGATGATAGGTATTACACTGAGTCTGAAATTAATACTAAATTAGCTGGCAAATCTGATACAAATCACACTCATAATTATGCTGGCTCATCTTCTGCTGGCGGAGCAGCGACATCTGCAAATAAAGTTAATAGTTCTTTAACTGTTAAGTTAAATGGTGGTTCTACAGAAGGAACTAATATGTTTACGTTTAATGGTTCTGCTGCAAAAAGTGTAAATATTACGCCCGCTTCTATTGGTGCTCAGGCTGCTGGCAGCTATATGGATTTAGCTTCTGCACAAGCCGCAACTGGCGTAAAAACTTTTAGCAATGGAATTAAAATTGGTTCAGCTAAACTTACTTATTCATCAGATGCTTTAATAATTTCATTTTAATTAGGAGGTAAACTATGGCAACCGTAGAAATAAAATGTGATTCTGCCCCTAATTCAAAAACTTTTAAAAATTCTGCGTCCGTTCGTGTAACTTATACAACCTCTGGTGGGACTTTAAAAATCACTGAAATCGAAGGAAAAAGAACTGATGGTTATACTACTTATAACTACGACACCAGCTCTTGTACCGTAATTGTTGGCGGAGTGTCAAAAACCGTTTCAATCAATCAATCGATGTTTGGTCCTTCATGGAAAAAATGGGAAGCTACTGATACCACTTGGAGCGGTATTACTTATAGTTCGGTAAATATTACTGTTAAAATGCCTTCTGGAAGTTTAGCTCATAGTAGTTCGGAATTCAAAACAGATAGTGAAATACCAGTTCCTAAAAGCACTTATACAGTTTCATACAATGCTAATGGCGGAAGCGGAGCTCCGTCTAGCCAAACAAAGACATATGGAACTACTTTAACATTATCTAGCACTAAACCAACTAGAGCATCTGTAGTGGAAGAAAATACAACTACAACATATACTTTTAAAGGTTGGGGAACATCTGCATCTTCTAAAACAGCATCGTATCAGCCTGGTGGAAGTTATACAAAAAATGCCGATCTTTATTTATATGCAATATGGGAATCCACTGCTACTACTAAATATTATATTAATTATGAAACTGGTACTGGGCTAATGATTCCATCGCAAGTAAAACCTTCCGGAAGTGGGATAGTTTTAACAAGCACTACGCCAGAAAAAAATGGATTTACTTTTCTTAGATGGAATACAAGTAATGATGGGAAAGGTACAAATTATAATTCAGGCGCATATTATTCTGCTAATAGTAATGCTACATTATGGGCAATTTATAGTGCTTGGACACATACAGTTTCATATAATGCTAATGGCGGAAGCGGAGCTCCTTCAGGGTTTACTAAAACAGGTGGGTCAAGCGTTATATTATCAGAAACAGTTCCGACAAGAAGTGGATATGTTTTTAGATATTGGAATACAGCATCGAATGGCTCCGGTACTAAATATGAACCTGGTGATGAATATATATATGAACAAAATGGTGGGACTGTAACATTATACGCTATTTGGGCATCTGAAAATATTTCAATTGGTATTTCTGATAAGAAGTGTAATGCTTTATATTTCGAAGAAGATTCTACTTTATTGGGATTTAAAGATAATTCAGCTGTTGTTGCGGGTGAATTTATAGAGGGATCGTCATCTGTTAAAATTCAGCCTGGAAAGATGAGTTTTTTTGAAATAATTGAAAAGTAAAAATAAAGAGTGATAAGGCAGATCATTTAAAGATCTGCCTTATTATATTTTTTTATGTTAAAAGGAGTTTTATATGGCGCAATTAAAAAATACAACAATTGACGGCACGTTAAATGTTAGTGGGGCTGCATCTTTTGGAGATAAAGCAACAACAAGACAAAATTTAAATTATATAGGTGCAAATCCTGTAACTTTAAATACTGACACTCCTGCAACATGGAGAGCATTAGGTATGGGTGTTGCATATATTCAATCTAATGGAATTATAAATAACCAGCCATATCAATATGGTTTTATTGAAAATAGAGTAGCAGGAGAATTAATTTCTCAAACATGGACTTCTATGTCTGGAAATGGCGAGACATATCATCGGGAAGGAAATGCAAGTGGTTGGTATTCAGGTAGCGCAGAATGGGTACAAGTTGTAGACAAAAATAATGCATTTAAAAAAATTTGGGATGGAACATGGTTAAGTGATGGCAATGACATAGCTGAAACGCCAAATTATACTATGTTTTTAGTAGGATTAAAATCAAGTAGTGGAGAAGTACAAGGTACTCTTGTTCCGGTGTTTAAAAATGGAACGTTTATCAGAGGTATTGGTGGATATGTAAGCTCTACTACTACAGACTATACTTATCATTTTTCTGCAAATTTATCTGGTAATTCTTGGACTTTAGTAAATGCTGATTATTTATGGCATGGAAGTGAAAGTAACCATGGGAAAAGAGTGTTATGTACTCCTACTATTATTTATGGAGTAATTTAAGGAGAATATGTGATGATATTTATAAAGACAAATGATGATAAAAGAATTACTTGTGTAACAACTTATAGACCTAATATGGTGTGTTATGAAGATGAAATTGAATTAGAAAATCTTCCAAATGGGATAACATTAAATAATGTACATGATTATCTTTATATTGATGGAGAGTTTATTTATGATCCTGTTCCAGTTGTAACTATAGAAGAGCCGACAGTTTATGACAAATTAGAAGCACAAGTTTTATATACGGCAATGATGACTGATACTTTAATGGAGGATTAAATTATGAAAGATAAAATAGCAAAATTTTATAAATTTAAATTATGGACAAGAGATATGGTTGAAATTGCTGTTGAAAAAAATGTTATTACACGCGAAGAGGCTAATGAAATTTTAGGCATTGAATAATTACATATAAGGAGATGATGATATGCCAAATAAGGTACGTCAGGAATCTCAAGGTGTATATAATAAAACAGATACTAAGTATGATCCATTAAAAGTTGATGGCATACTTGGACCTCAGACAATCAAACTTACACAACAGCTTTTAGGTGTAAAACAAGATGGCTATATATCTAATCAGCCTATGCATATTAAATTTAATATTGATATGAATGCCACTACTTCATGTGTGTGGCAATTTGTTTATCTGCGTCATAAATATAAAGGCGGTTCGCCTATGGTAACTATGTTGCAGAAATTAGTTGGCGCTAATGCTGACGGATATTTTAATAAAAATACAATAAATGCTATGCAAGCCTTTCTTCATGGGAAAGGCTTTTCTTGTGGGCCGGTAAACGGAATACTTGGCCCACGGACAGTTGAGGCATGGCAGCGCTATCTAAATTATAAATACGGAAAGGGGGAAGTAGAGTGAGCACGTCAGTTCTTATTGCAATACTTACCTCCAGCACTGTTATTGGCGGAATAGTAAGCTTAATACAGTTTTTTGTTATTCGCCATTACAATCAGAAAGATAATAATCATAAAACACTTTCAGTGTTAGCTTACGATCTTTTAGCTACTAAGTTAGAAAGATGTTTAGATAAAGGATATGCTACCCCTGAACAACGCAGAGACGTTAAAGTTATTTATGACGCATATCATTCCAATGGTTGGAACGGCGATATGGATAGCAGAATGAAGAAATTTTACGATTTACCAATTAAACACCTTGATGATGTCTATAAAGGAAATAATGAATAGGGTTTGGGGCGACTCCCCTACCCTATTTTTCTAGGAGAAAAGTATGAAAAAAATACAACCTATTACTCAAGAAGAATGGGAAAAATGTAATGAGTTTAATAGGAATATAGTCGATGAATTTTTAAATAATTCGTTTCACTTATCTCCGCAGAGTAAGAAAGCGTATAAATCAAACTTGATGATTTGGTTTAACTGGGTAAGAAAGAATTTAAATAATAAACCGCAATATGAAATTAAACCGCTTGAATATTTGCGATATCAAAGCTGGCTCTTATCTATAGGCCATAGTTCATCAGATATTAGTAATAAACGAGCTGCAATTTCTTCTCTCTGTAATTATATGGAGATGTATTATATAGATCAATTTCCTAATTTCAGAACTTGTATTGCTAAGGGTATGAGTAAACCTGAGGCAAAATTTGTGCGTGAAAAAATTCCGCCTACAAAAGAAGAAATGGAGAAGTTGTTTACTGAACTTGAGATGCGTGAAGAATGGCAAAAACTTGCTTATTTAAAATATACATATGATACAGGTTGTAGACGCGCAGAAAGTATTCAGTTATTAAAAGAAGTAGTTGATTATATGCCAATTGTCAAAGAAAAAGAAATTGAAGACGAGGATGGCAATAAGCATACTGTTGTAATTAAGTACTATCGTAGCAATAGTACTCGTTGTAAAGGGCGTGGCGAAACTGGCAAGATTCGTAAACTGGTATTCACTCAAGATACAATGGATGCAATAAATAAATGGCTGGAAGTCCGTGGAGATGACGACTGCCCCTATGTATTCGTATCTGGTATTGGAAAAAATGTAAAGCAAATTAGCGATAGCGCACTTAATAAATGGGCGTCTGGTATATTCACTGAAATTCTTGGACGTCGTTTTCATCCGCATATATTGCGTGAAGCCAGAGCTACAACGGCGGTAGTTGAAGAAGGAAAATCTATTGAATCGGTTCAAAAACTTTTGGGTCATCAAGATTCCAGCACAACGGTTAATCATTATATCATCAGAGATGAAACTGATGAAGAAATAGACGAATTATTTATAGACTAGCTGATTTTTTCGGAAAGGATTTTTATGGAGATAATTATCCCTCAGAGCGTAGATAACTTATCGTTACCCGCTCCTGAACTCATTACATTTTATAAAAATTTAGAGAATAGAGTTATTTGGTTAGATTCAGAGGTGGACGACCTCTATTTAGAATATGCCAGATATATAATTGATTTTAACAGAGAAGATAAAGATATAGCTATAGAAGAACGTAAACCTATTAAGCTTATGATTATGTCTCCCGGCGGTTCATTAGCTATTAACAATGCTATGATTGACTTAATCAAAATGAGTAAAACACCGGTATACGGATATAATATGGGAACTGCAGATTCTGCCGCTTGCTTTATGTTTATGGCATGTCATAAAAGATTTGCAATGCCAAAAGCAAGTTTTCTGCTTCATAAAGGCTCTACCACTAATATGTCTGGTACTTATGATCAGGTTGCTGCAGAAATGGATGAGTATGAACGCCTTATTAGTGAGTTAGCATTGTTCATTTTAGAACATAGTTCCATTTCAGAAGAAACGTTAACTCAAAATCTTGGCGGTGAATGGTATGTAACAGCAAAGCAAGCATGCGAAGAGTATGGATTTGTAGATGAAATAGTAACTGATATTAATGTATTGCTGTAGGCGGTGGATTATGGCGAAAGCAAAAAATAAAATAAGGGTGAATTTCTGTGGTGAAAATGCCAGAGAAGTTACCGGCTCTATGACTCACATTGTTATGTCTAATCATGAAATATTGCTTGAGTGTGGCCTATATCAGTCCAACTCGCCAAGAGAAGATTACAAGGTTAATAGTCAGAAGTTTCCATTCAAAGTTCGCGACATTGATTATATATTTCTTAGTCATGCACATATCGATCATAGTGGCCTCATTCCTAAGCTTTATGCTCAAGGATGTAAAGCTAAAATAATTTGTGCAAAAGGAACTAAAGATTTATTTAAAGTGTTGGCGCTTGACTCTGCCTATATTATTAATCGCGATTGCGAATTTTTAAATAAGAAATATAAGATGAAGGCATCCCCCTTTTATACTGAAGATGATGTTTATACGGCATTAAAATATGTTCAGGAATATGAGTATGGTGAATTAGTTCAACTTGCAGATGATATTTCTGTTCGATTTGTTCCATCTGGTCATATTATTGCTGCTGCTCAAATAGAGCTTTGGCTTACTGAAGGAAATCAAACAAAGAAGATACTTTATACGGGAGATCTTGGCAATAGTATTCCTAAGTATTATGTTACACCATTTGAGCCAGTACAAAAGGCTAATCTTGCAATATGTGAATCAACTTATTCTGATGCAATTAGGCAAGTTACAAAGAAAGATAGAACTACTGATTTATGGAAGATAAATACGGTAGTTAAAGAGGTTTGTCAGGATAAAAATGGCAAAGTACTCTTCCCTACTTTTTCGCTTGATCGAACTCAAAACATGCTCACATTTTTATATGACATGTTTGGACATGATGAGAATTTCAAAGTGCCAATTTTACTTGATAGCCCATTAGCATCTAAGTTGACTGGAACTTATTTAAAACTACTTAAAGGCGAAGATCGTAAACGTCTTGAAGATGCGTTGATTTGGAACAATGTAACAATAGTTGATACATATGAGGATAGTCAAAGTTGGCAAAGAATGAAAAAGCCAATGATTATACTTGCGGCCAGTGGTTTTATGCAGGCTGGTAGAAGTAGATCTTGGGCTAAGACTATATTACCTGATTCAAAATCTCATATTATATTTATTGGATTTGCAACAGATGGAAGTTTATCTGGCAAGTTGCGTCAAGCTAAAACTAAGACTATTACTATTGATGGGAAAGCTTATGCAAATAGGTGTGGCATTACTACCCTACACTCTTTCTCTTCTCATATTCAACATGATGAGATGTTGAAATATTATAGTGAAATTATTTGCGAAAAAATCTGTCTTGTGCATGGTGAATATAAATCTAAGTGCGCATTTGGCAAGGAGTTACAGGAAGAAATTAATAAAAAAAATAAAACGAATAAAGTGGTGGTGGCAAATAAGTCAACATCGTTATTGATATAGTGTAGAGCCGGCGAGCTCTATTTTTTATTGTTTGGAAGGATGGTGAGCATGAAAAAGCTTGATAAAAGCTGGAACAGTGCTTTGGATAACGCTCTTGCAAGTGCGATGAGCGCTGATATTAGTACTTTAACTGCGGAATTAAGAGCCTATCTTTATCAGGAAATACAAGGTGCAGATATGCCTAGTGGTGTAAAGAACGCCATACTTAATAATGGGATTGCTGTTGAAATAACAAGCTCTACTACTGCTATTATCTCAGTTATGGTTGAAAAAGTAACAATATATGCGAATGCTTTTCCAAATACTGAAAGTGTTAACTTAGCAGCGTTATATAACTATGGTTGGAAAATTGGCAAAGATGCATTTTATTATCCTAATAAAGGAAGTAATGCGCAACCTCATTGGGGATTTTATTTAAATAAAGTTCCTGAGTTTGCAAGTCATCCTGCTACAAACTTTGCACAAAAGGCTGCTCAAAAATTGATGGCTAAACATCCTGGATGTTCAGTCACTGTTGGATAGTGAGGTGAAATATGGCCCAGGAATTAGATTTAAAAATAAAAATACTTAAAGCTAATGCCGAAGCAGATTTGTCTAAAATAATTACAGAGCTTGAAGGTAATCCAGTCAATCTCAAAGTTAAGATTGATGATAAAAATTTAAAGACGCTTGAAACTCAATTAACTAATATTGCAAAGAAGGCAAAGCAAGCTTCGAATAGCTTAAATAATATATATAAAAAGAGTTCAAAGAGTAAGGCTTTTGCAGATGCTGACGCCATGATTAAAAAGTTAGAAAAGCAGAAATCTAAGCTTGAAAAACTTAAGATGTCTGATACTATAACGAGTGGTGAAAAAAGTGCTATTACTAAGCAGGTTAATGCTATAGAACAGCAGCTTGGTAAATTAACTAAGGCTAAAGAAAGATATGTAAAAGATTCTTATAAATTTAGCGAACAAGCGCAAAAGAATCATGCAAAATTATTATCTGCATCTGACGATATATTTAATAAAGCATCACTTGCAGAGTCTAAATATCGAAAAAATGATATACCACGTCAACAAAAACGTATAGAAGAAAAGGCTTTAAAGAAGGCTCAAGAAGAAGCCGAAGTGTCAGCAAAAAAAGCCCAAGAAGAATTAGATAAAACATATCGACAATTAACCGGAGCAGATGGGGCTCTTACTGCTAAAGATAAAGGTTTATCGGGAACCTTACATAAACATAGTGATATAGCTTTAAAAGAGTTTGAGCAATTAAGAGATACTGCTAAACAATATCGAGATGAATACACTAAATTAACTGCTCAAGCCAATGATTTTCGTAATAAAATGGCCACAGGCCAGCCAGTTAATTTAGACGAGGTTTATAAAACTCAAGAAGCAATGAAAAATCTTACTGCTAATATGGATAATCTTCAAAAGAAGGCTGAACATTTAGCGGCGCCTACTCGACAGGCAATGAATGATAGTATTGCTTTTGATAAAATCGGTAGTAGATTAACTGATTATTATGGCAAGTATGAAAATCAAATAAGTAAAAATGTTAAATTGCAAGAACGTTTTCAGACTTTATTAGGTAAAGCTAATCGAGGTGATTTTGCTTCTATAGCTGAAGCTAATAGAGAATTTGCGGCATTCCGTACTGAAGCTCGTGCAGCCGGTGTTGAGATTGAAACTTTTGGATCAAAAATGAAGAAGACATTTGATACCATGGTTAGGTCTAATCTTGCTGGCTATGGTACGTTTGCTGTAGAAATGGCTGTAACAGATATATTACGAAATACAGTAGCTGTTGATACAGCCATGACAGAACTTAAGAAAGTAACAAATGAAACTGATGCAGCATATAGTCAGTTTTTAGATAATGCATCTCAAAGAGCTGAAAAGTTGGGTGCAACATTGACTGAAGTAGTAAATGCAACAGCGGATTATGCAAGGCTTGGTTATAACATAGATCAGGCTACTACTTTGGCCGATTCAGCTATCATCTATCAAAATGTAGGAGATGACATTGCGAGTATAGATGATGCAACCGCTTCATTGATATCAACTATGCAAGGTTTTGGTATAGCTTCAGAAGACTCTATGACTATAGTAGATAAGTTTAATGAAGTTGCCAATAACTATGCATCTAGTGCCGGTGATATAGGTGAAATGGTAAGACGTTCTGCAGCTTCAATGAGTGCTGCTGGCAACACGCTCGATCAGACAATAGCTTTGGGCGTAGCAGCTAACGAAGTTCAGCAGGATGCTGATACTGTCGGAACAGCTTTAAAAACAATGTCTATGAGATTGCGTGGATCAAAGACCGACCTCGAAGCAGCAGGTCTTGATGCTGAAGGTATGGCTTCGTCCACATCTAAACTTAGAAATGAGCTGATGTCACTTGCTGGAGTTGATATCATGCTTAACGAAGATACTTTTAAATCCTCATATGATATCCTTATGGGCATCGGTGAGGTATGGGATAGCTTAAGTGATATAAACCAAGCAAATATAACCGAGCTTCTATTCGGCAAGAGACAAGCTAATATTGGTTCAGCTATCCTGCAAAATTACGAACGAGCACAAGAGATATATGAAACATCTCTCAACTCTCAAGGTTCAGCAACTGCTGAAAACGAGAAGTATCTGGCGTCCGTTCAGGGTCATCTCGACCAATTTATGGCTAAGTGGGAATCATTCTCAACATCAATAGCCAATTCAGAAGGTCTTAAAATCTTCATTGATCTGGGTGGTCAGATAATTACCATTCTTGATCAACTGACAAAATTCTTTGGAAGTGCAACCATGCTAATAGTGCCTTTTATGGCTGCAATGTCCAAATTTGGTAACGTCGGTAAATTTAAATATGCCCTCTTACAGCAAGGTAATACAAGCTGTAGGATGATGGTGGCCTAATCACCCACTATGATGAACCCTTAAATTGCTGGAAAAGGCTAATGCCTGCAGACCAAAGCGGAGTCAGAAATGACAGACGTAAAGGTGGAGAAATTCGGAAAAAACATGCAGGATGAGGTATGCTGAGATAAAAGCCATCTATTTAGATGGTGCTAATCCTTGTAACAATGTCTAATCAGCAGCCAATCCCCTACCCCGCTTTTGCGACAAGGGGCAGGTTCAACGACTTTAAAGGGGTTCCGGTCTTGTCAACCGGTAAGAGAAAGTCTGAGCTACGGCGAAAGTCGTAGAGGAAGGTTGAAGTGCCTTCCCGCCATAATTTAGTTAAACCCTCTACAAAGAGGTTATCATATTGCTCTCCCCTACCCTATTTGGACTGGGGAGTTTTTATTAGTTATAGTTTTGCTCCGTATTTTACGGGGCCTTTTTTATTTTTTGAAGTTTGGAGGTTAGAGATGAACAATGGAACTTCTAAAGCATTCATTAGACTTGCTGTGACTGCAATTCTAATGTTAAATGCATGGCTCACTGCCAAAGGTATGAACCCTATCCCTTTTGATGAAGCAATGGTAACTGAGGTACTGACTTGTATTGCAGCTGGTTTATCAGGAGTTTGGGTTTGGTGGAAGAACAATAACGTTAGTAAGGAAGCTCAGGCTGCTCAAATGCTTAAGGATGACATGAAAGTTGATGGCATTCCTGATCTTTATGCGTATGAAACAGTTGAAATTATTGAAGATGATGAAGAATAAGGTGGTGTTTTAATGGCAACTAAAGTAACTGCGGCTCAAGTAGTCGCTAAGGCGGTTAGTCAAATCGGTGTTAAGGAATCGCCTAAAAATTCAAATAAGGTAAAATATAATGTTGCGTATTATGGTAGTAATACTGCTGCTCCATGGTGCGCTACTTTTGTATGGTGGGTATTTAAAGAATGCGGAGATACTTCTATTCTGCCGCTAGGCAAAAAGTCTGATTACTGTCCTGATATTGGTGATTATATTATTGCTAGTGGCAGAAAGAAAGCTAAGAATGCTGGTCAGCCAGGGGATATTGTTCTGTTTGATTTTAATGGAAATGGAACTTCTGATCATATTGGTATTATCGAAAAGAAGAATTCTGATGGATCCTATTCTTGTATTGAAGGTAATACTTCACTGACAAGCAATTCTAATGGTGGCGAAGTAATGAGAAGAAAGAGATATCAGTCTCAAATTAATCATATTTATAGACCACCATATGCAAGCGCAAGTACAAGTAGCACAAGTACAAGTTCAAAATCTTCTAGTAGCTCAAAATCATCCAGCTCAAAATCATCCAGCTCCAAACTTACAGTTGATGGCAAATGGGGTAAGAATACAACTAAAAAGAGTCAAAAAGTTTTAGGTACAGTGCAGGATGGTATCGTTTCTAATCAGTGGAAGTCATGTAAGAAATATCTGCCTAATTGCTTAACTGATAGCTGGAAATTTGGTAGCAGTAATAAGACTGGTTCTACAATGGTTAAGGCGCTGCAGAAGCTGGTTGGAGTTTCTAGAGATGGCGTTATGGGTAAAGGCACAGTTAAGGCTCTACAGAAATTCCTGAAGAAAAAAGGATATTATAGTGGATCTATTGATGGTATTTGCGGATCAGGTACTGTTAAGGGTTGGCAAAAATATGTTAATAGCAAGCTTTAATCTTGCCTAATTTTGTCAAATATGCTATAATACATAGGCAAAGTAGTATCGGTTCGTGCCGGTGTTTTCAATGTATTAACCCGTCTTCTATGACGGGTTGAATTTTTTATTATAAAATATAAAGCCCGCCTTTTATTGAGACGGGCTTTTATTAATTATGCAAAGAATTCATATAGATGCAAAATAATGTTGTTGAACTTATGTTGTGTTTCGACACAATCATTGCAATATCGTCAACGAGTAGTTTAAATACTTGATCAATAGATATATTGTATTTCTTTAGTAGTATATCTAATTCTTCTATAATCATTTTGATACTTATGTCTGAAAGCTCTTTAAACTCTTTATTTATTTGAGTATCACTTGTTTCGGTATTAGTTATTATTCTGGCTAAAATACATTGTATTGAATCAAACATAGTTACACCTTATTTATTTCAATAAGCATCAATATTAAAAATAACACACCTACCCTACTTCTTCTCCCTAATGTTCTTGTCGATAGCAGATGCTGCACCGATAACAGCGCCAGTTGGACCAGCAATGATACCACCTGCAACTGCACGGCCTACTACGGATGCAGATTTAGGTTTGCTGTCACGGAGATCAAGACCTGGGCCTGTATAACCACCTCTTTCAAAAAAATCATGCATCTTTTGTTTATATTTTTCAAATAATTTTTTGTCGAGTTTATCATTTTCTGGGATATCAACATAAGTTTCCCAAAAGAATTGATATATCGTTGGAGTAAAATCAAATAAAGTAACTGGTTCTCCTTCTTTTTGAGGCCATTCATTTATTTTATGATTTGTATTTATCATTTGTGCGTTTTTATATTTTTTAGTAAAAGGGATACATTTAGGATCGCACTCGAGACAATGCTTAGTATCTGAAGAATTACTATAATACGTTTTTAAATTTCCACATTGTGGACAGTAGCATATTTTATACATAATATCACCTCCATACATCCATATTTTACCAAAATAATGTAAGATTAAATAAAACTACTTAGGGTTTAAAATACCCTTAATAGTTACAAAACAACTAAATTATGGTCAGTAATAATTGGCTGATTACCAATTATGAAAGTAACAGAATGATATTTAAATCCATTGAAAGAATGGATGCGGATGGTAATATTACTAATGCTGTTTCATGGGGTATTGGTGGATTTGGACAAGCTAAAAAAGACAAACAAGAATTTCAAGATGCGTTAAACGAACAAGCTCATAAACGAGATAAGCAAGCTATTGCAGACTTTAATCATATGGTTAAAGTGCAAAACAAGAGTGTTAGTGAAGCTATTGCAAATTTAGGTGGGGCATCTGAAGCTGTAAAGCAATACTGTCAAGATGCTGGTGCAGCAGGTGCTGATGTTGATAAGTTCACTGAAAAACAAAAAGCTCAGCAAGAAGCTCTTGAAAAATCCAAGAAAGGCTTCAAAGGACTATCTGCTGCAACTAAAGCTATGGGCGCTAATATCCTGCTTGATCTTGGTGTTGCTGCTGCCATTGCTGCTATCTCTGCTGGCTGGAACAAACTCAATAACGAATTTAAAATCACACCTGCCAAAAAGATCGAAGCCATGGAAACTACAGTCAACGACTACAATGCTGCCATGGAAGAAAGTCAGAACGGCATTAAAACTATTCAGTCTCTTGAATCTGAATTTACTAGACTTTCTCAGGGTGTTGATGATAGCGGTCGTAATATCAGTCTAAGTGCTGAGGAATATGAACGATATAACGAGATAGTTAAAGAGTTGGTGGGTATAAGTCCTGAGTTAGTTCAGGGTTATACTGCTGAAGGAAATGCGATTGTAGATCGTAATACTGCTATCAAGGATGGGATTCAAGCTCAGAAGGATTATGCGGATGCGGCTAAAAATGCTTATACTGCTTCTATTAATGATATTGTCAAAGGTTCTAAAGAAAACATGAAGACTTCCACATCAGAAATGCGTGGTAGTCTTAGCGATTTTAGAGGATTAGATAGTATTACTTCTGATGTTGGATATAGTTCGAGATTAATAAATAAAGCATTAGGATATCAAGCAGATTTAACGACTGCTTCTGCTGAAACTCTAAATGATATTTATACTCATCGTGCTGAAATTATAAAATTAGCTAAAGAAGATGGCGTTGAAGAAGATAAAATTGCTGAAATGGAGGCTTATCTTAGTCAAATCGGTTCTGCATATTCTGAATTCGAATCATCTATCCAGCCAATTTTAGATGTACTTAATGCATCTATTGCTGAAAATGCAAAAGTTCTTCCTGAATCTATGAGGGATAATTTACAAGCTGGGCTTAAAGAAATTGCAACTTTAGATATAGATGGCACAGAAATGAAAGCTAAAGCAATTCAACTCGTTGATACATTAGATACAATTTATAAATCTAATGAAGGTGGATATGCTGACGCTTTAAAAGAAGCCAAAGAGGCTCAAGAAGACTTTATGGATTCTGATAGGTCTAAAGATGATGTTATTGAATACGATAAAGTTGTTCAGGATCATATAGACACCATAACCGACTTAGCTAAAGAATACCAAAAAGCTGGTGACGATATTACCGCTGCGGCATTGTTTGAAGAAGCTTCTAAAATGGCGGACTTTGCAACAGAGAATGTTCTTACTCTTGCTGAAGCATTTAATCCTTTAGCATCTGCGATGGAAGAGGCTCAAGGTGCAAAAGAGAAATTTGATAATGCTATGTCAGCTAATCCTGATTATGATACAGCTATCAATAGTTTTGGCGAAATTTTTGATGAAATTCTAGATGGCGATGATAATAAAGGTAATGGAAGTAAGGCATTTTGGCAAGGCGCAGAACAAATTCTCGGTTCAAAAACAATTCGTGAACTTGGCGGCGATTTCGATAAGGTTAATGCTCGCTTAAAAGAACTTAAATCTGGTGCAAAAGATAGTGCTTCTGCAACTGGTAAGTTCTTTAATATGCTTTTAAATAATGCAGATGAAATTGCAGAATTAGATTTAGGTAAAGTTTGGCAAACATCAAATGGTGAAATTAAGTTTGATATTGATTCAAGCAATTGGGCTGAAGTTGCTGATATATTAGGCGTATCATATGAGTATTTAATTGCTATGCTTGATATGTCTAGAAAATGGGCAGAAATTGATTTATCTGATGATAATGCTGTAAAAACAGCCATTAGCGAAATGGAAACAACCCATAAAACTGCTGATGGAGAAATGTATCAGCTTTATAGCAATATTCAATCTGAGGCTGTTGCCGCTGGATTAAGTATAGAAGAACTTGATGGGAAAATTAAGGATCTTACTTCAGAAGGTGTCCATGTAATCGATTTAGAGGTTGATGCTCCTGAAGATATTGCTGGCGCTCTTAGTGGAATGAGCAGTCAGCTCGCAACAGAGAAAGACGGAAAATATAAAATTAATATTGAGAAAACCGTTGCTCAGTTGTTGGATATGGGAGCTAGTGAAGCTCAAATTGAAAAAACCATAAGTAAATGGGAAAAAGACGAAGATAAAAAATTTGAGTTACAAACAAAGAAACCTGATGATACTGAGTGGTCTGAATGGATTGGCAATATTAAAACAGAATGGCAAGCCGGTCTAGAAGATACTGATGATCCTTTCACAAAACTTTCAGACTCTGCAGATAAATTTGCTTCTTCAATTGAAAGATTAATAGCAGCATTAGGTTTTATGCCTGATATTGATATAGAAAGTAATCTTGACGATGTAAAAGAAGATATTGAAGATTTTGCTTTTAATTATGGCAATTTATCTGAGCTTGAAAAAGAAAAAGCTGTTGAAGGAATTAGCAATGAAATTGAAGAAGCCAAAGAACAACTTGATACTCTTAAAGCTTTAAGAGATGATCCTAATAATAAACTTACAAAAGATCAAAAAAATCAACTTGAATTAGATATAACTAATGCTGAAAAGAATATTAAATTATATTCAAAGCTATTAGAAGATGTCAAAGACGATGGCGTTATTAATAATAGTATTAATTGCACAGTTAAAGGATATGATGAACTTTTAACTGCGAATGAAGCTATAGAGGAAAATTCCGAAGAACCTGTTGAAAAAACGGTTGAATATACTGCAGTTTTACAAGAAGAATATGATAAAATTGAAAACTGGGGATTAAGTGAATATGCTGAAGAAATAAAGAATGGTACTATTCAATCTGTTTTCGGAAATGTTGATATGGATAAGCGACCTATTATTGAATGGTCGGATAAATTAAAGAAAACATATCAAGATGAACTTGCAAGTTGGGTTGATAGTGACGGCAATGTATATGATCCTATAGTTGGACAAATTGATACTGTTTTGGGCGGTTCAGGTGGATTTAATATAGGTGACGAAGTTGTAGAAATTGCTTACACTCCTATTATGGAGGTTGATGGCGAAGCAAAATATCTTGGTAAAAATACTTTGGATAATTACATACAAAGTATTATAGATGAGGCTAACAAAGATGGGCAATGGTCACTTGATGAAATTTTAAAACTCGATGCTAAGGGTTTAAAAGTTGATAAAATTAATAGTGCTGGTGAGGTTGTAGGTAAAGAGTTTGTTAAAGGCGTAATTGCCGCTGTTGGTGATGAAGGCGCAATTTCTGCACGAGACGTTGGCGAATTAATGCATTTTGCTGGTGATTATGGTGCTATTGGATTAGCTTCAAATGTTGAAAATCTTTCCAAAGAAATTGAAGTAGTATATGATGATTCAAAATCATTAGACGATGTTGTTAATAATATACGTTTAATCGAAAATGAACAAATACAAAAAGAAGTTCTTTTAAAAACTGTAACTGATGGCACATATAATGAAATCTTTAAAGGTTTATCTTATAATGATCAGAACATTGTCTTAAATGCAATTGTACAAGGCGATGGCAATTTTAATCAGCTTAGAAGAATTATCGAGAGAATCGATAATGAAGATATTAGAGCTCAAATTGTTGCAGAATTAACTAATGCTGGAGCATTTAATGAATTTTTAAATAATATTAATCTTCTTACCAATGAAGAGAAAAAAGTTGTAGTTGATGCTCTTGTCAAAGGAAAAGGCGACGCTGAAGAATTAAATGAAATATTATCTAACTTATCAGAAAGAGATAGAATCAAACTTACTGATTTAATAGAATCTACTGGTATAAAACTTACAGCTGATACTTCAGGTGTTGAAGAAGGCGTAGATATAGTCGAACAAAAAATAGGTCTTCTCCCTCCTTCTCATAATACTGTATTTGACGCTGATCCTTCTAAGGCATTATTCGCTTCTAATCAAGTTAATTTAGCAATTAATGATATTGACAAAGATCCATTTATAACTATTGGTGGAGGACTTTCGCCTAATCTTCAAAGTGCGTTAAATCGTATGAAGTCTTTGTTAAGCCAATCGAAAGCTGCTGGTTGGGTTCCTGCTGCAGAAGGCACATCTAATCGCCGTGTCTACCCTTCTATGGCTAGTGGTGGTAAAGTTGGACCAAATGGAAATGGTGGATTAACTCTTACCGGCGAATTAGGAACTGAACTTGTATGGCTTCCGGATCAAAATGAATCATTCTTAGTTGGTCAGTTTGGTCCTGAAATGGTTAATCTCCCTGCCAACGCCGTTGTTTGGCCTGCTGATGAAACTCGTCGTATTATTGGAGATACTATTCCGCATAGTCGCATGAGATTTGGCTCTTCTGCTGAAGGGCATATGACATTCGGTTCTATGTCTACCGGTGGCTTTAACTCTTCTAGTTACGGTGGATCCAGTTCAAAATCTTCTTCAAAGAGTAAATCTTCCTCTTCTTCTTCCGACTCAGCTTATGAGAAAGCTAAAAAAGAGCTGGAACATCAGCTTGAAATGGGCTATATCACAGAAAGTGAATATTATACTAAACTCAAGAAGCTCTATGATAAATATAAGAAAGATCTTAAGAAGAATGTTGATGATCAGCGTGCAGCTCTTGAAGATTTACGTAGTGCTTGGATTGATGCTTATGAGGCTGCTGTTGATTCTTTAGATCATCAGCTTGAAATGGGTAAAATTTCAGAAGCTGACTATCTGAAACAGCTTAAAGCTCTTGGTGATAAATACTTTAAAAATCGTAAAGGTTATGATAAGGAGTGGAAAGATCACCTCGAAGATCGCAAAGATGCTGCTAATGATGCTTATGATGCTGAAGTTGAAGCGCTCGAAGATTCACTTGATCGTGGTTTAATTAGTATCCAGAATTACTATGCTGCCGTTACTAAGTTGCAGAATAAATATCTGACTGGTAAGGAAATGGTCGATGATCTCAAAGATGCCCAAGATGACATGTATGATAATCTCATGGATGGTCTTGATAAGATTTGGGAAGATGCTGAACAGCAGATAGAAGATAATGATTTATTTGGCACTTGGGTTGAAGGCGGCCCTACTGCCATCGAAATCATGGAAGATGCATTTGACGAAATTGAAAAATTAAGTCATGATTATTTTGCAACAGAAACTGAACGTCTTGAATATCTTAAGGATAAAGAGCGCGAACTTGCAGAGGCTCGTAAGGATTATTATGAGGAGCGACAAGACCAATTAGATACGATTCTTGATTTAATTGAAGATATGCTTCGTCAAGAAGCTGAAGATTATATCGATTCTTTAGAAAAGCAAAAGGATGCGTATCAGGATATTATAGATGCCAAAAAGAAGTCCTTACAGCTTACTGAACGTGAACTGGATTATCAGGATGAAATGAATGATTCTGCGCAAGAAATCAGTAAGCTTCAAGCTCGAATTGCAGTTCTCAGTCGTGATGATAGTAGAGCTGCAGCTGCAGAACGAGCAGAATTAGAAGCTCAGCTTGCAGAGGCTTTAAAAGATCAGAATCGAGCACAGCGCGACGAAACTTTGAATAGAACTGAAGATAGTCTTGATAAACAAGCTGAATTATTTACATCACTTATTGATAAGCAGATTGAAGTTGTTCAAAATTGGTTAGATAATAAATCAGCTGTTCTTGAAGTAGTTATGGATACTGTTGAACAACGCGAGACTAACAATCTTCTGAATCGCCTTATTGCTTATAATGGTGAACATGGCGACGCAATGATGTCTACTATTGAAACCGCAATGAAAGATCTTGATGGTTTAATTGCGGAATATGGTAATGATGTTGAAAGTATCGTTGAGATTCTTCAGAAAGGTATTAATGTTCATGTTACTGGTGGTATTATCGGTGTAGATCAAACTGATTATGCTGAAACTCAGACGGAAACTAAAAATAAACCGATAACGCATCATGATGGCCTTGCAACTGGATTTACTGGTAATGGCGCAGATCAGAAACAGCATGAAGTATATCGTTTACTTACTGATGATGAATTAGTATTTAATCGTGAAGATCAGTTGCGTATTGCAAGCCAGCTTCAGGTTCTTGATACTGTGAAAAAATCATTTTCTAATTTAGCTAAAGGCACTATTGCGCAGCCGTCGCAAACTAACCAGACTATTGAGTTAGTTATTAATGCCCCTATTACAATCCAAGGTAATGCAACTACCGATGTGGTAGAAAAGATCGAAAAGGCTATAGATAGCAGCGCAGACAAAGCATTATCTAAACTTAACGAAGCGCTTAGGATTAATGGTGTTCATAGTAGAGCATCATCAAATTTACGAAAAAATTAATTATTTCTTGTGGACGTCTTATATGGGCGTCCACTTTTATTTATATTAAAAGGAGGAAGCTATTTAGATATGTATAAATCAACTGGATTTATCTTTGATGGTGTATCGAGTGAAACGTATGGCCTTATGATCTATTTTCTAGATGACCAAACTGAACGTGAAATTTCTCTTGGTACAGATGTTGAAGTAATTGAAGATAGGCTGCCGAAGCGAATTAATCCTATTCATTATGGTGTGGATATAAATAAATCAATGAGCTTCCCTCTCACTTTTGGCAGCACTGAATATTTAGAAGACTATGATGTAGATGCCATACTTTCATGGCTGACCGGACATCAACAATATAAATGGTTAGAATTTCTTGATGGTGATCATTATGTTAGATATAAATGTCATTTGAATAATATGACATCTATATACATTAATGGTCTTCCTGTTGCATTCTCATGCGATGTAGAATGCGATGGACAGTTCGCTTATGAATATCCGCGTGAATACTCGTATGATATTAGTGAAACAGAAACTTATATTGAATTTTTTAATAAAAGTTCATACAATGGATATCTTTATCCACAATTAAAGTTAGAGTTTGCAGATGATTGCAGCTCTTTTTCTATTATTAATGAAAGTGATAACAATCGTGAATTTAAAATTGATTGTTTTGATAGAGTCGTAACAAATACTTCGGCTAATGAATATAGATATGAAAGTACTATTGCAGAGGAAGCGTTAGATGTGGATGTCAATACTGAATTAATTTCATGGCAAGTAAAAGAAATAACAGCTACTGATATTTATTCTGAAATTATTAAAGGTGAAATTGATGAAGTTGAAATTTGGATAGCTTTACCACAAAACAGTAACAAAGCTTTATATTCTGAAGATAAAGGTGAATCATGGCATGAAGCCTCCCCTGCCCTACCTCATGTTGGAAATTGGACAGGATGTTTTGGTGAAAGTGGTTTTGTAGCAATTTGCACTGATAACGATCAGGCTATTGCAACTTATTCCCAAACAGGAAAAGGTTGGACATCTACAATAATTGAACTTCCAATATCTCAAAAATGGCAAAAGGTAGTTTTTGTAGAAACTGATGGTTTTATGCAGAATCAATATATTGCTATGGGTGGCTCAGATTCGTCCATTATTGCTACATCTGCTACGGGTTGGGCTTGGCAAATAATTTCCCTTCCAGTTGCTCAAGAATGGCGATCTGCTGTTGCAGGAAATAATAAAATATTATTAGTTGGTGGCAACTCAAATATTGCTGTCATGTCTACCGATTGTATACATTGGGAAGAAATAACTTTGCCTAAAAATGCAGCTTGGAGCGCTGGTGCATATGGCCCAAATGGCTTTGTAATAGTAGCCGATACTTTATATGGTAGTGGTAGTAAAGAACCGATTGCTCTCAGATCTATTGATGGCTATTTCTGGGATGTTATAGATTTTCCAATTGGCAGTTGGTCTGATATGACTTTTGGCAATAGTATGTATATGGCTGTTGGTGAAAGGCAATTTATTTATTCTTTTGATGGGGAAATTTGGACTAGTAATACCCTTCCTGCAAATTCAAATCACATAATTTTTCAAGGCGATTATTTTATATGCCCTATTGCATTAAATAAATATTTAATATCTGATTCTGCAGCGACTATAGCTGGAGAATTTGAAATCATAGTGCCAGCTGATTCTGCTTTTACAGTTAGTGATGTATATGTATCCGCTGTTATTGGAAATACCATTTCTGATACATCTTATATTTCTAATGGCACTAAACTTTTAGCTACAAATACAGATAGTGGTGAAATAACAGGTGGTGAATTTGTAGCGATTACTACAGATTTAAGATATGGGCAAGATATATCAGGTATTATGATGTCTGCAACTTTTGACAAAGATACTAAAACAGTAACAGTTAAATATACTGCAGATTCAAATCATACTTCCGCTATAAATGCCCCATTATCTGTTATTGTTGAATATAAAACTTCTTCAACAACAGATCTTGGATATGATGGCTTAGTAGTTAATTTTGATAATTCAAATCAAATAATTACAACAAATAAAGAAACTCTTAATATGTACGAGTACTTTAATAAACGGTTTTTAAGACTTGTTAAAGGTCTTAATAAATTAAAAATTAAAACAGACGGTGGTAATTGTAAAGCAATTATCATTTGTGAATTTCTAAGAAAGGTTGGTGGACGATAATATATGATTGTGGATTTTAAATCTATTAGTCATGATTTTTATGGCAAAATTGAACAACCTGTGTTAATGTTGAAAACTCCTGATGGTAGAGCTATAACTACAATTAGTAATTATTATGGATTAGACACCATCTTTCGTTTTAATGATGTTTCCGAAGTAACATTTTCGGTTCCTGCGTTTTATGAAGGAATTCCTAATAATGGATATGAGGAAATACATGGATTAAGACTTGTAGAAGTTGAACCTTTTGGAGATTTTATTTTAGTTAATCCTGAAATTTCTAATGAAGGTGGTAAAAAAGAGATTAAAGTATGTAAGGCGTATTCTCTTGAGTACGCCTTTAATAAAAAGAAAATTGATATTGCAGCCGGAACATATAATTTTTATAATCCAATCGATAATACTGATACTATTATGCAGATAATAGTTGATTTGATGCCTGATTGGAGTATTGGGGAAATAGATAGAAAACTTATAGGACGTTGGAGAACTTTCGACAATATAGATGACAATTTATATTCTTTTATGATGAATACTCTTCAAGAGTCATTTAATTGTTTATTTCTTTTTGATACATTTAATAAAAAAATAAATGTAATGGAAGCAAACAGATCAACTTATAAATTACCAATTTATCTTTCTTATAATAATTTAATTAAAAATGTTAAAATTACTGAACTTTCCGATGAAATTGTTACAGCTCTTTCTGGATATGGTTCAGGAGACGATGTTGATATACGTACTGTAAATCCTAATGGAACAAATACAATTTATAATTTAGATTATTTTATTTCTAATGGAGATCTTCCAGATGCTTTAGCTGCAAAATGGGTTACATATGATGATTCTTTGGAAGTATATCGTCAAATATTTTCTAATTTATCAGTTTTAGAGACTCAGAAAATAAATGAACGCGAATTAGCAAATGCAAAACGTATTGTACTTGAAACTGAATATGATAATTTAAATACTACATATCTTACAGCTCAAACAAATAAAGATGTTAATGCGGATTATGATTATGAAATTGCAGTTTTAAGAAGTTCTCTTTTAGCAAAAGAAGTTGAGCTCAATATCCAAATTAAGCATATCGAAATGCTTGATACTGATATTGCAGAAATTGAAAAGAAGATAACAGAGATTACAAATGTTTGTAAAATTGAATCTTATTTTACAAAAGAAGAGATAAAAATTCTTAGCCAATATTTTATACATGATTCTATAGTAGATGATACATTTGTTATTCCTGAATATAGTTCTGCTATTTTAGAAAGCACATCGAATGTTATAACAGAAGATAATTTTGGAAGAATTAAAATAGTCGGTGCAGAAACATATGCAAGTAATATTGCAGAAGTTTTTACAACCGATGAGAACGGAGTTTATCAAGCTTATACTATAGACCCGGAAAATGGCGAATCTATTTATAATACTAATAATGCAGATCTTTTCCATGAAATTGATTTGAATCCTGAAATTGCACAAACAGTGGCAGATCAGCTCAATGACAATGAAAAACGAAAAATGTATGAATTTAGAGGCGGTATATTTGATTTTGCATATGTTGTATATGATGAAATTGAGGGGATTAAAACACCTAAAAATGTAAATCTTAAAGGTGATATTGTAAATGTAGATTTTGTTTATAATATTGATAATATGTTAAATTGGGAGAATGATAGCTCTCCTGATATTACAAAATTAGGACATTATACTCTCTCAGCAACCCTTAGAAATGCCGAATATGATGGCGTATCATACCCTAATATGAATTTTTTAATACAAGGTATGATTAGAAATAACATTCCTCAGATAGATGATCATTTTATTAGTTTTGAAATTAGCAACGCAGTATTTTACATAACCGCTTCAAATACTGTATATCAAAAGCAAACAATTATACAAGAACTTTATGATTATATAAATGATAGTTTAAAAAAGCTGTCTACTCCATCTTATGAATTCTCGGTTGAATCCGGGAATTTTGTTTTTGCAAAAGAATTTGAACCTTTTAAAAATCAGCTAGAACTTGGTTGTACAATCAATCTTGCACTTGATGATAATGAAGATAATATAATTCAACCTATTCTTATTGAGATTGGTTTAAATTATGATAATGAATCTAGTTTTACTATTACATTTAGTAATAAATATCGCTCTTCTGGTAGCGAATTTCAACTCGCCGATATAATTACCAATATGAGCCATAAAACGCAGTCTGTGGCGCGAAATAAAGGTAATTATCAAGCATATAAAGATAGCAAGGCTGGAAGTCAAGTATCAAATCTTACAACTTCTGCAATTGACGTAGTTAAAAATAAAGTCATTAATTCTTCTAATCAAGCTATTGAATGGAATAGCTCTGGTATGTTTTTTAGAAAGAAACTTTCAGATGGTTCTTTTGATGGACGTCAAATTGGGATTATTAATGAAGATATAGCATTTACAAAAGATGGTTGGAAAACAGTGGATATTGCTATTGGAGCATATAATGATCCTGATAATGAAATTGAAGGATATGGTATTATCGCGCCTAATATTATTGGCACTCTTATCGCCGGTGAAAATCTTATTATTGAAAATGAAAATAAACAATTTAAATTTGATAAAACTGGTGCATGGCTATATAATTCTTCTCTTGCATTTGTACAGGATTCTATGCCTGAGAAAAATTATCCAGGCGGAAAGCTTTTAATTGATCCTAATTATGGTATTGCTGCAGGTAATGATAAACTATTTACTTTAAATGGTACTGAAATAACACCATCATTTTGGGATAAAGAAAATGATGAAATTATTTGGGATGAAAATGAGCTTGTTGAAACTGCCGATGGATCTATGTATTATGTACCGCTTAATACTCAGTTTTACTTTGATATACATACTGGCAACGCTTATTTCTCAGGTACTATTAATGGTAAAAATATTATTGCAGAAACCATTAATGGCCTTGCAATAATGCCAGGAACTATTAGTGGCGATGCGCTTGTAGATGGTTCAATTGATTTAGGTAAACTTTCAGGCGATACTATTCCTACAAGTTTTATTAAGGGTCTTACTAATAAAAACTTTAAAGATGGAAAAATTGTTGCCGATGAAATAGATGCAAAAAATATTAAAAATGCATATGAAAGTAACGGCACGCTTTGGTCTGGTAAGAGTTTGATGGGTAAAGATGCAAATGGTGATATTCTTGAAATTGATTTTATCAATTCAATTAAAAATCAATTTAGTGGTGCTATATTTGCATTTAGCTATGAGTATGGTGAAGATAGCGATTGTTATTGGACATATACTTTTGTTCCTAAATATCATATTTTGCATCATGAGGGAGAAGGTGTTAGTTTTGAAATGACTACTCCATCAGGTTCAGATGCAGGTCATAAATATTTATATATAAGCAATAATAAAATGATTGGTCATGATAATAATGATGTTATTGTACAAGGTGAAAATGAAATTTATAAAAATGACAGATGGTATTTACGTTATGTCATAGGAGTTTAAAGGAGAATTAAATGAATACAAAAATTACTAATGAACAAATTAAAGAAGCTATTTCTAATGTTGAAATTTATCTCGGTAAAATGTCTGTTTCCGGAGATAATGTATTTGTTTTAGCAGAATGTAGAAGTGCTTTACGTCAAATTATTACTCTTATTCCTAAAGATTTTGAAGAAGATATTGAAGAAGATGTTTCATCAGAATTAGTTGAATAATATATAGAAAGGAGAAACATATGTCTTTATGCAATCCTCCGTTTAAATTATCAGATATTACTTTTATAGGTGGCGATTATCAAGAAATATTATTTCATATTCATGATAATGATAGAGGTGGCCGTATGGATATAGAAAATCTACAGTTGATTTTCTCTGTTGTTGATTATCAAAATAGATATGGCACACCAATAATTTCAAAGCCATGTGAGATATCTACAAATGATCCTACTGCATTTTCGGCTATATTATTGCCAGAAGAAACAAAAGATCTTGCTGATAAATATATTTATCAAATAACAATTAAAGCACCTAATGATAAACAAAAAAATTTTCAGGGGGTAATGACTATAGATAAAAATATTAACCCTGATATGATTGTGTATTAATGATAGGTGGTGAAAAATTGCTAACTACATATTTTTTAAATTGTATTGCACAAGAAATTTTTGGTCATCCAGAGACTTCAAAAATTCCATATGATTATTATATTGCGTTATCATCAACTGAGCCAAAGTTAGATGGTAGTGGCGTTACAGAACCATCTATAGATACAGGATATCAACGTGTTCGTATAGATAATTCACATTTATTTTTTGGTGAAATTAATAATGATAGAGTTTTAAATCATGATAAAGCTTATTTCCCAGAATCAATTAAGCCTTGGTATGATATTTCTTATTATGCGATTTTTGATATGCCTACCGATGGTAATTTACTTATGTTTGGTAAATTAGATTCTATAATGAATGTTCCGATAAAAACCATTGTATCTATTCCTATTGAGACTTTAGGGATATCTGTAAATAATAGTGTAGGTGGTGATATTAATGAGTATCAATATAAATATTAATCAATCGCATAATGTTATTACCATTGATGTCCCCTATTCTACTTGTCAAAATATTGATATTGACTATGGATCATCTTATAATGATTTAACATTATCGGTATCTGATTTCCCAGTTTTTATTAAAACTCAATTTCTTTTAAATGAAATCTTTGTAAATAATGAAATTTGTTTTAATATGGTTTCTCAGAGGCTTGTAAAAAATACTGACCCATTTCTAATTAAAGGTATTGATACAATGACTCTTGATAATTTAGATATAGATCAAGATATTATATTTTATAGCGTATAGTGAGCAATTAATTTTGCTCACTATTTATTTTTTTTTGAAAGGAGTCTACATGGCAGAAATTAATAAAACTGTTAATTACGGTTTCAATATATTTGGCGACGATCAGACTTCCCTCACTTTTAAAGAATTTCGTAAATTATTAGCTGGTACGGGTAATACTGAGGCTGAGTTTTCTAATATGCAAAAGATTGATGCTGTACTAAAACAGTATGCTACTGCTATTAATGATAATTTATTATCCTCTAAAAATTATACGGAAGAACAGATTGCCGCATTTAAGTTAATTAATGATGAATTAATCAAATCAAATGAAGATGGAAATTTAATTATAGGCGGAGAAAAAGGTAAACCTATTGAATTTAGGGATGGCTCAACAGTTTCATATTTAGGTAATGGAGTATTTACCGTTAATGGCGTAGAAGTTGATTATGTAAGAATTGTTGATTATATATTAAAATTTAATCCTACAAATGGACATCTCCAAATTTCTTATAAACCCAAAAATACTGGAGGTGTTATTTAATGGCTAGTGGAAGTTTTACTAAACAAGTTGGAAATAGAAAAAATACTGAAAATGAATATATAAAAGTCTGGTGGGAAAGTACGCCGGATGCTGCAAATAATAAATCAAAAGTTCGTGCTTACGCTAAAATGTATCGACCATGGTATATAGCAGTGGATTATGACCAAGAAATTCAAATGTGGATCGATGGTACAAAATATACTGCAAGCAGATATGGTTGGCGTGGTTCCGGATGGACTGAAGCATATATAGATAAAACTAAAACTGTTACTCATAACAGCGATGGAACGAAAAGTGTTTATATAAGAGTTAAAACCCAGGTAAAAGCTTGGTTACGTGAGTGGGTTGGCTGGGTTGATACTGGAGAGCAACTTTGTAAGTTAGATAATTTAGCACGAAAGTCATCTTTTACTATTAATAAAACTTCCGCCACTATTGGCGATAGTATATCTGTTACATTAAACAGGAGTTCCTCTAGTGTTAGACATGCTATTAGCATTAAAGTTGGTAGTATAACAAAAACAATTTTGAGTAAGTCAAGTGATAATGGTAGTACTGGAACATATTCATATACTTTATCCGCAGCTGATTTATTACCTGCTATGTCTAGCAAATCTGTTACTGCTAAAATAACTGTAACAACATATAATGGTAGCACAAGTTTAGGTAGTAATGAAAAGACGTTCACATTAAAAATTAGAGATACTGATAAACCAATTATTAATAGCTTTGATATATCTGTAGTTCCTGTTTCGCCAAATACAATTAAAGATATTTTTGTTCTTGGCAAATCAAAAGCACAGATAACTATTAATGCTACTCCGACAGATTCTACCGGCGGTAAAATTGTAAGTTATAGAGTTGCTATCGGAAATGCTAATGGACAATTAGGATCTTTTGCAGCTTATAAAAACAATGTTATTACAACTCCAATTTTTAATGTTGCCGGCCAAGGTAAGATAGGAGTATATGCTATTGATGCAAGAGGCTCAGAATCTGCTATCATAGAAAAAGAAATAGAAATATATCCTTATCAAAATCCATCTATTCTTTCATTCGCTATTGATAGATGTACGGAAGATGGAACCCCAGATAAATCTGGTATGTACATTAATTTTTCTTCTACATATATGTTTTATTCTTGTAATTATAAAAATTCAGCTGTGGTCACTCTAATGAAAAGGGCTGTAACTGACAGTAATGATTATCAACTTGTAGATAGTTGGCAATTAACTGCAGATAATGCGGTATATAGTAAAGGATCAATATCAAATATTTATGCTGGATATTCTATTGATAGCTCTTATGATTTTAAATTAATTATTTCAGACTCTTTTGGAATGTTAAGTGAGGCGTTTTCAGAAATTGGAACTGAAGAAATGTTAGTTGATTTAGCTCCTGATGGAGTTGGTATTGGTAAAATTGTAGAACGTGAAAGAGCATTTGAAGTTGGATGGGATTCATATTTAGAAAATGTAATTCTAAATAATGGCGCCGGAATATATGCAACTAAATCTGATAATACTACAGAATGTATTTTAAAATTAGATTCAAATGATGATGTGAATATTAATAATATTGGTAAGGATATTAGATTATATACTGGTAGAGAAATAACTAATAGTTCAGGTTATACATATTATGATGGTGGAGCTTTATATATTAATAATGAACCGTTTGCACCGAAACAGTATTTATGGAGTGGAACATGGGAAAAAGGAAGTACTCAGTTTATTCATAACGCAAACAGATATAGAATGTTTTTACTTTCAATAGCAGATACTACTGAAAATCATGGAACTATTATTCCTGCTATAAAAAATACTGTTGTAAATAAAGATGGTATTACTGTAACAATGATTCGAGGTATAGGTGGATATGTAGCTCATAGCACAAATAGCTCAAGTGATAAAGTTATTACTGATTATACTTATCAATTTAACGCAGAAGTAGTCGCAACATCAGATCTTGGTGAAACGTGGAATTTTATTGATTGTACATGGATTTATCATGGAAATGAAATTGGACATGGCGAAAGAAAACATCTTAACATTGTTAAGGTTGAAGGATTAATATAATAAAATAGGGAGTACCAAAACAAATCGGTACTCCCTATTTTTTACGTTTTTATTCAGCGTATGGTAACATATCATTAGCTTTCTCTACACCATTTACTACGCCAATTTTACGCCAATTTTGTGATAATTTACGATAATTTACATCAAGTTATGATAGTTTGTTAAATATTTACATATGCTGTAATCGTTTAAATTACAGTGTTTTCAAGGGTTTTAGGATTTAGGAATCTTACCTATGTCCCACTACTATAGCGGGACAGTCGTGTTCTGATTAGTTATTAAAATCGTTGAAATTTCAATATTTGTGAGAGTATAGGGTTTAGCTTTAAAACGGTTTACGCCAATTTTACACCATATCGATATTCTCTATCAATTTAGCCTTTTGGCCATCTGTAACATGAGTATATATATCCATAGTAGTCTTTACTGATGAATGTCCCAGTATTTCTTGTGTAACTTTGGCAGATATATCTCTTTCAAAACATCTAGTTGCAAAAGAGTGTCTTAGTGAATGTGCAGATATTCTTTTTATTCTTTGATCTTCAAGTTCCATTTTTCTTAGAACAGTTTTTAATGCGGCATTATAACAGCTTGTATTTAACCACCTATTTCTATTTGTTGTAAATAGAAAGTCTTTTGCTAAAGTTCCTGGGTATTTTTCATTTAGCATTTTCTTTATTTCTATTTGTTGTTTTAATGCTTTCATACAACTTGAATTCATAGGAATTATTCTTTTGCTGGAAGGGGTTTTTGTATTTCCAATTAAAAACTTACCCTTGCCATCAAAACATTTAAATTGTAGTGTTTTATTGATATTTATAGTCTTCTTATTGAAATCTATATCATCATATGTTAATGCGAATAATTCTCCTGGCCTCATACCAGTATTTAATTGAACTAGAAATGCATTATGGTAAAAACTGTTTTTAGATATTTCTATAAAATTAAGTTGTTCTTCTTTTGTAAAAGCTGTTCTTCTTTCAAAATCTTTTTCATGTTTCATTATTTTCACTCCTCTGGTTGGGTTCGTTTTAGCATAATTATTTGCTATCGCTTTATTGTACATGTCTGATAAAATTCTTTTTACTTTATCTTGAGTGCTCCAAGCATAATTATTATCAGCTAGTTTATTAATTAGATTACTAACATCTATTTGAGTTAGTGATGTTAATTTTGTCGTCCCAAAATCAGGCGATATAAATGATTTATAATGATCCGTATATATTGATTTAGTAGTTTCTCTTGTGTCATGTTTCAATATTGTGATCCATATTTCAAACCATTTATCTAAACATAAATCAGATTTTATTCCTAAATTTAAAACTTTATCTTCGTATTCAGCTTTTCTTAGCTTATCTTTCAGATTAACCAATTTTTTATCATATATTGATTTTCTCTTGCCAAATCTATTAGTGTATCTCGCACAATATACACCGTCTTTTCTTTGTGATATTCCTTGCCCTAACTCCTTTCCTTTTAAATCTTTTCCCATTAATTATGCCTCCTCTTTATTGAAGAGAAAGCTATGATATGTAAATATATTATAACATAACTTCATGTAAATTATCATTCCTTCGTTTTATTCAAAAGCCATTTATCTAATTCTTTTTTATGAGCATAGAGTCTGTTACCTATTCTTATACAGAATGGGCAAGAAGGCGAGAGTAACAATTCCCTCGCCTTAGTTTGCCCGATTTTCAGATAAGCACAAAACTCTTTTAATGTTAATAATGCGCTATCTATAATTTACTCCTTTTCTCTTTTTTTGAAGATGCAGCTATACTTTCGGGTACTTCTGGCATTGAATATAAAATACGTTCAAGTGTTTCTTTTTTTCCTACTATAGCTGCAATAGCTAATAAATTTTCTTCAAGTTTTTTATTTACTTTTTCAATGTGTTTAATATAACCATCAAGAGTTGTACATTTATTAAAACGCTCTTCTCGCTCAGCTAAATTTTTAAATAGTGCAGCTATTGTAGAATAATATCCTATAGTAAATCCTTCTTCATTATCGGGATCCTCACCATTTTCTTTTAGTTCTACAAGCCTATAACATCTAGCGTCACTCTTAATAGCATATTTGTCATCCCATATTTTAATATTCATATATTAACCTACTTACCGCTGGAACCAAGCTTGCCTGCACCACGTACAGAACCAGCCGCTTCTAATTCTTCTTTTGTAATAGATTCAACTTCAACTTCCGGAACTGGCAGTAAAAGCATTTGACAGATTGCTTTGTTATATGGGTAAATTACATATTCATCATCATCAAAAAATAATGATGCCATATATTGTTTGAATTCATCTATATAATCAGTTTTTACTATAGCTATCGGATAATCGTTATGATTAGTAATTGGTACAAGCCATTCTCCGCGATATCCAGAGTCAATTATACCTGCTCGCTGACCCATTCCCTTAGTTCCAGTAGAGCCACGCTCTTTTAATACAGCTACATATTTCTTATCAAAAACTGATGCAATACCTGTTGGGATCATCTCTGTCTTATGAGGTTCGATAATCACCCAATCTTCTGGGAAGCAGGCATATATATCATAGCCTGCATCCTCGTCATTTTTCTCTGGTAACATCGCATCTGCATTTAATAAACAAATTTGAATATTATTTTTTTCTACTCTCATATATTAATCCCCCCTTAATCACATTTGCTAAATCCGCAACTTTTACATATATTACAACCGCCTTCAAAGAATAATTCTTCGCCACAATTTGGGCATGCTAAAACACTTCTACCATCTTTAGTTCTTTTTTCAAATGGTTCACTACATTCCGGACAGGAGTAATACTGAGCTGTGAAAGCTTGTCCCCCTAATTCAGCTTCATCTTCTATCTCGGTTAATCCTAAGTCTTCTTGCATTTCAAGCCACATATCCTTAAGAGCATAACCTACAGCAGTAGGACAACATGAACCCTTGCTTGTATCTTTCTTAGTAGCGGCTCTTACCGCATAGCTTGGACAAACACCGCATGACTGAAGTTGATCAACAATAGTATCAATATCAACACCAGCTCTAGCGGAAGTTGATATCATACGTGATAATCCAACCATGAAGTTGTTGCAACCCCCGGTGCTACCCTTACTAAGATATGTTTCAAGTAAGTCTCCAGTAATTGGATCAAAGAAAGCAGTACAGTGTAAACTACCACAACCAGTAATAAGTTTACGCTTTTTGCCAATTACATCGTCGTCGGCAAATATAATATCACCACGTTTAAGATTTGCTCCTCTTGAAGAATCTTGTACTGTTTCAGGCTGTTCGTCGTTTTCAGTTGTATCTGTAGTTAATACACCTGCTCTTCTGCATCCGTCACGATAAATCGTAATCCCTTTTAATCCAGCTTCCCAAGCAGCCATATAAATATCCATTACATCTTCTACAGTTGCACTATTCGGCAGATTTAAAGTTGAGCTTATACTTGCATCAATATATTTCTGCCATACAGACTGCATTTTAATTCGATTTATAGGATTTATATCTGCTGAACATACTACAAAGTCTGGAAGATCATCATCAGAATCGATATTTAAGAAATCCATTAATTCATTTATTGTTTTAGGTCTTTCTATGTAATAAACATCTTTGCCATGTAAAGACTGCGTTTTTCTTTTCCAGCTTTTTGCAAAGTAAGGTTCAATGCCGCCAGAAAGTTGTGCCATTGTTGAAAGCGTTCCAGTTGGGGCAATTGTAAGTAATTGTGAATTTCTTAAACCATATTTCAATACACGTTCTTTCAATGTATCATCTGTTATTGCTTTGAAATATTTAGAATTTACAACCTCTTTATTATTACACTTTGGATATGCTCCATATTCTTTTGCCAGATCACAAGATGTTTTTAATGATTGATAACTGAGCAAATGTGCAATACTATCGCAAAGTTCTAATGATTCTTCACTTCCATATTCAAAACCTAATTTAACAAGCATGTCCGCAATTCCAAGAATTCCAAGACCAATTTGTCTCCAATCAGATACTGTTTGTCTTTGAATTTCTAATGGATGTAATGGTAATCCTTCATCTAACACTTCATTTAAAGCTTTTACAGCAATTTCTACTGTATTGATGAATGTTTCCACATCAAAATAAGCATCTGGTGTATATGGGTGAATTACAAATTCTGATAAGTTGATTGAACCAAGTAAGCAAGACCCGCCTGCTGGTAATGGCTCTTCTGCGCATGGATTAACACCTGCGTATTCAAATTCATTATTATTACTTAATAAATTCCAATTAGAAATTCTATCCCAGAACAACATTCCCGGTTCTGCCATATCCCAGTTCATCTTTGCAAGTTTTTCAAAAATATCACGAGCATTAACAACCTTAGATATAACTTCGCCAGTCTCTTCTCTTACATATTGCAGTTCATATTCTGCATTATTTGTAACCGCAGACATAAACTCATCAGTTATTCTAATTGAAATATTCGCTTTAGTAATCTTGTCCAAATCAGATTTAACTTCGATAAATTCTTCCAAGTCTGGATGTGAACAATCAATTGATAACATCAAAGCTCCACGCCTTCCATTTTGCCCTATTAAGCCAGTTGTTAATGAAAAGAGATCCATAAATGATACTGCGCCACTAGTTTCTTTAGCTGTATTATTTACTCTTGCGCCTCTTGGAGCTAAATTAGAAATATCTATTCCTACTCCGCCTCCATAACTAAATGTTCGCGCAAGCTTACCTGCTGTATCATAAATAGATTCAATGCTATCTTCGGGAGCAGGGAGAACATAACAATTGCTATATGTAGTTTTAACACCATATTTGTATAATCCTCTATTTGCTAAAATACGGCCACCCAAGAAGAATCTTTTTCTAAAAATCTCTTCTTTTAAATCTTCATTTCCTCCACTTATTCGGTTTAACCATTCGCTGAAAGTTTCATTGTTGTACTGATATTTCCCCTGCCATATATCAATACCTAACTGATTATCTGAACCTAACCAATCTCTAACGTCCAATACTACTCCTTTCTATTGGAAGCTTTTCTTTAATGAAATTATAGATAAATGTCCAATTTGATAATCTGACAGCACTAATTAACTTTTCGTTAAAAGCTTTATTATGAGGTGCATCAAAGAGTACTTTTATGTAACTCGCATCATAAAAATTAACTGGATTATCATCGACTAACAGATCTACATCCACCATCTGCTTCCTTTGTGTTACTATAATTTGTTCTTCTTTTATAAATGGAAATAATTCAAAGAATTGAATTAACTTAGGTTTAAGAGTTTGATATGATGTGGCGGTAATAATTACTACATCATATCCATCATCAATAAGTTTTTTAAGATAAAACTGACTTCCGGGCTTAGGTTTTAATGTTTCCCAAAAATCATTCTGTTCGAGAATATAAAAGAGCATTTCTCGTGTACCCTTTTTTATATACTGATCTATTTGCCATGATTTAATATCTTCTGGCGTAACATCATCATCTACGATTTCATTATATCGTTTCAGCCATGCATCAACTAAAGACCATAAGACATCATCAAGGTCAATACCTATTACTGGTCTATCTCTCATATGATACCGCCCCTAATTTTGAAAACACAACAAAGGTAGCTGAATCATAAACTCTTGTCGTAATCAAATCTACATTATTAATATTGGCATTAATAGTTACCATAGCATTAGTATTAGCAAATACTTTTTTATCATGGTGTAGTCTTCTCAGTGCTGATAAAATAGAGTCGCCACGTTTTCTCATGCGCTTATATCGGACTTTTCTTTGAGCTAAAAGTTCAATTATAATAATCTTCTTTTTCCCTTTATAGTGCTTTTTAAAATATTCAACACCGGCTGGATCAATTATATATACATCGCATTCATCAACCTGCTTATTTGTAGCCCAATATTTATTACCATCAAACTCAGTAAAAGCACACATATCATCTTTCATTTGTTCGTATTCAGCTTCACTAACAAATATATGACTATCTTCACCATCATATCTCGGTGCTCTAGTTGAGTAAGAAATTACAGGTTTTAAATCATATTTTTTTAAAAGCGCATTTTGTATGGTTGTTTTACCCGTACCAGATTTACCAATGAGTAAAATTATATGATCTTTAATTTTCAACCTCCTGTATTATGTAACCATTTTCATTCATTATTATTTCAAAGTCTTCCCAAAATTCGTGAAACCTTTGATCATCTAAACTATCTAAAAGTTCATGAGCAATCAACTCAACTGCAGCTATACCCTTAGGAGTAATCTTAATAATTGTGTTATCATCAAGTTTCATTACATAACCCCCTTATACTTATAAAACCAGTCATTATAAATATCATATCTTTCTTGGATATTATCTGTCATAAGATAACCGGCATTATTACTATTAAGAGTTTTAAAGAATTCGCATGGCGCTCCCATTTTTTCAGGACAGCCACATCGATATACACAGTTTGGAACTAATACATCCGCAATTTCTGGTTCAACATCATGAATAGTACATTTTAGATCTTCCATATATTCTCTTGTTTCCGGTGATGCTTGATAGCATAATCTTTTTCTTGCCGTATCAATAAGCGCTTGAATATTTGCATCGCCAGTAAATTTAACGAGAGCACTTTGAGGGAGTTCATCTCTATCAATACCAGTTCTATCTGTTCTTTGTGTAGCTACAAAACATTCCCATTTATGACGCACCCAATGTGTTGCTACCCAACTCTTAATACTTGGCCAAATCCACTTAATTGACATCTCTCTAATAGGACTATGTTCAGCAATAAGTATATTCTTCTTAAATGCTACTGATGGCTCTTTATCAAGAGGTTCCTTGCTCACCGTGCTTCTGCAATCATTTAACACCTCTAACCATTCGCCTTTAACTTTGAGATTTTCTGTTAACTTTTTTATAAGTATCACTCCTTTCTATATTAAAAAAGACACTTGAATAAACTCCATTTGGATATTCATTTAATAATCTTTGTTTTGCTCGTTCTTTAGTTTTTGGTCCCCATATTGGGTCTATAGATAAATAAAATAACCACGATTCCTCATCATTAAAATCTTTTCTAGACTTTATATTTTCATTCTTTATTTTATATAAAGAATTTTGAATTAAATACAATCCACGTATTTTAGATATCATACGTATACTTCAGCTAAACCTGTTATGTAACCAGTAATAAAAGCTGTTGTAATTGCTACTAAGATAGCAACAATAATGATGGCTCTTTTAAGCCTTAGTTTTTCTCTTCTTTTCATCTACCCCTCTTTCTCTTTTAAAAAGCCATATGACATGATTTGCCACTCTTATGATAATATTCTTGTCTTCATCTTTTAAACGGTGATATAAATCAAACCCTGTTGTCCCATCAAAATCATGAAAGACGTATCCATATTGTGTGGCTGTTTTTATATCTCCTTTATATTCGGATTGTCTTTGTGCTAAGAAGTAGGCTACTTTGTCATATTGATGATCTGTAAAAATCGAATCATCGTTTTCGTAATAAATATAACTATTTACAATAATCCATCGTTGTAAGAAGCTAAGATATTCTTCTTCTGACATGTCACTTGGAGGTTTTAATAAATGTTTAATACTAATCATATTTGACGTTGATTTCATCTAATACATGTCCCATTCCAAGACCTTCTCTATTAGGCTGCCAAACTCCATTCTCATCATATTCTCCCCCTTGAATACAATATTTATATAATTTAGGATGAGTTTCTTTAAGACGTTGGAATCTATTTGGCTCCTTTTCAAGATGAGCGCCAAAGCCACAAAATACACACCCGGTACGATCACACCCGGTAAGGTAATATCTTCCTTGTTCGTCTTGTTTGATCTCGCCATATACAGATGCATATGGTACATCAAATTCTTTCAAATATTGAAGAATATCTTGTTCAAGCCATATTGATAATGGCTTTGAAGATGGTGTTTTCTCTGTAAATGAATTACAACCATATTTAATATATTGAGATCTTCTTTGTCTGCTCTCTTCGGCCATTATGCCTATATATGGCTTACGACCTGATTCTTTACCATATTTTTTTATAGGACTTTTCTTCATGTGATAGCAGCATTTATCAGATATTTTGAAGTCAGTGTTTAAAAGGAATTTCCATTTCGATTTATCAAACATAGATGTTTTCCCATTCTTTAATTTATCGGCTGTACCCATTAACTGTTTAAGACGCGAACACTCTTTACCATTTTTTAAAGCCACACGGCCATATTCTATTGCAGAAGCCACATCTTTACTAATAATAGGATATCCATACATAGTTAATATCTGATCAAATCGTATCTTAGGTCTTACAATTACATCTGCTCTTTCTCTTGCGAAAGCTCTAACTTCAGGATATTCTAATCCCGTATCGGAAAATACGACCGGCACATCTGGATACATTTCTTTAACTAAATGCATTAATACAGTGCTATCTTTTCCGCCACTAAATGATATATAAACTTGTCCATCCCAATACTCATACCACTCTTTAATTCTTTGTTTTGCTAATGTAATTTTGGCTTCAAGTGGCAACGATTGTTTTTGCTTTAAATATGATGAACGAAGTTGTTTTTCTTCTTTCTCTATTTTTTTACCCCTTATTTTTTCAAAAAACCAATGAGGCCGAAGTTTTACTCCAGCCTCAAATGTATTAAACTCGTTTATCTATTATCTACTATCGTACTCGCACCTTTAATTTCAACCCAACCATGCTTGATTCTGGCTTCCATTTCCATTTTCTTTAAGAGCTCGTCTGTAATAGATTCTGCAATAATTTTATTTGCCTTAGCTTCTGCTTCTGCTTTAACTTTTTTAGTTTCAGCTTCAATTTTCTGTTTTTCTAATTCCTGCTTAGCAGCTTCAATTTCCTGTGCTTTTTTACTTCTTTCATTGATAGCCTGCTTAATTGCCTTTTCCGGTTCAGCTCTTGGCAATGTCGCTGATTCAACAATTACACCATATGGCTTTAACTTTTCTTGTAAATGTTTTGTTAATTCAGTATTAACCTCGGACTTCTTATCCATATAAGCTTCAAGGACTGTATATTCTGAAGTAACTTCATTTACGTATGTACGAGCCTTACTCTTGATTCTTGAATTAACAATATCTTCACCAGAAAGACCTCTATACTTAGTTGCGATGGTTGGGATGTCTTCTGCATTGAAATGATATGACATTTCTAAATCAACATTTAAAACACCATCCTGGCATGTCGCATTAAACGCTTCATTTTCTTCAGAACCATCTCTTTCGTCTTTAGTCATTAATAATTGTTCTGTAGCTATTGAGTATTTAGTCACCTTTTTATGCGGCGCTATAAAATGCCAACCTTCACTTAATACTTCATCGGAAGTACCACCTCTGATTGAATATACAGATCCTACATGTCCTCGTGGAATCTTTTCAATAGATAAAATACCAATAATTAATGCTAATAGTAATAACGGAATAATGATATAAAATGCTTTCCCTTTTTTATTCACTATCGTCTTCTACCCTTTCCTCATCTAAATTCTCTATAAATGTGTCAACAAAATCCGTGGCTTTATTATAAATTTTATCGCCGCTAAAATAACAAATGCCAGCCGCTATAACAGCTAAAGCTATAATTGTTAATAAACCTAATACAATCATTTTTTACATCACTCCTTTACAAATCCCAATCTTCATCTCTTACTGCAAAAGCATCTCCTCTTTGAATAATATCTGGATAATTTTTAAGCGCTATTTGCATAGCATAATTGTCTATTTCATACGCATAGTATTTAATATTAGTGAACCCCATCTTATCTAAGCAATATCTTCCGGTTCCAATACCATCGTACATAGATAAAACAATAATCTCTTCATCTCGTGGAATATCTTTTAATACACCATCTAGAATATGTATAATGACTTCAGCAGTCCAACCATTGCCAAGTCCTTTATATCGCTGTGTATTACTTACTCCTGCAGTATAATTATCCGGCAATGTTTGTAATCGCTCGCATTCTATTGGTGATAATTTTCTTATGATGTAATAACCATCTTGAAGTTTAATAGGATATTTTTGCTCCTTAATTTCAATAGCTCCATCTTTTACACAATAAACATTTTCACCACGAATATTAGATACTTTTTCTGCACAAATATTATAAGGAACACCCTTATGTATATTAGCCGTTATACAACAAGCCTTATCTTTTTCATCAGGTTTTTGCAAATAAGTCCAACGATCACTATATTTGCCATTAGTTCCACGTACCATATAATCTAATTCTCGTTCGCTTAGATGTTTTATCGGAGTGGCATACAATCCTGTTTTGCCACCCTGTCCACCACCACCAGCATTAATTGTGACTGATTTTCCTTCAGGTGAATATATTCGATGGGCTTGAGCAGTACTGCCAATATCTCCTATACGAATTATCCCACCATCATGATCGGTAGCATTATCTCCAATAGTTTCAATACGATAGCCCTCTTCCATAAAAGGCTCATTACTTTCTAAAATATCTTTCAATAAGATGCCTCTATCTTCAGGTTGCTCTACTTCCCAATTAAATACATAAAATCGTTGTCTATTCTGAGCTGAAACTAATGATGAATTTATATTCATTAAATCAGTTCCAAGCTCAGTGCAAATTTGAGACTTTATAGCCTCTGATGCAGATTTATTATTTTCATATAAGAAATAATCTGGTTGAAATTTTTCTTTAGCTATTAAATAATTCTTAAATAACTCCCAACCTTGGCCTGCAGCTTCTATCTCTCGATTCTTTTTTTGAGCGATAGACCAATGAGTACAGGGTGATCCCCCTAATAACAGTTTTATTGTCAAATAAATTTAAAAGGAAATCCGGATTTATTGTGGCCACAACCTTATCTCCTTTCATTTTTATTTAAGATTTATATAAAATTTCAGATTGACAGACTATTAACTAAACTTTTTATACTTCTAAGCTTTTAACATTTTAATCATCTCAATCTTTCTCTTAACCAATACATAAATGTACTGTAAATCCATAATCCAGATTGATTCTTATCTGGCATAAACATAATTTCCAACTCATATCGATGATTGAAAGTATGTAACGTTGCTAAATAAGATTTAGCTGCATATTCAGATCTATAATTTCCTTTCACTATATCGTCGTATGTATTTCCTTCAATAAGTAAATATTTTTTCCCAGGAAATGTAGCCATTTCTTCTTCAAACCTGGTGCGACTCTTAGTGAAATTGCCAGCAAGCTCGTCCACTGAATTTTTTCGCTCAATAATAATTTCACCGTCAAAATAAAGATCTCGATCAATATTCAAATCTGGATTTTTAGGAATGTAAAAACTATAATCTCCATTGTTTAGCGCTTTGGATTTCCAAGTAATATTTTTTTTATCGAAGAAATCTGTAATATGATTATTTTTTTGTTCACGCGTATCTACTAAAACACCTATAGATTTCAATAGCACACCTTTTTCTTTGTCCGTATATTTATAATACTGAAGCAACTATTTCACCTCGCTCCATTGCTTTAATATGGTTTCATATTCATCAATCTGTTCAAATCCACCACCAGCTTTTTTCTTCCATTTCCTTTCTTTGCTTGCCTCTACTGTTTTAATAACTTGTCCAATTTCTAGCGGATGTCCTTCAAATGTAGCACTCTTAACCTTGACTCTCTCAATTTCACCTGAGTTAAGTCTGTATAATGTTACTAAGCGATTTCGGAATTTGCTATTCACATCCATAACATAAGCAAAATCAGGAGTAAGTTTAGGAACGGTAATTCCGATATATCCTAAGTGCTCATTTTCATATTTAATTCTGTCACATATTGAGGTTTTAATATTTTGACTGTTATCAAGCTGCCTAATCATTTCCATTGTATCTTCAATCTTATACAACTTCTCAGTTTCTGTATGCTCACACATCATGAGTGCGGCAATTTCTTCAGTTGTTAATTCCTCTTTTTTTAGCTGTTTTCGAGAAGAATACTTATTGAAAAGATCAGTTTGATAAAGCAATTGATTTGGATTTCCAAATTCAGAAAAGAAATTTAATTTAATAAGAATTTCAAGTTGTCTAGAATCGACTGATGTTTCAGTATTAATAACATTAAGCAAATCATAAAAGTCAACAAATTCACGATCTCTTAATTCATATAACTGACGTGATATTTTTTTATTAAGATATTTAATAGACTTCATGCCTTTATATACCGATTTGGTTTCTTTACTATAAGCATATTCCGGCAATGAATATCTAAATTTAATTGATTCAATTTTTATCCCTTGTTGCTTTGCATATTCTGTAATTTTAAGAGTTTTATCTTCTTTATCTTCAAATATGTTAAGCGCAGTAGTGATAAATTCATATGGATAATGATATCTAAGATATCCACAAATATAACCTATCCAACTATAAGGATCAGAGTGGTTAAGTGAGAAAAGATAATCGCTGGCATCTTCAATAACTTGTAGAAAATCAATAATAATTCGGTCAGCTTCTTCCTGATCAACACCATATTTATCTTTCATCGTTTTTATGAAGCCGGCTTTAATAAGAGGTATATCCTTTTCAGTTCCAGTCTTCTTAGCAAAATGACGACGAACAATATCAGCTTGACCCATTGTATAACCACAGAACATATGTAAAAATTGAATGATCTGTTCTTGGAAAACCATAAATCCTAAAGTCGAAGCCATCATTTCATTTAAAGCTTTATGACCGCAATCATTAAATTCACCTCTAGCCAGTTCTTCTCTATACGATGCTCCCGCCGGTCTAATTGCACCATTACCAATTGAAAGAAGATCCATATAAGAAAAGTCGCGATTTTGTGCTCTGATTTTCTTTACGACTTCATCTGATAACAGTTTTTTTAGATATGCTGCAGCAGATTCTGACTCCCATTGAAAAATACAAGTAGTATTATCACGAATACTTTTAAACACTTCTTCTTCTAATGGTGTGTTATTTGGCGTTAATCGTTCAATGCCAATCATCTCGCAAGTCTTATTGATAAGACCAATATTATCTAACCCTAAAATATCAAGTTTTACAAAATTTAAAGAATCAATCTCTTTCATATTAAGTTGTGATATAGGATATTTATTAGTAGATGTTGTAAATGTTCCAAACCAATCTTCAACTGAATATGGTGCTACAACTACGCCTGCCGGATGGTTTCCTACTGAAACAATTACATCCTGAACAATATCAACATATTTAAATACTTCAGGATATTCTATTCTTGCTTTATTTTCATCAACCTCAGCAACCCCAATAATCTCCTCGGCTATATGGATATATTCAGTTGGCTTCTCTTCTTTATACAGACCTCTACATATATCACGTATTGCACCTTTTAATTTAATCGTATTAAACGTGATAATATCGCAACAATATAACCCTCTTTTCTTATAAAGATAATTCTTAACCACTTCTCTATCTGGTGAATACCAATCGCTATCAACGTCTGCAAGAGAGATTCTTTCTTGGTTCATAAAACGTTGGAAGTTTAAATTGTGTTTAATACTATCAACTTCTGTTATACCAAACAGATATGCAATAATACTGCCCGAAACAGATCCTCTTGAATAACCTGGATAAATCCCCTTTTTTCGCATTGCTGCTTTGTAATCTTCCTCAAGAAGCATAAAGTCAATTGCTCCATTATGTTTATAGGTTGCAATTTCTTCTTTGATACGCTCTAAGTATTCTTGTTTATTTGGAAGTTTATCAATGCCTCGCCATTTAATACCCTCGACTATTTTTTTATGAAAAACTCTTTCAGAGTCATCATATAGCTTAGGATATTTAGTGCTGGTATCAATTGTGAATTCTTCAACCATTGAAGCCATTACATTAGTATTTTCTATTGCTTGTAAATAAACTTCAGGCTCAAGAGATTCTTGTTTGCAAAACGCATCAACTAATTCATCATAAGTTTTAAAGGAAAGATCCCATGCATCTTCATTTGCGAAATGAACATTCTTTCCTCTTTGCAATACTTTTCTAGCTTCTAAATGCTCATCATTGAGTGCATGTGTATCTGTGCCTGCAATTAAAGGGATTTCAAATTGTTTGCTAAGTTCATACAATTCTTGATTGTATTTAATTTGTTCAGGCTCCATATGATGTTGAATTTCTAAGAAGCATCTATGTTTATTTTCAATCAGGAATTTAAGAAATTTATTTTTAATTCCAGTATGTCCATTATGTAATATTCCGCCCAAACAAGCTGTTGTTATAATAATATTGTCACTTGTATTAACCAGCTCATCTATCGTAATTCTTGGATTATAATAGAAATGTCCATCTTCTCGATTAAATGATTTACTTGAAAGCATATTAATCTCTTTAAAGCCTTCATAGTTTTTTGCTATTAAAACACAATGGTAATTATCTCTAACTTTTTCTGTTATTGAATTAGTAACATAAGCTTCTATTGCATGAATATATTTCATACCAGCCTTTTCAATATCTTGCTTCTTATGCCACCATTCGAATACCGATCCATGTTCACTAAATGCAAGCGCGGTCATACCGCATTCTTTAGCTTTTGCAATATATTGTTTATACTTAGTTACACTATCAATATTAGTTACGCCAGAAGATAAATCTGAATGAAGATGAAATATTGTATAATTCAACATTACAGAAAATCCTCCAAAGATCTTTGCTCTGCGAGTTTATCTTCATTAAATTTCAACAAATGTTTACATGTTTTCCTATGATTGCATAAAAAATTACAGAAGAATGTATCTTCTTTTTTACCAAAACGTGTTTCTTTGTAAAAGTTTCTTGGTATCCATTTTCTATCCTGATCATCAATACTTTCAAATAATGAAATCATGTCATCGATATATTGCCTACATTCCTCGCGCACTTCATCAGTTAATTCATATTTTAGAATACAAGGCTTCATTACATAGCCTGACTTAATTTCATCTGGTAAAACATCTAATGAATTTATTTGATGTGCTTGCATCATATACATTTCGATGTCAATTTCATCATAACCTGCATCAATCAAATCATCTCTTATGTATTTTTCTAATTCACTTACAATTTTTCTACGATTAACCGTTTTAGTAATCTCAGTTTTTTCTTTTGAATTAGATCTTTTTTTACCCATAAAGGTAATATTCACATATTTTAAAAATATCCAAGCTAACTCATTAATCTCTATTCCCAATTGCTCCTTTGCCAGAGCATAAATTACGAGCTGTCTACCATGATGGATTAAATCTTCACCTGTATACATCGATGATGTTTTCCAGTCTAAAATCGATTGGACTGTTCCATCTTCACTATCATATCTAACTAAATCCGCATAGCCTTGTATGTAATGATCGTCATCGATTTTATATAATATAAATTCTTCTGTTTTGAAATGCCCTTCAGGTTTTTCAAAATGTTCTACGAAGTGTGTCATATCTGCAATCCAATTCTGACGTATACTATCTCCGCCTTTAAAATCTTTAGGAAAATGCAAATCTAAAAGATCAAGCTGCTCCAAGTCTTTATTTAATGCTCGCTTTAAATCTTCTTTACTAGCCATATCGTTCATAATTTCTTCTAATTTATCATGAACACAAGTACCTAAAATTCCATATACACTATCAGCACCTTTTTCTTTTTGTATATATGTCAGATATGCTTCATATGGGCAATTTTCTATCGTTGAAAGTTTTGAGAATGAATAGACTTTCTTTTTTGCATCATACAATGCTTTTAATTCTGATGGTGTCTCTCTCTGTCCTATCTTCTCACCTCCCTTAACTCAACCATTTAACTTTATTTGTCATAAGCTCTCTTAAAGCTTTAACCCCTAAATCTGTAGGAGATGCTTTGCTTCCTTTTGGTAATATTTCATTATTTTCATCATAAATATATCCGACTCTATTTTTAAACAAAGGATTATGTATTTTTAATTTCTTTGCTGACTCAATAATCATGTCTTCTTTCAGACCTTCATCAAAGCCTACAATTAAATTTTCAACCATTAATGCCTTTGCATATCGAGCCTGTGTATCTGAAATAGAATTTTTACATGTAGCAAGACCAAAATTATATCCCATAGAATCCATTTGCATTACCGATTTTTCAGATTCTAATATTAGACATGTTCGTTTTTGCTGTATAGCTGCATAATTCATATGATAACCATACAGAGTCAAACTTCTTGGGCAAGGAATTATAGGAAGCCAGCGTAATTCATCTGGGCAATTTCGGCTATTTAATCTTCCCATAATTCCAACAAGCTCGCCATTCATATTCCATTGAGGAATTGTTATTCGCAAACTTTCTAAGTCATAACCTATTTGAAATTTCTTCTGAGTATTATAGTTGATGCCATCTCTTAAAAACATTAAGTTATACTTGCCACTATAAGGGTCTAATATTGACTCATCATAAGTTATAATACTTAATTCTGGCTCACTATTTTCTTTTAAAATATCTTTATAATATCCACCAAATGGTAATTTTATGGAAGTAGTAAATTGAGACTTCTCCAATTTTAAGGCCTGAGCAACCCATGAAAGCGCCTGTGGAAAGCTTAAATTCAACTTTTCCATGATTAAAGAGTAAATTGACCCTTTCTGGCCCGTAGAGAAGCAATTATAATACAGTGTATTTGTATCTATTTTAACTGACGATGGATTTCTACCTTCTTCTCTAGCACATCGAACTTCATGCCTCATTTTATTGTAAGTAATCTCAGTAAGTTCTAAACTCTCCAATAAGGAGATGATAGCGTCCACGTTACCTGCTAAATGTTCATTTAATTTTATTACGTTTATCGCTATCCCTCCTTCCCTTATCTACCAAAGCCGTCAAAAGTAATTTCTGTAAAACCGATTTCATACATTGTATTAAATGACATATTTCGTTCATATACAATTTGTGGTCCAATATCTCCAAATCTATTTTTAGGTGTAAATAAAATAATATAATCTTTATCAGGATCTAATTTCTTTTCTACACGTTCGTTTAAATATTTACCATTTTCATCTTTTTTTCTTTCATATACAAAAAGTTTTCCTTCTTTTTCTTCTCGTGTCATACTTCTGAACATTACTACTTGAGTAGCTGTTTCAGCAATCGCTCTTGACTTTCCAACACAAGATAAATCAAGAAATCTTCTTGACATTGATTCAGATGATAACTGAGCTGTCGCCACTATAGCGACATCTTCACGCTTAGCAAGCATAAAAAGCTCTTTGGCAACTTCACTGAATTCCGCCCATGCCCTGTCACTTGATTCTACGGCTGGCTTTAAAGTATCAAATATGAATAATCCATAATTTAACTTACTATATTTTTTAACGATTTTTTTAACCGTTCCTATTGAATAATCTGCGGTTTCTATGTAATTAATCTTACCTTTACATTGTTTTAACCACTCTATTCCCTCATACATAGCTTGTCTATCTTCTTCGGTGAAATCACCATTAATAAATTTCTGACGATTCATTTTTCTATATTTAATTTTATTAAATACTACTGAAGCCAAAATCATTTGTCTAAATTCAGACGCATCTTGCTCATTTGCAATTATGCAAACATTTTCACCTGATTCAATAGCCGGTAATATGTAAAATAAAATTGATGAAGTAGTTTTACCATTACCTATATGGGCTAGATGTAATAAAAGATTTTTCTTATGAACTCCGGCTAAACGGTAATTTAACATACCATAGCCAATACGAAATCCTTTCATAACACCTTTATCCCATTCGTCAATATAATGATCATAACCTTCTGAAAGGCTTTCAGCTTTTAATTTTTCTACTTTACCAACACATGTATTGTTCAGCTTGAAATCGTAGTAATTATAAACATCTTCAGATGTCATCTGCTTAAATTTTTCTATATCTTTTAATACACTGAATCCGTCAAGATGTAGATTTATAAGCATATTGTTCTTGATTAATTCATCATGATAAGACTCAAGATTATCTGGTTTAATCAATGATACAATTTCATTTATAGTTGCATGTCCGCCACGTTTTTCATATCCTTTTCTTAATACATCTTTATCTGAAAGGAATGTATGTAATGTAGCATTATCAAAGGTTTCATAGCCTAACTTCTTGAGTTGAAGCATAATGCCATAATAAAACATTCCATCTTCAGTTATAATATCTTTACCATTTTCGACATTTTTATATTCTTCTATGGCAGATGGTTCTTGCCATAAAGAAAAAATATAATTACATTCAAGCTGCTCTCTGTTACCAATTATTTCATGAGGAATACTTTTTAAATCTATCATAATAATTCTTCCTCACTTAAGAATTTTGAAATATCGGTATTCTTTTGATTTTGAGAAATGTTAGTTTCTGAATTTAACGCTTTAACAGTTAATGTTTCTTGCAATGTATCTTTTGAGATCTTTTCTCTTGTATATTGCTGTATCTTTTTCTTTGCATCAAATTCCTTTTTCACTTCATATGCATGTGATTTTATTATGGCAAAAATATATTTACATTTAGCATTAGAGTCCTTAAATTCTTTATTGCTTATAGCATATATAATATTTTCATAATATCTTTTTACAGTTTCTAAGATCACAGAATATGAATACCCTTGTAGTTTTTTTAAGTTATATGGCGTAAGTGAGCTATATTCTAAAGAAGGATCATATCCGAGAAAATCTTCATCAATAATTGCTTTAACCTTATTGTATGCATCTACCTCGGCCCGATACTCTTTATAAATCTCTTCTGATTTAAAATACCCTTCAGTTTCACTACGGTAAAACTCATCCATATATCCTTGTTCGCCTGTTGCCTTACATTTTGTTAGCCTATGTGGTATTTTTCTTGCCATACGCCCCTTTCTATAGAAGGGAGGATTTCTCCTACCCTTCTATTAACTTAATAATGTCAATTAAAACTTCGATTGGCATGTTTTCATCTTTAATATTCTTACATCCGGTTGATAAAACTTTTGCCTTAAAAGCATCTTTTATTTTTTCATCCGCAGTTAAAAGCTTTGATGTTATTGTTTCTATATAGCTTTCACGTTTTGATTCAAGTTCTTCCATAGCTTTTGCTTCAGCTTCTTTTCTCTTAGCAATTTCTGCTTTCTTTAATGCAGCTTCAGCTTCACTCTTTTTCATGTCATCAAGAGACTGTCCTGGATTTTTTATTGAAGCCTTAACTGCTGATTCAAAAGCATCCATAAAAGCTTTTGGTGATAATTCAATCTTTTCTGGTAAACCACCAGTAAATCTACTGCCCGCATCTACTTCAGAAGTACCACGCAGATATACAGATCTTCTTTCATCAATTACCTTGCCATTAACGATATCTCTTTCAATAAGACCAACCATTACCATTTGAGCTGCATCTGCAATTTTAGTGTAGATGTTACCCTGTAAATTGTTAGTAATTTGTTCATATTTTTCACCAGATTTAAGATCGGTTTTTTCCTTATTCTTTACATGGCATAGATAAAATACTGCAAGACCGGCATCTCTTAAGCGTTCTTCCTGTTCCCTAATAAGTTTAACAAGTCTCTCAACGCCTCTTGTAAATCCTCCAAAAGCATCGTTTAGAGATTTACATATAACACCTTTTTCAATACGATGCTGTCTAAGAACTTCTTCCGTACCTACATCGACCATAGTGTCTAAAGTATCAAAACAGATACCTTTTAAGCCATACTCACTATTATTTTCAATAATATCATCTACAATCTGAACAAATCCTCTTAAATCAGTTTCTTCATCATATGGCGCGTTCCATTTTTTAGCAACTTCAACCTGAATACCATCTAAAGAATGATACCCTTCTTCATTACCAAACGAAACAAGCAGACCTTTATCATCGCTACCCCATACTTCTCTTACCAGATCGTACCAAAACGTTGTCTTACCAAACTTTCTTTCTGCAAGGAAAATATACGGCGGATAACTACATAAATCCGCCTTGACCTTATTAATTTTAAATCCCAATTATTATCTAATCCCTTTCTATTATTAACCAAGTAAATCTTCTAATGCTGAATCAATATCACTTACTGAAGAACTTTCTACAGCTGCTTCAATATCCTTCATTGTTTCTTTTGCAACCGGCTGACTTGCTAATTCGTTTTCAACATCGGCTAATGAATAACCAGAATCAATTGGTCCATTTGCAAAATCTCCAAATAACTCATGTCTAATCAGTCTAATTTCATAAATATTTTCGCCAAATGCCTGTCTATTAAAATCATCAATAGTAGCCTGTCCATATGCAATCTGCTCTTTCTGAGCGTCAGTCAGCATACTTTCATCAAATTCTACAGTTTCAGCTCCACGAATAATCTTGCATCCCCAAGGAATATGAATCATTTCACTATTTTTTACATTAACCTTAGATGCCATCATTTTCGCAAAGGCAATATTCTTTTCTTCGCCAGTTGCAATAGCTTTACTTACATCAAGAACAACTTTCTGAGGAAAGAATTTTTCTCCAAGATCTCTATTGATATACTGCTTCGTATATGCATTAAGAATGATTCTATGTGTTTTATCAAAATCTGTTGCATCAACACAATCCTTGTTATAGAAAAGATCCATCTTAACTTCTAATGAATTTTTTACAGCAGTGCTTGCTCTTACAGTATCAACTTCATAATGATCATAATATTGTCCCTTATAAGGAGTCTTAGTAAATCTTCCGCTACATTCTACCTTACCTTCATATTCCGGAAGAACCTTAGCAAGATACTTTACGAAATCATACTGCGCTAAAAATTCTTTTTCTTCACCATCTAAATCAACTATGTACTTTCTGTATCTTGGCGCTTCTGCAACAACATCTTCATCAAATCTATTAGCCCAAGGAATTTCATCTGAACCAATCTTGATTGTGTCATAAACACTGCCAAAACATTCTACAAAGCAAGAATTAAACTTACTTTCTTTTACGCCAAAGTTGATACTGGCCATATCAATGTTTTTATTCTTTCCTCCTTTCATTTCCTTAAAAAATCTTTCTGCATTTTTAGGGATAATTAAATCCCCTGTGAATGTAAATCTACTTGTGTACGCCAATAAATTTCTCCTTTCATAATTAAATTTAAACAATAAAATATCTATATGAACACTAAAAATGTGATCACAAAATTATCAACTTTATTAAACTCATTAATATAAAATGAAAATATAACGAAATGTTATTTAGAATTAGCGATTGCCCATACAGCACATCGCTCTTTTTTAGACATATACCAAGCACATTCTGAAGTACAGTACTTGTCAAGTATTGGACATAGACGTTTAACGTCATTTATTTGAGGTTTTACTGCTTTATTTTGCACTCTTTCCAACCTCTTTTACTTTTCTTTTTAATTCTTCAAAAGAGATTGGAGTATAATTTGTTCTTTCTACACTTACGCAGCAACTTCTAATACTTACATCTTTATAAGTTGGATCATTATGAACATGGCCATAAATATTGAAATACGGGCCCATACCAGGCATAAATTTAGGAGCATGACTTAAAATATAAAAATCATTCCAAAGAATTGGATATTTAATTATATCTTGAAAACCAGCTTCTAAATAAATTGATTTACTAACCCTATCATGGTTTCCTAAAATAAGAATCTTGTTACCTTTTAAGGCTCGTCCCCATTTAATAATTTCGTCACGATTTCCTAATGCAAAATCTCCACAAACAAAAACTTTATCATCTTTATTCACTACACTATTCCAGTTATCAATTAAAGCTTCATTCATTTCTTTTACATTTACAAAAGGCCGATCACAATATTCAATAATTCGTTCATGACCAAAGTGCTGATCAGCTGTAAAATAAACCATTTCTACTCCTTTATATAATCTCTCTGTTTTATTATTTGATATAACTCATCTGTAATAGCTATATCATCTTCGTTTAATTCCATATCTTTTATGTATTGATCACATGCAGAAAAACAATCATACATGTCACCCACTTTAATGCCACCATATTCGTCTTCAGCGAATAAAATAATATGTGACTGGCAAGGTGTTGCTCCAACTTTAAGCATCGATCCTATTGGAAGGGCAGATCTAGGGAACACCCATGAATAAATAGATGGGTGTTCCTTTTTTAATTGTTCTGCAATCTTCCCATTAGATAAGTATATAATTATTGGAGCATCTGATTTCATGATATCTCCACTAATTATCTTCATTAGTCTATTTCTTCTTTGCTAAATTCTAATATAATTTCTTCATTTGGAAATTCATAAATTTTTTGTAAATTATTAAATCCAAATTCATCATCTTCGTATGGAACCATTATCTCTAAATTTTTAGTTTCATCTTGACAATAAATATCTATGTAAGTTATATCTTTACGCTCCATAAGACATTCAAATACTTTAGATTTAAATTTAAAATCCTTATTAAATATAACCACTATAGAGTCATAACTTTCCTCAAAATTTGAGGAGTATAAATCTAAATTCTTAATATATTTAGCATCTACATAAAATGTTTCAAAATTTTCACATGTAAATTTTATACCTTGAAAATAAGTTTCCGGTATTTTTTCTTGTAACGAAGTATTTAAATTCATTGATCTTCCTATCTATATTCTAAAACAATAACCATTGAATTATATATGGATATAACCCTATGCTTCTCCATATAAGATTAAGCTTTTTATATCTAACTAAATAATTAATATCCAGAAAAGTAAATCAATAACAATACACATTATCTTACTTGTTTAATAATATATAACATAGTAACTTAATCATTAATAAACAATATCATCTCCTAGCTTATTCTTCATTTTTTTTAGTTGATATAGGGATAAGATTAGTTAAATATCAATTTCAAACGTCTCGGTCTGATTTACATAATCAATTCCCATCTGAAGTTTGATAATTCTTTGTACAATATCATCATAATCACTTTTAGGTAGTGAAACATCATAATTAGCACAAACATATTCTACTAAATTACTTGAATCACCATATCTATTTTGATGTCTTGATTGAGGCAATCGTTTTCTCATATTATCAAGGCGGTCTTTCTCCTTATTTAATTGCGCCATTTGTATTAGTGCCATATCTACAGTTATATCTGTATCAGGAAGTTTTGTAGTGCAATTAAAAAAGTTGATTGCATGTTTGATTTTATAAATTTTTTCATCAATTTCCTGGATCTGTATTCTTGTTTTAACATAGTCATAATCTGGTTTCTCTTCTACATATCCAGCAACTTTGATATATGTTGATGCTTCATTTTCACATTTTAATATGTAATCTTTATCATCTTGTAATTTACGAACCATCTTATTAGCTGCTGCGGATGTGACTATTTCTTTTGCCATTGTAGTTTCTCCTTCCCATTAATGATCTTACAACTTTCTTTGCGTCTTTATCTCCGCTTGCAGCTTTGGCCCTCATAATATCACCAATACTAGCTGTGGAAATTTCATACGGTAATTGTGACTTTTTAATCTTTGTTTCTACTACATTCATTGTTTATATCACCCCTTTTATATTAATTTAACTATATTTTTGAAATCAAAAAGCTCCTTAACGGAGCTTTTATAACGCTTTATACATTTTACGCAATTTATTTATTCTCATTGGTTCAATTATCATACTGTTATAACAATTAAAATACAATTCTTTCCAAGCAGTTGGAGTAAGTTTTTCATATGGGTAATGTAATTTAAAATCATATATTCTACCCATAAGATAAACATCATTAGTATTGAAAGCTAATTCTTTTTTCATCTTAGTTGAAATCTTTTTAAGTATTTTAACTTTCATATAATGATCATTATAATCAAATCCATCATCTATATATCTATCACTCATTTTATTGCAAATTTGCTGCTTTTTTTTGTTACCTATATACGTTCTTTGAGTATATATTTTTGATAAAAGATCAATAAATTCTTTATGAATAGATATAATTTTATCTTCATTCATTATAGCCATATAAGATTTTGTTAATTTTATATTATCTAATTTGATCTGAAAAATCTCTTCTTGTGAAAAACCTTGAAATAGCAACATTAAGTATGCGGCTGATAATTCGTCAGTTGTAACTCCCATATCATTTTTCTGATTTAAATATTTATCTATCTGCATTTTCAAATCAGCAGGAGATGAAAATAAATATGTTTTACTATATCTTTCAAAAGTTTCTGCTATTAATTTTCTATCATTTTCAAAATATCTTACATCTTCATTGATTAGATTTTCTACCAATGCCCATCTCTTATATGTGTTTACTCTACCCATTTTAGTCTTAAGAGAGTTTATACATGACACTGTAGTATTTTCCATTATATATTTAGCAATGATATCTAATGGCAAATTATATATATCCTCATCATGTTCTATTTCTAGGCTTTCCACTTGAGAAAATAGTGTGTGATAATTCTGTATTGCTGATTCTGATGATAAATTTTCTATAAATTGCTTTTTTACCACTTCATTATACATGTTTTCACCGCTTTCTTTACACATTACTAATCATATTAAATTTTATATGTACAAAAAGCAGTTGTCAAACAATTTATGAAACGGCTATTTTTTCGTGTATATCAGTTAAGCATTCTATACTTATAAACTGAATCATCGGTGAATTAATTATAGATGCTATTGAAATCTTTTCCATATATGCATGAGGCATAATTCCAATAAATCCTAAAATATCTGATTTAGATACTGGTCTAGCGCCTTCGCATTGAGCGATACTATCTTTTGATAAACCCGCTACGTTTGCAGGAATTTCTACATGTGTAGGTAATTTAGCCTTTTTCTTTCTACTAGTTAATGGAACCACCTGAATTGTAGGGCTAAATCTATTCCCTTTATTATTTTGAATAATAACAGCCGGTCTTACACCATTTTGAATATGATCGCCATCACTGTACAAACGAACCCATATTACATCTCCAATCTTCAAATAATCTTTTTTCATCTTACAATCCCCTTTAATTATTAATTTAAAATTGATAATATCTTCCCTTTATTGATACTATTATAACATACAAAAGCTTAAAAAAAGAGGAAAAGTCTAAATTTTTTTATTTTTTTTTACAAACAAATATCTTATTTTTTGTGCCAGTAAACAAAGTTAGCTTATCTCTAGAATATTTTAATGGAGTTATATTATAATCTAAAGATGGATTTATCATACAAACTGCACTTCCAGGATCATCTTTATTGCTTAATATAATAAAATTCGTAATTGGATCAATTTCAATCTTATCATAATTATAATTAACAAAAAACAGTAATTCCCCTTTTTCATTACGTTTTTCTTCGCAATATGTTAGCATACTATATTTACTCAAATCATTAAGCAATTTACTTTTCATAACATCCTCCAAAGTATGCATTGTTTTAACATATCCTTAATACGCTTGAACATAAGGGGTCTTGATAAAATTATAGTACGAACATTTGTTCTTGTCAATTGGTAATATATTCCTCTTATGATAACGCTTTTGCTATGTACTCTTTTTGCCACATTTCTAATTCACTATAAGATTTAAAATCGGGAATAGATGGATTGCTTATTCCAAAATCTTTTAATATTAATAATGCAACTTCTATATCTTCTTCTGTTGGTAAAGAAGACCTTGTTGCTTCTTTGATAAAGAAGTCTGATTCTTTATCAAACTTATTTAATCTTCTATAAGCTGTATTCTTATTTGCTTTATTTATTTTTTTACAAGTATCACTACAATAAAACTCATTGCCATATTTTAATATATAGTTTCTACCACATATGGAACATTGTCTTACACACTCCCTCATAATCTAATCCCCCTTATCATACTTCTTTAACATTTCATTTGTTAAATTCACATGATGATTTCCATTATTTAAATATGAAAGCTTAATATACTCTGTAGTAATTTCATATATTTGTTTTTTAGTTAATTCTTCATAATGATTTTTTAAGTAAGGCAGAAGCGACTCCCGCCTTACTTGTTTAGGATCTACTTTGAACATTGTACTATTTTAACTTTGCCGCAGCCTCATAATACTTATCGGCAACTTCTCGTTCTCCTCTCATTGCCCAATATTCTGCATTATCAAGATACTCCTGTTTTTGCCTCTTCTTTTCTGGTATTTGTATCACCGCACAATATATTGCTATTCCTATAAGTACTATCCCGGTAATCAAATCTGTCATACTATCCACCAATTCCTTTCTGTTGTTTTGTATTCATCTTTTATATACTTTCCCAAATCAAAGCCTCTACAATTACTTGGAACCTCATATTTATATTTAGTTTCAGATTCCATTAGATATTTTGCAATAGCGGCTTCAGCCACTTGTCTAGCACAGAAATCATTCATTTTAGGATAATCAGCTTTTATAGCATCCATTACTAACCTTGGATTATATGCTGCATAAAGTTTTCCTCTGTTGTAGTCATATCGACTTTGAACCGTATATGAATACCCATTCTCCTGACTCTCTCTCGCCTGCTTATCCCAATCACTTTGCTGCTTGAATGCCATGCCAGTGCTTGTCCCAATTGCAGCAAGCCCTGTTAAAAATAAGATTGGTGCTAACAAATTAATCCTCTCCTTTCGCAGCCTCCAAATAATCTACTGCTTCTTCAATTGCCACTTTACTACTTTCCAAATCGTCAATAGCTTCTTCGGCAGCATCATATTTTTCAGAGCTCTGAAGATTTTCTGGCATATTATCCAGATATTCTTGTTCATCATCTTGAATTGTTCCAATTCGAGATACTAAATCATTTAAAACATTAATAACTTCATGAATCTCTAATCTTCTTTTTTTGTTCAATAAACATCACGCTCCTTTATTTTATATGTTTACTATAACCTTAAGATAGTAGCACCCAGATACTAATCGAAGGAGGTAATAAAAAATCAGCATCTAAATGCTACTTTCTTAATCTTACAGTTGTGTATATTTTATTTTAACTTTTACTTGGTTCCGGCAATGGTTGCCAAGCAACCACCTTATTTTCTCTAGTGCAATTTCTATCTAATGTATTTGTTACAAATCTTCCACCATTACAATCTAACATTGTAGCAAGTACATTTGACATCGGTTTCCCATCTATATACGGTTCCTGCTGACTTACTGGAATCCAACCATCAGCATTTTCAAACGCTTCATTCCAACATTTAATACATAAATAATTACATCGATTTTCATTTAACCCTAAATGATGTGGACACATTTTATTCGCCACTAATGTGGCACTGAGTAAATGCACCATATCTTTTGTGGGAGGATTTAAAACTATTCTCATAATGTATTCCCCTCCTTATATAACTCAGGAAATTTCGGTATTTCTATCCAAGTTATAACTTCGCCGTCTTCCGTATAAGTTAATATACTTCTAGTATTGTTGGGTAATTCATTGCCACATAATTTCCACTTCGGTTTCATATTATCTCCAACCTTTCTGTTTCATCTTCTTAATACACAGTTTTGCTTCATATGGTGTTATCCCTACCATGTAGCTAAAACCATCCTTTGTACATCCTTGCTGATATGATTGAATAATATGATTTCCATTTGCCTTATGACATAATGAAATTACATGAATATATCCATGTTTATTTATTTCTTTTTCATATTCAACTATGTATTTGTTATCTTCGGTTTTTATAAAACCTAAGTCTTTAAATTTTTCATCTATCGTTTTAAACAATTTCATTGTTATGCTCCTTTTAACTCCTCTAACCTTGCCTCTGCTTCTTCTTTGGTTAGGAACCAAACATAACTACCAAAAGCATGTAAATGTTGTAAAATCCAATCTATAGAAGGTATAGTAAATTCAAATATTGTTCTTTCGAGATCACATTCATCTTCACAACCACAACAACTGTATGAATCAGGATGATCTTCTCCATTGTGGCATGGTTTATACCACAGTTTATACACCGTATCTCCCACCTTGCACGGCAGTTCTATCAACCTGCCTTGTTCTTCAAGGTCTTCGTAGTGGGCGAGTTTATCAGCAATATTAAACCATAAAGTATGTGGATGAAATATATATTCTCCATCAACTACAATATCTCCATTTGACTTTCTTTCTGTTAATCTACTCATTCCGCCACCTCACTAATACCAGTCATCTCGACTTATGCTGTTCTGTGAAATCAAAGTTCTTCTGATTGCCTTTTGCTGTTTCTCACTTAATGTTTCAAAGTCAAGGTAAAAATCATCACACCCATTTTTCGGATGACAACTTTCACAATCCCAACTGTTTCTATATTTGCAATATTTGCATATACTCATTCCGCACCGCCTTTCAAAGCATCAGCTATCGTAAACAATATGCATTGTTCTTTTTCTCTGTCCCACCATGCACACGAAACGGATTTACATATTGGAATAGGTCGACCATATTGAAAAGGGCAAAGATTAGTTTTATCAAATTTCATGCTTCACCGCCTTTCACGATCTCGATAGCATCATTTATCTGAACAAAGCTACTTACTCTTTTTACACCAGAGTTCATCATGACCTCTCCTGATTTTGCCGCATCCACCAACCGCTTCTCGATCTCGTTCATCGGCTTTCGTGTGTTCCATGCTTCGATGGCTTTTAATTTTGCATCTTCCATAGTTGCTGAACTAAATTCAAGCGTTCTTACACCGCACGTTTTACATCTTACATAGGCTTCGTGTTTAAAGAATGCAATTTTATGTAGTGCCGCTTCCCCACCGCAGAACGGACACGGCTTTAACCTATTACTCATGCTACGCGCCTCCTTTTACAATCCTGATGGCATCATACAAAGACAAACTACAGTATGATGAATATTCGCCCTTGTCCATAGCAAACTGTGTTTCCGTTATACCTAATGTTTTTATTGACTCTTGTGTTAACCGCTCCACAACACCGTCCACATCATAGCTTGTTGGCTCATCTTTTATGTTTTGAATAAGCACATCTATAGGTATTACTAAACCCTTTTCTTCTAAGCCATCATATAATGACAACAAAGATTTTCTGCTAATTAAATCGTTATTCATTTTGTACCTTTTAACCTTTTTAAAACATCATTAAAAATATTAATATAACCCTCAATGCACCCATCTTGATATTCAAATTCAATATCATTTTCCTCAAGCATTGATACAATTTGTTCTGTAATTATTGCACTTTCTTCTTCAGTTTGATTACGACCAATTGGGTTATATGGTTTAACACGATTTAAAACATAATTAAAATTTTCATATGAATTGAAAACATTTAATATCGTTTGATTAAAAATATCTCCAAGAATTGGACTACTATTATAAATAGAACTTAATAAAAGTGGTGAATCAGTGATAATTACATCTACTTGATCTGCACAGCGACTCATTTTATAATATTGCTTGCCAAATATATAAGCTTGATTGTTTAAGGCAGTGAAATTAGATTCCCATGTTTTATCTTTAGCAAATTCTGTAACAAGCTCAGCATTTATCCCATGCATTTTAAGCATTGAAAATATGTAAGCTGCACCGGTAGATTTGCCAGTTCCTGGACCACCAAAAAGATTTACTACTATCACTTTGTTCATTAATAATCACCTCTCACAATATCGATAGCTAGCTTTAATGCATTATTCCATACAACATCTGCAGGAAGACCATCATTACTTTTGCATTTTTCTAACCGTTCTGTAACTTTGTCTATGTATTCATTTATTTCATCGGCACAAGCATTCCAGCCTTTTGCATATAATTCTTTATCAATAGATTGACGACTTTTATATTCGATTTTTTTAATTAATGACATAAATTGCCTCCAATATTTCATACTTTAAAAGTGCAATTGCCATTGTTATGATAACATCACACACTTTGTCAATTATTATTGTTATTAACGTCATAAATTTCTCCAATAAAAAAAGCCTATCGGCTCCATCAAAGTATTATTTTATTTAATCCCAAAGGTCAAAAAACCTTTCATTTAACATGACGAATGCCGCATCTTTGGCTTTTTCTTGATATACATTAAACATTTTTGAATGTTCTATATAACTATCCCAAGCTGCTACAGTTCTTTCATCGTCTATGCCATATTCTTCTCTTAAATTTATCCAATTCTCACGAAGTTTATCATTTTCTTCATCAGAATCTAATGTAATATATCCAAATAATTTAGCTGTACTTTCAAGATAATCATGCCATTCTTTTACTGCAGCTTCTTCATCATCAGGATGTTGTTGTTGAAAATATATAGGATAACCTTGACCATTATTTTTTAAGAAAATTAATAAATTAGATATATGTTCAGATAGATAATAATGTAGATTCCATACATCAAGTGGTGTAAAACCATATTTGCCACGTCGGTACAAAGCTTTACCCATATGAACAAATCGCTTTATATGACCTGGAATGTTCCACCATTTAACTCGTTTATATCTGCTTAAATCAAAAACAGAATTATTTAATTTTATATCCTTATACACATCTACCCCTCCAAGAAATCTAAAAGAACACTTTCATCAATTTGTACATCGTCAATCAAGGCATATGTAATTATTCGATAGCTGTTAGTCGGATGGCTATTTTTAAGGATCACCATCCTTTCTCTTGCCTTGTCAATGCTTTTATAAGCACCATTCTTTGCAGAGAAAATTATATTTCCAGTATCTTCATTTAATATTGCATATAACTCTTTACAATTATTTATATTTCGCAATACATGTCCCATAATTAAACCTCCATTTGCAGAATACGTTTAGCGGTTTTAATGTGCTTTTCCTCCAAACCTTTTCTTTCAGATGTTTGAAGTAAATGTGATGAACATGGGCGAATCCATTTTCCATCTATATCATCTATAACTACATATCCATCAACTTCCTCATGATCATCAAGATACGCTTTAATTTCATCTCCTCGACGCCTCATAAATCTATCAAATATTGGAGTCTTTCCATATAACTCAATACCGAATTCTCCTAATTTATTACGAAGCTCAATAAAATCTTTAGCAAATTCAGTTTTCTTCATACCAACATCAAGATGTTTCCAACCCATTCGCCAAGTTGAAGAAAGAACCACTTTTGCATCGGTTTGGTCAATAAGTTGTTTGAGAATTTTTATATTTTTTTCTTCAACAAATATTGATCCAGTAGATGTCAATTCTTTTGTATAATAAGTATTAAGAACGCCATCGATATCAAGAAAAATTATCTTCATAATTTAATCCTTTAATAAACTCTACTAATTTTTTATCAAAATTATCCTTATCAATAGTTGCAAGATTATCATTGTCAATATCTGATTCAGGTAATCCCCATGCCATGTCTGTAAAAAATATATTCCAATCATCACTATTTACAGACGTTAACATATACCATAAATGAACTCCTGGGCGTAACGTATAAGTTTCTGCCGTTTCACTAGGCTTATACATATCATCCATTAAACAACGATAAAAAGTTAATTCAAATTCCGAAAGAGTCAAAGCATATCGTTTGTAGTAACCTTTATAATTTTCTTCAACTAATACTGCTTTCATATAACCACCTTTTTACCGCACGAATCTATATCAAACCAACAAGCATCACAATTATAATTACATTCAAAATCAACACATTCATCTTCAATAAATATCATTTCCTGTTCAGCTCGTTTGCCAAGCCAATTATCCATGGCATCGCCTAACTCATTTGTAATATCAATATAATCAAAATCTATATTATCCATATCACACCTTTTTATCTAGGTATTGATTCACACACAATAGGTTCACATACCATTGCGCATAATTCACAGGCAGCTTTTACCGCCTCTCTTGCTGATGCTCCCATATGTAATGCTCCACTTGCATAATCTTCTCCTGCACCAATTGCATAATAATCTTCAATTGGGAAAACTAACATACCCTCTATTGCAAAAGCTTTACCTTTATATGCGATTATATATGGATTCTTAAAACTGTTGTCACCGGTTAAATCATTCTTCCATCTTCTAAATTCAAGAATATAATCTAACACGTTTTTTTCATCCATTTCTTCTATTGTATGTGTCTTCATATAATGAAAGAGTAAACTACTTTCTTCTGCGACTCCGCAACCTCCGATAATCATATCGTTGTGTTTCATCATTTTAACAACTTTATTTTGTGCGTTATTAAGTTTAGTCCAACCCTGAACAACAATAGAATCAGAAGCCATTTCAATTGTATTTTTATTTATTTTACAAACTACTACACTCATATTTTTACCCCTTTTATTTATTATTTAGATATCCTAATAAATCAGGAAACATATTAGCTAATTCTTCTTTTGTAAATAACTTATCCTTTTCAATTCCATTATAAAGCCACCAACTAATATCGCTCCAAGCCATTTCACCAAGAGGAACTTTCTTATCTTCTTCCTGCATTCTAGTGAAAAAGTCAATATATTCTTGTCTTTCATCTTTCATATAATAGACCTCTATTCTATAAGATTCTTATTAATGCAACTTATATCCATAACTTTCTTCCATTTCTGCTTCTTTGATAGATAACCAATTAGGCTTAAGTGTCCAAACGATATACTGACTCATTTCCCATATAATATTTAAATTAATACCAAGTATTTCTGACATATACTTATTGTATTCTTGACTTGAAAAATGATCAAAATCTTTTTCCTCTTCGATATAAATAATGGCATTTTCGATCAAATGTTCTGCATTTGTCATATTACGCCTCCTATTTCGTATAATTTACTTTCTATACCTAAATTTTGGCATTGGCAATAATTTAAATAGATTCTTCTTATGTAATTCATCTATTCTTTCTTTTACTTCAGGATCATCACAAATACCTTCCCTAATGTATTTATCTAATACTTTATATGTAAAACCTAAATTGTCTTCATCAGTTTTCCCACTAAGACCATCTGCAGGTGTCTTTTCAATAAATTCTTTAGGAAGTCCAAGAGAATATCCTAATGTCTTAACCTCTTGTACGGTCAAATTTGATAATGGGCTAAAGTCGCCGGCCATATCGCCGTATCTTGTGGAATATCCAACCCAGTCTTCAGACAGGTTGCATGTATTGGCAACTCTGCCATTCATACTTTGAGAAACTCCATAAAGAACAGCCATCCTAAGTCTTGGCGGCAAATTAATAATCGTTTGTTCGCTAAGACGATCACAACAATCATCAATTTGAGTAATAGCATTATCAAACATTCGACTAATATCTATCGTACAATAATTAATTCCTAAGTGATTACATAAATTGTAGGAAACATCGATGTCGCTTTGTTTACCGTTAGGCATCAGTACGCCAAAAACTCTTTCCTTGCCAAGAGCTTCAACACAGAGAGCCGCAACTACCGAACTGTCTTTGCCTCCAGAAATACCTACTATTGCATTGCATCCTTTACCGTTTTCTTCAAACCAGTCTCTGATCCACTGAACACAATCGTTTTTAATTGGTTCAATTTCTTTAATATGTTCTTCGGCTTCAATCTCATCAATTAATTCGCATAGCATATCATATACAAGTGGTAAACCACCTCTATCATCAATATAGACATTAGCATAAGTCTTTCTACCTTTAACAGGTACTGAACTATCGCAATTAATTCCTTCATATTTAATGTTATGTTCATTAAGATAAGCCTGAATTTTAGGATATTCGCTTTCTCCATTACCTGTTAATATAATTACTTCAGATCTACTTTCCCATCTATGAAGAAGTTCAATGATATTATTAAATGTCTTTCCTGTGCCATGGAAATCATATAACGTATCATCAAAATCCACACAAAATATTAATTTACCATGCTGAAGATATTCATCTTTTAATCTTTTATAGCAATTTTTTACTTCTAAATACCAATCCATTAGAATTCTCCTCTGTGTAAAATATCTCTAATTTCAGCTAATGTATAATTTTTTAATAATACTCCATCTTTAAATACTGGTTGCAGTAAATTTCCTTCTGGAATAGTAGAGCTAGTATATTCGTCTTTATACTTTAACCCTCCGCTTTCTTTATACACATAGCATAATCCCTTCTGAGACTTCTTAAATCCGCCTTCTTTTGGATTTTTGAAAATAGGATATTCTTTACCATCTACTTCTGCATAACATGCTTTAATACAAGAACTAAATGTATCTCTAGTAAACGGCTTTAATTCCCCATCTTCTTCAATACAATGCATTGAGAAAGAACCTACTCCAAGTGCCACATTACTTGCAGCAAATCCATTTTGCATCAGAATTTCATATATTCGCTCTGCTCTTTGAACTGTAATTGAATCACCGTAAATAGCTTTTACATGTGGATCCAGTACTTTATAGCCTTTGCTATTTAAAGTGCCACCAAACTGTTCCCACAGCTTAAATACTGTCTGAGTTACTACTTCTACACAGTCACCAGAATCACCTCTCATAAGCATACATCCATTATGAGCCATGATTTCATCATGAATCTTAGGCAAAATATTATCAATTACGTTCCAGTAATCATAGCTATCAAGTACACATGAGAAACTTGTGTTAGGATATAATTCAGTCAATAACTTTCTCAGGAAAGTTTCTTCATCTCCATCTATTGCATAATTGCTACACATTACAAAATGCTCACTACTTACAGCTCCAAATGCAACCTCTTCTTTTTCACAATCACAATTATACATTTTTTCAAGATACGGAATTACTGGCACTGTTGCAGTGTTTACAAATGATAGACACCATCCGGATCCTGCTTTGAGTGCAGCATCAAGACCCATATCACCTCTAAAGTCGAAGCTACCCAAAGCTTTTCTTCTTGGAGTATCTTCATCGCACGTCATATCATAATATTTATTTACAACATCACGATACGTCTTACCTACTGTTGCAGTGATCATTGGATACCAAAGCTCTGCACTAATTAAAGATTCAAGTGCTTGCGGCAACCAAGCAAAATCATCATGAGTATTTGTAATACCAAACATAGGTACCTTCATTGGAACCATTGTTCCTTCTGGAAGCGCTGTAATTTCAATTGGCAAATACCCAAGATGATGCAGTTTTATAATTTTTTCGATATCATATACACCTTCACCAAGCGTATTATCAAGAACTCTTTTATATTCAGCGATTACTTCATCTTCTGGCCTTTCAAAAAAATTATCTCTAAAGTGATCAATAAGATAAGTTTTGCAAAATGCTTGTAATCCAAACATTACAACTTTATCCCATCTATTCACTCTACTCATTCGCGGCGTAAAGTAGGATACAGATTTTGTCATACCCGGATTAAGCATTTCTGCATGAACTGCTTTGTAAAAATCACATAATAATAATGAATTCATTTCGTGCATTACAATACCTCCTCTATACGCATTGTATTAATCTTTTCATGTGATGAATGAAAAAGACTATCTGTGGTCCAAACACTTTTTATAAGATCTCCTTTTAATAGCTCACCTTGATGAATTGTATCTTCGCAATGAGTTACATATAGATGAACATCTTTTGCCCCAAGCTCTTTAAGCTTTTTTGCTGCAAAATAAAAAGTTCCTCCACGGGAACAAATATCATCTATTATAAGAATGTTTTTATTTTTTATTAACTCAGCATCTCCGGCAATATTCAGCCCAAGAATTTTTCCTGTATCCCATTGCCTTTCCTTTACCCCAAAAGCATATGGTAATTTTGCCATACCACTATAACGTTTCATTGCACCTTCATCTGGAAAAAATAATGAATCTACATAAACTTGATCTAATACTTTGTTTATAAATAGCTCTGGAGTTTTCACACATATATTATCAATTAACGCCTCGCTTACAGAAGAATGTGGATCTAATACTGATACATAATCAAAATTGAGGCTATTAATAATATTTGCAAAAAATTTTAAAGTGAAAACTTCATCATCATGTTTTACTCTATCCATGCGAGCGTTTGGAATGTACGGCATTTTCAATTGGATATTTGAACAACGAAGTTTATCTAAATGTTTCTTTACGTAGATAAGCGTTATTAATTCTTCTTCACGTTCATATAACCATGTTATAGTAGCATCAGTTCTGAAAATCGTTGTTGGCATTTTTATATTTTGTGTACCATCGGGAAAACGATCTACGATTACTTGTGCTCCATCTACTTTTATCATATTTTTACCTCTTAATTTCTATCTGACACATTTCCATAGCCTTAAGTGCATTTTCATGACTATCCGGAGTAACGCCAGCGCAACATGTCGCATCAACGCTAATTTTTGCTTCCGGCATAAATGCTTTTAATAACATTGCATTAGATATAACGCAAATATCGGTACAAAGGCCAACAAGTTCAATCTCTACTCCACTACCATCTTTATTATCAATTACTGCCTGTATCACCTTTGCAAGATCTACTGAGCCAAATGTAGGCTTATTAATTGTATTGTTTTCGCCAATATAAGGTACAATTTCTGGATCAATAATTATAGTTTTTTTATACATCCAAGTACTTCTAATTGCTTTCTGTATATACCATCCTTCATTTACTTTTCCTGGCTCATAGATACAATGTGGCACCGGAAGATTTTTACCTTCCTGAATTTCCATATAATTAGGCCCATGTGTATCTTTTGTAAAAAGAATTAATGTTTCTTCGTTTGCTGCTTCAATTTTCTTGATTACATTAGGCACAATTGCTTTAGCCTCTTCTGTTCCGAGAGCGCCGTCGATAAAATCATTCTGCATATCTACTACGATTAAAAATTTATTTAAATTATCCATTTTACATTCTCCTACAATTCCTTAAATTGTTTTAATAAATCAGCAAGGACAGGATCTTGCTTAGCATACATTTCATATATCTGTTCCTTTTGTAATTTAGCTACGCATTGATCCATTTCATCTTGAATCTTTTTTCTTTTTTCAGCTTTATTAATACGCTCATAATACTCAGCTGTATCAATAACACCTTTGAGTTGTTTATGTGGCATAATAGTATTGCCGTCGGCATTTTCTATAGATATAATTCTTATAATATTTACAATTTTATTTGAATCAGTAATACCTAATAATCTGTCTTCATCGAATTCACCATCCAAATCATCATATAATGCAAAATTATATTCTTTGTCATAGTCTAAATATTTTACTGTTGCAATTTTATATCCAGGCTCTAGCATCATCTCTTCTTCCTCCTCATCTCTTATAGGTTCTAAATGTTCTTTATTGTAATAAAACCAGCCAAATTGACTGGAGTTATTACGTATTCCATCAACTTCAACTGCCAATCTTTTATTTCCCATTACCTTTTTAATAACACCTGTTTTGCCCAATGTTTTTAAATATGTATTACTATTAGTATAAGGAATAGATTTTATTCTTACTTTTACATTCATTTTATTTCTCCTACTTTGTATGCTTTTAATCACAACCCCGTATTCGAGGCCATAATATTACCTCTTTAAAACGCCCTCCAATCTGACGGAGAATGTATTTCCCAATCTGCAGGCATTTCACATAAACCACATTCATCATATTTATCTCTTAATGGGCAACTATTACAAGAATCTCTAAAACGATCACAAACATCTTTTATTACTTTTAATGCTTCAATAATTTCTTCAGTACTTCTAATATTGTTGTTATTTGCTCTCATAATCTTTACCATCCTTTACAAATGCTCAATCTTTATTCTTTTTCTAATAAGCTTTTCTTCTTCAATTTCAAGTTGTTCGCGTTTGAATTTTTCAACTTTTTTCCAACGTTCATCTGAAATTTTATCAAGCCCCTGCTTCATTTCTTTTTCATTTTTAGCTTTAAACTCTTCTATATCCTTTTTAATATCATTAATTACTTCTTGCTGCGCTTTATATGCACGCATTTTTTCTTCACATTTATCGAGTTTATATTTCCATATTTTATATTTAAAATAACTAATTAAACCAAAAGAAAAATTTGTTGTTTTATATATTACAATATGATTTCCTAAATACCATTTGTCCGGATTTATTTTTCTTAAGTTCAAAAATCTATTAAATGAAATATGATTAGGATAATTATCATATTTTTGAAACCATTCCATAAAATATACAAAACTAAGAGCGATTATGGCAATAACGGTAACACCAGCTATAACCGATAGCCCAAACATAATGTCTTTCATAACAACCTCCTATATTAAGTAAGAAAATTCATTAAATCGTCTTGACTAATTTTAATTTCAAATTCATCAGCCAATCCATCGATCATATGTTCATACCAATGCCAGTCTCTATTATCTTCTTTCATCCTATAAACTCCACCATAACAATTATCACTACTAGCATTTATAATAGTCATCACTTGATCGCCATACTTATCCATAAGTCCAGAAGAATTTCTACCAGCTGCATATCGCATACGTTCACGAGAAATTATTTTGACACGATCACCTACGTTAAATTTCATTTTTACACCTTTTCCTTTTATAGCCAAATTAAAAATCTTAATGAAATAAATAATGTTAACACAACATATGTTAATAAAAAAAATGGCTAAAACAGTTGAATTAATGTTCGCCATTTTACGCCTCTATTAAAGCTAGCAATTCATTACCATAATTTGATCGGTATGAGCTAAATAATCTCTCAATTATTTCTCTTTTTACATCTTCTTTTGTTGTACAGCTCATAAATTTCATATCAGCTAAACACTCTTTTAAGGTTGAATATTTTTCAATAGCTTTAACTTTTCCACTATATTGACCTCTTAAATAATCAAGTGCCTGATCATAATCAGTATCTTTGCTAACAATATAAATAAATTCAGTATTTTTATCAGTTAAAGCCGTTGCTACATCACATATAATTTTAAAATCTGTCGCATTAGATCCTACGTTTGAAACTATTTCACGTATAACAGCTTTATTATTCTTTAATTTATTATTCATTTTATTACTATTTAGCATAGTTGCATGAGTAGAATCGGCATAAAAATTCACCTGAGTTGAATTATCTAAAATAATCTCATTACCGAGATCATCATAGCTTGTATTATCAAGATCTATAAATATGTATTTAGTTATTGCAGGCAGATCTGCAATAAATTCATCCTTTTTAATTTTTTCAAATACATTATAAATCTCTTCTCGAACATTCATTTATTTTAGCTCCTCTATATTTTTATACATGAATTTAATTTTATCTATATTTTTATCCGTATGATAATGTCCACAATACCATTTTTCATAATCCAGCTTTTCTTCCAAAGTTCCAAGCCATTCTTCAGTAGATTTATCTACTTTGGTTTGATCAATACCAGGTAAAAATACTTCTACAGGTTCATATTTTAATGGACAGGTATGAGTCAAGATGCCGTCGAATTTCCAATTGGCAAAATTACATGTCTGTTCCACATATGATTTAATTTCATCTGACGGCTGTTCATTATCCCACCAATTACCTCTACCCATTAATCTATATTGTTTATCAACGCTATATGCTCCGCCAATGACAAGATATGCTTTACCATTTAATTTAAACACTTCTCCATCATCTGCAAAGAGTATATTAGGATAATCTTCTTCATACCATACTATTCCGCCATTAAAAACTTTTGTCTGATATGATGCAATTTCATAAGGTCTTTGTTCGTGATTTCCATGAATACATAATAATGTAATTGGAATATCATCTTGAATCATACTTTTAATTTGTTTATCTTTATAATCCATAAAATAATTGATACCTGCATCTCCCAAGATAATCATCACATCATCTTTTGTCGTTCCATTTTCATAACAAAATGTTTCGATCTCATGAAAATATCCATGCGTATCACCAGTTATATAAACCATTTTTTTTACTCCTTATACATCAAGAAATTCTAATAAATCGTCTTGACTAATATTTACCTCACCGTCCGTCCAATCAATTGTATCGTAGCCAAATATAAATCCAGGTTCTTTGCCAATATTATCAGCAGGCACTCCTACAAAACCCATACTATTAGGGCCACCTATTGCTCTAATATAGACATAAGAACCTCTGAGATTATAACATTTATCATCCACTATGTACGTCGAATACATTTCACCAAGTTGTATGTCATCTCTAATACGAATTATATTTCCTTCCTTAAAATCAGGATGTTTAAATTTCATATTATCACACTCCTAAAAAATTGAATAAATCACATATATCTATGGCAAGATCAGGGCTTAAAATGTTATATTCTGATAAATCAAACATCTCTGTGGTCCAAAACCAACCTCCTGCTTCTTTAACATAAAATTTCCCATTTAGACCTATCGCTGTTATAGTTACACGTTTTCCAGCAAACTTTACCATTTGAGGAGTCGCAAAATCAGCGGCAGTGTTATAATTTTCATATGTTTTTCCTTGCAAATCTGATCTTACTAACACTTTATCGCCCACTTCAGGCACAAGTAGACCTTTAATATATTTCATTTTTTAATTACCTCTTTTTTTTATATTCTCTAATCTAAATATTATTTGGATACCGAGAAGGCTGCTTAACGCGTGACGTCATCCGGAAGATTCCGGTGAGAAAGTTGTGTTATTTCGCATATGCGGATGGGCTCAGTGACCTGGAGACCTGCGTGCTCCTTCCTGGTTATTTATGAACAATTCGAAAACTCTGATTACACCAAGAGCTGTTTTTTAAAAAAACAATGCATTAGAAAATATTAATTATATATTTAAAAAATTCATTAAACTGTTTTGATATATTACCATTTTAGGCACTTTTTCAAATTCAATATCTGTAAATAGATAGTCTGTAATCTCAGTCCCATTGTCTAAACTACTACTTCCATCGCAGTGAATATGCAGTATTCCATCACAATCTTCTGCACAATAAATAGAAACCCACTCATTAAATTCAAACTCAAATACTTCTCTTTCTTTAACCCTTTTTAAATCGTCTAAGAGCGTGGAATTTGAATATACTGTTATATCTAAAAAACTTTCTAAATATAACATTGTTTGCAGAAACTCTTCTCTTGTCTCACATATTATTCCAATGGCTTCTGGGTTTGTCCAATGTAATAAAAATCTATTAATATCAAATTTAATTTTTTCTCCGACTGCCATAACTAAAATCTCCTTATTGTTTAAATTTTATTGATCTAAGAAAGAAAATAAATCTTGAGAAGAGATATTTATTTCCATTACAGGTTCTAACATTTGATCATTAAACACCCACGTTTTTATACCTTTTAATCTATAAAATTTCTCATGGCCTTCTAATTGCATTACTTCAGTTTCCATGCCACGGAAACATTCCATTTCTTCGGCAAAATGAAGAGGTGAATCACCTTGGTATAAATAAAGATGATCATCAAAATCGTAATCATCTTTTCCATTTGGAAATTTTGAATTATAATATAATCCACCTATCAAATCTTGTCTTATTCTAACTGTGTCACACACTTTAAAATTCTTACAACTCATAATTACCCCTTTAAAAAATTTTGCAAATCTTCAAGTTTTATTTCTTGAGGCCAATAAATTTGTTCACCAAATGCTATTTCATAAGCTTTTAAAATTTCTTCTTTTGTCATATCAAAAGTATCATCATCATAAGATTTTAGAGTTTCAAACGAAGTACCACGTCCGCATCTATGATCATTCCACTCTCTATCTATCGGACACTGTGAACAAAAAATTGGCGAACAAAATTCATTTAATTTTTTACGATATTTAATTAGTTCCATATTAGTTTCCTAAAAATTCATTTAAGCTTTCTAAAGATATATTATCAATAATTATTGTTATATCTTTATTAAATACAGTTTTATATATCCTGATGATTTCTTCATCTGACATATCATATTGATCATTATTTTTTTTAAAAGTAAAATGCGTACCACGCCCACATCTATATTTAGCACCTTCTAAAATACAATTATCACACGTTCTTTTACTATCGCAGAAGCGCGAGAGTTCTTTCCTATATTTTGTTAACATATCTCCCCCTACATTAAAAAATCCATCAATTTTGATTTTGATGGAAAGATAGCAGAACTACATTCTGGAGTTAAGTTTAAAATATGTTTAATTTGATAGCCTTTTTGAATACATTCGTATCTAAGTCTTGTTTTCCTTTTCAGCAAATTATTATGACAAACTGATCCTAAGTAACATATTTCAGGTTCTATAATAATTACACCACGATTTTTTTGTTGCTTACTAAATGAGATTTCAACATTGTAATTTTTTACAATCCATTCGCAGGCTATTTTAAATTGTTCATATGTATCAAATAAAATTATTAATTTATTATGCTTTTTCTTCATATTTCTAAAAAATCTTTTAAAGATATCTCAGATGGGAAAACGCCGTATACTAATTCGCTACAAGTAATCGTTTTATGAGTTATAAATTTTCGTCCTTCATTAAATAAAGGATATGTAATATAATCATCTGGTGAATAATTTTGTGTTGCTCGTACATATTCTTTACATCTAATAAACATAGAACTACCTGCCTCGAAAAATAAAGCATACTCATCGTCTTCGGTCATTGCATATTCCATATGATCAGTCCAATCTGTATAACCTGAGGTATTTTCATTACCTGTACACCATTTTACTTCCGGATGATGGATTTCTAACCATTGTAATGCATCAAAAACTTCGCTTTTATTATTACAAACAATAGCAGCATAATTAAAAGCCATAACTTTACTCCTTTAAAAAATATAGTAAATCATCTTTTGAAATTGTATTTATAGGTAAAATATCCTTAGCATTAAAAATATGAGTTTTTCTCAGATTATTTACATGACATATATCACTAAAATATGATTGGCCGTGACATTTTTTTGATCTAAAAAATACAAAAGACTTTTTTAATAAATTGCTCTGTTTTATACATAACACTATTTCATCGTCATGTGGTATTTCACAATTAAGTATGATTTCATGAAAAGTTGAAACTAATAGTTCATTTGATTTCCAACGTAACTTCGGGTAAACCCTTTCTAGATGACTAAGACATTGAAGAGCTTCATTAATTCCAAAGCATTTATATATTTCTTTTATCATAATAATGCCTTTCTATATTAAAAAATCCATCAAATCGGAATTTGACGGAAATTTCATTGTGGAGTTTATTATTTTTTGTATTGTAATTTCTGATTTAGGTGCTATTTTAGATGTTACTAAGTTAAATCGATCACACCAACACAGCTCATTATTATATACCATTAAATACATTGGAAATTTTAATACTTTTGGTCGATGTTTTGTAGGTTTTCCTAATCCTAATACCCAATGCAACTCTGGATATTTATATTCAAGATAGTTTAATGCCATATTAACTTCAGAATAACTATCACATTTTATAAAATAATTTTTCATTTAATCCTCCAAAAATTCAAGCAAATCCAACTTTGATGGATATTCTATAGGTTGATACTTATAAAATGGATAACGCGTTTCCTTATAATCAATAGAAGATTTTGTATAAAAATTTATATAATATCGCGGAAATTTATATGTGAATTTAATAAATTTTCTTATTTGAAAAACATTTCTCCTATCATTCCATTCCCAATCCTCACTGGTTAACCAATCGCTAGGTATTCCTTTACGTATTGATAATGCCTTCGCCCCTTTAATTCTCGGCATCCATTTGATTCTTGTTTGATGCTCTATATCTTTTAAAAGACTTGCAAATTCATTATAATTTTTAACCTCAATGACAAAGGGTGCTGGAAATTCCAGTTTAATTATTTTTTTAATATTCATTATATATCACCTATAAATTTCAATAATTCTTCTTGCGAAGGAAATATACAATTTTCATCTTTACATTGATAAAATACAACATCTGACCATGGAATTTCATCATAATATTTGGAACATCCCATACTACCAAAGCTAATACTAATGTATCCAGGGATAAATGCAGGAGTGTATCCAGTTGGTCTTTCTCCGGCATGCCATCTTATTTCAGTTTCTCTTTCTATAAAAGAAAGCACCTTATTTGCCTCTTGTAATGTTTGATAAAGGACTCGAATATCTTCGCGCTCATTTTTTATATATGCGACTAAATCATCAAAACTAATTGTTTCTATCATTTTATGCTCCTTAATTTTAATTTAAAATATCCATCAACATAGACTCTGATGGATATTTATATAAAAGGTCTGATGCATTAATAACTTTGAAATCCAAGTATCGTGTAGGAATATTGCCATTTATAAATAAATTATATTTTTCACTACTTTCATCTTTGGTAAGACTATTTCCTCTAAGATATAATATACCTTGTCCTTTAAATATAGCGCTAGGTTTATAATCTAATGAATCGCCAGTACACCATTTTATAAGTGGATAGTTATTAGCCAGCCACTTTAAACATGGCTCACATTCTCCATTATCACACATAATAATAGTTTTATTTTCTATCATAATTAAGCCTCCAAAAATTTTGTTAACGACGCTTCATCTGGTAGTGGTAATATAACTTCATTAAATACAGATTCAATTTCATCAAAACCTATATATACATCTATTATCATTGATAAATCACTCCTTTTTCGCACCCAACTTAATTGATTATTGTTAATGATAAATATTGCATCCCCTTGTATAACTAACGCTTCTGTTGGACGTCGTCCAGATGTCTTCCATCTAACCATTGGTAAATTAGCTTCAATAACTTCTAAACACGCTCTTGATTGATTACTATTTTTGCAGCAAATTGCAATATTTTTATTCATATTTTTTACCTATTCAAAAATTCCACCAAACTACTTTCTGATGGCAAAATATTATAAGAAATATTATATTGTCTTTCTAAATCGCCAAATTCAATAATCTTGCAATCAGAATACATATCAGCACAATAAACTTTATCATCAAATAATTTTCCATAAGTTAGGCGAAAATCTTTTATATAAAAGGCTACTCCTTTTTTAAAAATTTTAGATAAATAACTTGAAACAGGATTTATCGGACTATTCCCTGATCGCCATCTTACAGTAGTTTCATTTTCAAGAAACTGTAGAAAAACATCTGATTCTTCTTGATTTCTACATACGACTATCATATTGTTTATTATCATAAAATTTACCTATTTTACACCATATAACTATATTAACTTTCTAAAAATTCCAATAGACTATTTTGTGAAATGAATTTAAAATTCATTATTTTACAAAATTCATCGAAACTCAAATTAGTTTCAGGGTTAAGAAATTTTGCTACTTCATCTAAATAATCCCATGATAATCTATCATCTTCTATAAAAAAGACAACCTGATGTGTTATGGGAAATGCTATTTTAAGAGTTGGTATCTTATGCCCTGTTTGCCATTTTACATCTGTAAATTCGTAAAGCAATTGTAAAAAAGTTTCAACTTCCACCTTTTCCATACATGTTACTGTTATATTATTTAATTTCATAACTTTCACCTATTTTAAGAAGTCCATCAAATTTTCCTTTGATGGAAAAGTAGTATTTCCGAGGTCTAACATCTCAAAAGTATAATACCATGAATAAGTGTTTGTCTTTAGATATACCGACCTCTTTAAAATTTCAAGCACTTCAAAACCTTGAAATTTCAACGGTTTCATTCCTTCCCAATAAGGCAAACCGTTATATTCTTGACCAATTACCAAATCTTGTCTCAAATAGACGATATCTCCCACTTTTATGCCTGGATTTACCATTTTAGTCCTCCAAGAATTCCATCAAAGACGCATTTGATGGAAAAGTATAATTATATGCAAATACATCTTGATATTCAAAAGCTATTCTACGTTCGCTTATAGCTGTTACATACACACCATCATCATATACATAGTATGTATTTACATACTCCTCATATAATTCTGTTGGAGCTTGTATAAATAATCCTTGTTCTTTTACTAGACGTAAAAATGTTCTAACATCTTCAACTGTTCTAATATACACAGAAGATTTTCCGTCTACCCAAGATTCCCAATCAAACATAATTATTCTCCTAAAAATTGCTTCAAGCTGGACTCAGAAATTTTTGTAATAATAAGCAGATCTGCTGCTTTAATAGACTCCCAACCATACTGTACATGGAAGTCATCGGGGCCCATTAGTATACGTTTTCTATCCTCCCAGTTATATACAACAGCATATGGCTGTTTATTTATAACATCTTCCCAAAAGCTTGATTTTTGACCTATTCCTCTTTTTGCGCAACAATCTGCAAAATCTAATATTTCTTGTTCATTATCAAAATTTACACTTAATTTTTCATTTATAAATCTGTCAATATCGTACATGATTTTTGAACTCCTATTTTTTCTAATCTAAATTATCATGAAGGCGACGTATCCGGATGGCATATATTACATTTTTGCAAGCGAAGTATTGATTACGTCTTGCGAGTTTAGCTATTTGTGGTTGTATAAGGTGTTGGAATTCCAACCTGATACTCATTTGCCCGAAAGTATCATCACGAGCTGCGAGACCAGATCTTGATGATCCTCCATGTCACTCCTTGACAATATGAAAATTTTATTCTTTTAAAAAATCCATCAGATTTTGCTCTGACGGATATTTCTCTTATATTATTAAATTAGAAAATGGAATTAT